TTATTTATTTAACTTAACTTCTCTAATTCCGAAATGCAAATACTCCTTATGATTCTCATCGTTTTTCCATTCTTTCATATCGTTGAAATAAGAAATTCTTGCGGTGTCTAAATCATCATATTCTTTCATAACTTCGAATGTGGAATAATTTGTATCGGTTGAAGTTATGGTTTGATATTTGTAATCATTTTTCTTTGGTTGTTCTTTCTTTTTTCTTGGTGGCATTGTATATCACCTACTTTCCTGTGCTTCCAAATCCACCAAAACCTCTATCTGTATCAGATAATTTATCTACTTCCTTAAATTCGATTGAAACATAAGGTAATACAACTAACTGTGCAATACGCTCTCCTGGATTAATAAGTCGAGACATATTAGAGTCGTTATGTAATGCAACAATATACTCTCCACGGTAGTCGGAATCACATACGCCAGTGCAGTTACTAGGTCTAAGTCCTTCTTTCGTAGCCAAGCCTGATCTTGCAAAGATTGCACCAAATGTTCCTTCTGGTAACTCCATTGCAAGTCCAGTTGGGATCTTAATCGTTTCGTGCGGTGAAATATAAATTGACTCTGAAATCGCAGCATGTAAATCTACGCCTGCTGAATATTCACTACCTCGCTCTGGAATAATTGCCAAGTCACTTAGTTTTTTAATCTTAATTTTTGTCGTCTTCATTTTTTTATTCTCCTTCTTTTTGTTTAATCACAACTACTACCGATAGAATATCTCATATAATATTTGCCATTTGATTCATATATAGAGCCACCATAATAGCCATATCCATAGATGATGTCATCTGACATATCTGATTCAATTGCTGCACTCACACTTGGCTGCGACTCATAATAGTCATACTTTTCCTTTGTAATTTCTCTAGTAATTTCTCTCATTTTGATAATTCCTTTCTTAAATAATTAATGTAGTTGCCCCATTGCCCAATCGAGTGAACATATTCTTTCCCCTTTAATCCTTTGAGTTTCATATCTGCTTTTATATTCTCCATTGGATTTTGTTTTGTTACTAAAGTTTTGATAAAATTATTTGACGTGTGACAAATAGATAGAAGTTTGTCTTTCGGAACATCTGAGATAACTGATTTATATTGTGCGAGGTCTGATTCTGGGATTGTATAATTAGATTTGGGAAGATTCTTGGAGCTGAATGGTGAGATACCTGCTCCTGATGTTCGTGGTTTCAATAATGGGATTACCTGATCTGAATCTGAATATTTGAATCGAAAGATTACTTCTGAATCACCTTGTTGAGTATATAAGATGATGTTGGGATTAATTTGTTTGATTGCTTTGAGAATATTGTTTCCACGCTGCAACGATGGTATGTATGCCTCCAAAATACTGTTACCATAGTAGAAAACTTTATTGCCATGTTGGCATGATATATAAATATCACAATCTTCGTAAGTGTCATTTAGCTTACGATTAAAATCATTTGTGCCTCGGTTGTATTCAACGAGAAGTCGATACTTACCTTTGAATTTATCAATAAGATATGACGTATTTATCGCCTCCTTTCTTCTTTGTCTTCTAATATCCATATTTTTCCACGTTGTTCAATTACTTCATATTTATCATTTAGTTCTGTAAATGAAACTGTATCATCTATTGTTGCTTCGTATTGACATCTTCCTGTTGGAACACGTTTTTGTAATGATGTAATACTTGTTATAATTACTACTAATAATCCTACAATTATTGTTAAAAAACTTACTACAGCCATTGTTACTGTTGTTTTATAAGTAAATTTATACGCACCATCCATAATCATAGTTATAATCATAAAAATTGCTCCTATGGTTGCTATGAACAAGCCTATAGATATCAAGTTTATAGCCCAAGATGGGTTTCCTAATATTTCAGTTGTATTCAGAATGTTGACACCTTGCATCTATTATTTCCTCTCCTTCAATATTAAACGTAATCACTTAAATTGCAGTAGCCTTTTACTAAAAGTTTATCAAATATTTCATTTACTTTAGAAGTATCTGTAATATAAATAGACGTGTACAAGTCATTAGTGTCGTTTCTCATATATATGAGATTATTGTTGAAGGATACTTCTGATACTTCCCAAATTTTATTATCTAATAATTTAATACGCATTGTTAACCTCCTATTATTTAATCGCAATAAAGTATAATTTTGTTCTGAGTACATGTTTGATTTATATCAATTACACGTTGATTTTTACTGCCTCTCCACTTTAATGATAGGTCTTTCTGCTTATCTATATATTCTCCGTCAACAAGCACATCTACATAATTGGATATAATATCCCATCTTTTTGACCATATATTTGAAGGATCATTAGGCATTTCACAAATTTCTTCATATTGTGTTCGTGTTACAATATCTTCTATTTTAAATCCAGTATATAACCAAATAGTTTTTTCAGGAAAAAAAATACGGATTTGTTGGACTAATTTGAGGACTTCATTAAGGTTATTTTCGTGTAGTGGATCACCACCACTGAAAGTAATGCCCGATATATAGTCTTTAGACAGTTCGTTGAATATCTCTTGTTTTGCCGATTCGTCAAACGGAATGCCACTATCAGGATTCCATGTTTGAGGATTTTGACAATTATAACAATGGTGAGAACAGCCTGAGAGCCATAAAACGACTCTCAGACCATCACCATTATTTTGATCAGGATATGTTATTGTGTGATAATTCATTTAATACATCCTCCTTATATTTGAAAATATATCCACCAGTTTGATTCCTTCTCCCTTTTAATACAGCTATTACATTAGGTTGACTAAATCCATAATCTTTAACCCTCTCGATAGTGTTATATTCTCTAACAAAATTTTCATTTAGATCATATTGAATAATTGATTTTCTGCGTTTAACTTCACTATTTCTAATTGAAAATCCAATTTTTTCTTTTCGTGTTCCATAATTTGAATTATATTTTGATGTACACCATTCAAGATTATTTACACTAGGGTTCTGCTTATTTTCATCTTTGTGATTAACTTCTGGCAAATTATCGGGATTCGGTATAAAAGTTTCTGCTACCAACCTATGAACTTTTTTGATTTTTCTTTTCCCATAATCACCCCTAAGTTCTACTTGTAAATATCCTTTTGAATCTAACCAAGGCTTTAAGTACCTTTTGCTCAGAAGGGAATAGACATTCCCCTCTGTATCAATAGTATAATTTTTGAAACCACTTATTTCTTTTGTTATAATTTCTATAATTTATTTTTCATCTCCTTATACTACATTGAAATTCTATCTGCAATTTCTGCATTCTTAGCTTCGTTATATCTTGTTTCACCATGTACTCTTGTAAATCCCAAGTATCCGTTCATTCTGTCAATTTTAGTAATCATCTTGCTACCACACTTAGGGCATATATTCATTTCTACTTGCTGATATCCGCAATCTTCACAGTAACACATTGCAAGATTCACACCCTCATAAAAGCCTTTATCCATTGCTCGAAGAATAAGTGTTTTAATCGCTTCTTTGTTATATCCTAAATTGTATCTGCAATACTGAATCTTTCCACCATTAAATAAATTCCAGAAACGTCCTTCTTTATCCTGTTTTTCAATGGGCGACATCTGTTCCGAAACATGACAATGGAACGAATTACTTACATAAGGCTTGTCTGATACATTCTCAATAATTCCATAAATCTTGCGGAACTGTTCAATCTGAAGACCACACAACGATTCGGCAGGAGTGCCGTAAATTGCATATAAAATATGGTCTTCCTCTTTAATTCGATTTGTATAATCGTTGATATATTGCATAACTTCTAATGCAAACTGTCCGTCTTCACGAATAGATTTACCATTATAAAGTCTTTGTAATTCGTTTAATGCAGTAATTCCATAACTCATTGTCATTGGTGGAAGAATTGACTTGATCTTATCTGTTGGCTTTAAATTACCACCAAGCAAACCACCTTCACAAAAGGCAATTGGATTTACGCTTGCCCTTAATTCACCAATATAATCATATGTTCTTTTATGTAATCCACGGATTAATTCAAGATAGTAATCAAGAACTTCATAGAAATCTTTAGACTCCCTACGAGCCTTTGCAAGAATCATAGGCAGATGAAGAGAAACAACGCCAAGATTAAAACGTCCCTCAAATATTGGTTTATCGTTTTCGTCTATTGGATGCATACCACCTTTTTCATACCACGGAGATAAGAAAGCTCGGCAATTATGACTATATATTCCACTAACCTCAAAATGTTCGCTATCTGTCATTACATCATAACTATACATAGTCATATTTACAGGAATTACTTCCAAAACTTCGGCATTAATATTATAGTGATTTGAATAAGTTTCGACATAATGCTCACGCTTCTTTTCACATACAATGTATGGTAGCAATTCATCAATCGCATAAAATTCAACTCTATATCTTATCGAATTTGGATTCTTTTTTGTGTAATGATTATGATATATTTTTGCAGGAATACCCAATGCCTGTGCTAAAGCCATTTGCTGTAATGCCAACTCTTTATTTGTAGATCCTATTTGAACAATAGAACCTCCATGAGAATTTTCATTAATATATCCGTCCGCATCAATCATTCCAGCCATAAATGCAAGTTTAGATTCATAATCCCATGAAAATACTTCGTTAGGTATATGTCTATTCACTTTATTTATTCCACCAAATTTTGTTGAAAAATAATTAATTGCAGATTGCATATTGTTGTTATCGTCTGCTATGGCGCATAAATCTTTATAGTTTCCTTTTTTACCACGTTCTTGAATAACTGTTTTTGTACTCATCCCAAAATACTTTGAAAATGTTTCATGAAATTTATGTTCAATTTCATCTTCACCATTTATGGCAATAGAAGCAAAAATATGATTATTTTGGTAGCATCCGTCACACAACATAAATCCTAATAGCCACGATTTATCTTTATTAAACACTACATTTTCTTCATTATACTGATTAGAATTGATTAATAATTTATCTCCGATTTTCAGATTCTCAGCACTTGTCATGCCTTTATTGATTATTTCAAACGGATGATCTGTGGTACATAACAGTCTTCTACCATTTGATAGATGAACATCTACAAAATTATTTGATATATTTCTTATAATTCTTTTTGTATTAACAAACCCTTTTTCAGTATCATAAATTTCAACATTGTGCAAGTCCATATATAAATGAGGTTGTCCTTCAATTTGTGTTGTAGGTTCAAATGTATCTGATAATCTATTCCACATTCTTTCAAAAGACTCTACATATAATTTATTATTAAATTTATATGTAATAATTTCTTTTCCGTCTACACACCCCATTGGAGATACCACTTTCCCATATTTCTTATACATTTCTGCAACATATCCATCACCTGTTAATGATAACCAATCTGGATACATTGTCTTACTGCTACAGTCAAGACCAGCATTAAATACATCTGCGCTTGGAAATTTGTCTGATCCATCTCCGTGAAGATTTTTATCATATAAAAATACAATCTTGGGGAATAATACAGGTCGTTTAAATCCTTTCTTACCCTGTCCTTCGGAATGAACTTTAAGAAGTGAAATAGCTGCCATTTTGCCGAACTTTGATGTTGCTAATCCGATTGTCATCGTGACAAAAGGATAGTCCCCTCGGCTTGATCCAACACTATTTAACTTCATTTCAATGCCTTGCCATCCTTGTTCAAAGTCACGTTGAACTTTGCCCGTGGCATATTCAGAAGCTTTTTTAGAATGCACTTCTAATACTTGTTCATATTCAATATCATCTGCAATCTTCATATATTCTTGATAATATTTTTCATATGATTTTTCTGCATATGGTTCAAGAATTTTATCCACTTCTGGAACTGTAAATCCTCCATATTGTTGTGCGGCTGTTGAAAGAATAATATCTCCCATTACATCAAAAGCAGTATCAAGATAATTTGGTTCATTATACCAAATATTACCCATTTCAAAACCGCCCTTCATAACCTCACCAACTCTAAATAAATCGCAATTAAATGTGTCAAGCCTTGCACTCCTATCATGAATATAAATATATCCATCTTTTGCGGCTTGTTTCTCGTCGTGAGTTAAAAAGAATTTCTTATATAATTCTCCACTTAATTCGTTGTAAATAAGACTTCTTTTTGTTGCTACTAACGCTGAGTCTGTATTAGCGTTGCTTTTATCTCCAATATATCTGATAGACTGACTGCGTTCATATACCTTGTCCATCATATGTACAAAGTCTTTTTTGTAGTTTCTATATTCTTTATACATTTTTGCAACCGTTGGAAAATCTTCTTCCAAAACAGATTCTACAATGTTATGCATATCGTAAATTTCAATATCTGTATCTTCATCGTAACTTTCATCTATTTTTGTTAATACATCGTTCAAAATCTGTGTATAATCATTGTCTGACAACTCATACATGGCACGTCTAGCAGCTTTGTTACAAGCATCAATGATCTTTTGCTCATTATAAGGCTCTATAGTACCATCCTTTTTTATTACATTGTACAAATTTTATCTCCTTTCTCGATTTCATAAGAAATCAACCTTTCTTTTCAATTGTTAATGTTGCATTATATTTTTCAACACGGGTTTCATCATGAAAAAAGAATCCAATACCATCGTCTAATCTTACTACATTTGAATAGTCGTTATCGTCCAATAATCTTATTTTTGAATCGTAATTAATAAACATAGTATTAATTTTCATATATGTATACGTATCATATTTGTTATGATACAATTTAAAGACATCTCCGACATTTAAATTTTTAAATACATCGTATTCTTCTTGTGTCTTCTTACATTTAATTGTCATATGTGTTTCCTCCTTATCTAATACATTTCTTGTCCATTAGGACATCTTCTTAAATTTAATCTCCAAGAACGTATAGGATCATCACTATCATCCCATACATCTTGGAAGCTACTAATTGTAAATTCATTATCACCATGCGTAGCATATATAAATCCGTTAGGTAGTCTAAGTAACTGCTGCGCTAACTCGTGACTCATCATCTATAGTTTTATTCTCTCCTTTCATCAAAAATTGTTTAATATCTTGCCAGTTTTTTGCACGAAATCCTGTCCAATCTTTATTCCACTCATAAACATCACCATAACAAATATTAACCAATGCATTGCTGGTAATTAAATTTTTCATATTATCATCAATCAACACACCTGTTGACATATCAATAGATGATTTATCAAAATGTTCTTTTGAATTTACACCGATAAATTTACAGAATGGCAGATGCTTTTGAATCCATAATTCCTTTGCTTTGAGATTTGGTGAATACCCTAAAGAAACAATTGTAATATTATAGAAATCTTTGAGTTCATTTAACACCTCATATGCCCAATCCATATAAGTTAGTTTGTTAAAGAAACGAGGTGTATTGAAATATGTATTGACTACATCTAGTGTTGTACAATTACACTCTTGAAAGTCCCAAGTCTCAACTTCCCACCATTTAACGGGATGAAAAGCTTTATAATATTTAAAATCCTCATTGTAGAGTTCGCATATACTGGCGATAGTGTTTACGATCGTTGAATCAAAATCAACAAAGAGATCCTTTTTCATCTATCTCCTTTCTTGAACCAATCCACATGTATATTCCTCTCCTAATGCTTTAGGCATATCAAATTGTCCACCACATTTAATACATTCACAATAATATACACGAGAATTAGGATCACATTTAATAATTTTATACTTTTTATGTCTACACAGTGTCTTAAACACTTCACATCTCCTCTAATCTTTATATTTTTCTAATTGAACAATTCTCTGAACTTCTTCAATTGCATCTGATAATTTACCAGAGTTATTTACAATGTAAGAATAATTCACTCCAGGATAAAACTTCATAAATTCCTGTTCTTCCTTCTTAAAATTAGCAAACCAGTCATCATAATTATCACGCCTCTTAGCTCTCTTCATCAGCATATCACTATCGCATCGAATCCAAATATCTATCAATCGCAGATTAGGAATATTCTTTGTCTTTTCTAACAATTCAGCAAATCCACTTGGATTAATTACATAAAAATCATTGTCCATCAACTGTTGCTTTGTCGCAAAGCTACAATATCCAACTCGTTCAGTGCAGGCTATCATATCATTTCTATATTTAGAGACTTCAGAAGCGGAGATAAAGGTATGTCCACAATTATCTCCTACTTCATTGCTTCTTCTTGAACGAGTTGTATATGACTGTAAGATGTTCATATTTAGATTCTTTGCTACGGCATCGACAATGGTTGTCTTTCCTGAAGCGGTTCTACCAATTATACAATAAACTTTATGAGTCATATTTCTCTCCTTCCTACCAATCTGTTGCAATATCAACCTGTGTTGGATTTTCAGTTGCAAAACTACCTGTATCAAGTACAATACCTGTACCAAGCGATGTCTCAACTGTTGATCCTCTTGGGTGCACGTCTAAATTAGCTGCTACAATAACATAATCACCATACATTTTTACACCATCTTCACGAACCCAATACTCACCTGGGATACCTGCTGCTTGAGCATTCGATACCACCTGATCCATGTTTAGATTATAATATGTTTCTTTTTGCTCTCCATGATAATTCACTCCACCAGATGCGGTTAATCCTGATGTGCTATAATACTGCTGGGATGATTGTGTTGGAGTAGGCGAACTGACATACTCTTCATGTATTTCTTCAATCTCAATTTTGTCAGGTATAACCATTACCACACCATTCTCTTTCATAAGTTCTCTATCATTGTGTAGGTCAATTGGCACAGTCAAAGTAGAATCTGTCTCAGTTGCATCTGATTCAGTAGCATCGCTTACTGTTGCAGCCGAATTGAATTCTGGTTTGTATAAACTTAATTCGTGTTCATATTCTCCACACTTATGACGCAGTTCAATAATTTCTTTGTTCTGTTGTACAAAGCAAATAAAAATAACAGCCATAATGATGAGACAACACATCTCATAAGCATAAGTTAATAAATTTACGTGTTTCGTTGAAATAATAACCAACTCCTTTGTATATTAAATATTGATGAAAACCATCTGTAGATATATTCTCTGAAAAAATGAAAAAAATAATTGAAATTAACAAGACAACATTGTGATAAGTTCTTCTTCTGTGATTACAGGAACTCCTAATTCATGTGCTTTCTTAGACTTTGACGAACCAGCATCCTCATTACAGACAAGAAACGATGTATTCTTCGATACACTGCCTGTAACTTTACCACCACAATCTTCGATTGCTTTCTTTGCTTTATCACGATTCTCGAATTTATGTAGAGAACCTGTAATAACAAATGTTTTGCCATTCAATGATGTATTAGATAGTATTGTCTTTTCTTTTGTCGTGAATGTAAATTCCTTAGATAACTCCCAAATATCAGAACAATGCTTATTAAAATAGTTATTCAATGAACCAATTAGTGCATTGCCGACACCAGGCAAGTATTTGAAATGTTCTGCACCACCTACCATTTGTTTCATCCAAACGCCAAACTCATAGTCAACTGATTCTGCAATCATTCTACTTGCAGACTTACCTAATAATGTGATTGATAATGAATTTAAGAAATGTTCGAGATCAACTGATCGAGATTTTTCAATAGAGGCAAGAAGCTTATCTACTGATTTCTTACCAAATCCGTCTAAAACTTTCATCTCATTTTCATGATCTGATAGATGATAAATATCCTTAATGGAAGTCAACCAACCAAGATTGATGAATTTTTCTATTGTAGATTCTGAAAGACAATCAATGTTGAGTGCGTTTTTACTAGACGCATGTGTAAGTTTGCCAAGCAATTTACCTTTACAATTTTCGTTAGTGCAGTAAAGAACTTCTGAATCATTATCCTTGACAATTTTTGTTGAATGATTACAAATGGGACATTTATCAGGGATATGAAGATAAGTCTTTTTACTATCATTGTCTTGTTCTGCCCATCGAATTTGTGGAATTATGAGGTTTGCCTTAAACACACCAATATGCTGACCAACCCAAGGATTATCCATAATTTCTTTCATTACTGAAATATTATGAAGTGAAGCTCTTTCTACTATACTTCCATCAATTTCTATAGGTTTAAATACAGCAGTCGGAGTTAAAACACCAGTCTTACCCATCGTCCATTCAATATCTACCAACTCTGTTTCTACGGAATCATTGAATATCTTATATGCAATGCCATTTCTAAAATGATGACTTGTATTTCCAAGAGACTTTCCATATTCAACATCATCAAACTTAAATACCACACCATCTTGAGGAAGATTATATTCTTTTGCAATATTAATAAAATTATCAATACAAATTTGCAATTCACTAAAATTATCTACAGTTACGTCACAACATGGGACTACATCAAATCCAAGTATTTGAGCGTTTAATAATCTTAAATAAAATGAATTATTATTATCTCCTTCTACAACTTCCCAAGCATACCAAGATAGTTTTCTATCTTTTACAACCGATGTATCAAGACTTGATAATGTACCTGCCGCTAAATTACGGCTATTCTTATATTCACCGTTTTTGTTTATCTCAGTAAAATTATCTAACTTGATTAATGCTTCGCCATCAATTACATAAGTTCCTTCTTTATTAATATGTAATGGAACGTTGCTGAATTGTTTCACATGTTCTGTAATATCAGATCCGACTGTGCCATTCCCTCTGGATTCTGCTAGAAGTAAATCACCATCTTTATAAGTAAGACGCACTGTTAATCCGTCAAGCTTTACAGAAGCCACAAGATTATGATTATTTGCAAACTTCATAATTTCTTCTACACTATGACACTTTTCAAGTGATAACATCGGTGTTTTATGTGTCACCTCTTTTATAGTATCTAATACGGTTGCACCAACATTCTGTGTTGGACTATTAGATAATATAACACCAGTCTCTTCTTCCCACTGTCTAAGTTCTTCTAACTTTTGGTCAAACTCAGCATCACTCATAATAGGTTGTCCAGAATTATAATATTCGTAAGATGCTTTATTAAGCTCTCTTACTCTTGCTGCTATATCGAATTTATCCATTTGCTTCCTCCTTTTCTCCACAATATTCTTTTAAGTATGTAAGCATCTCTGACTCTTCTGGGAAGAACGGATCTCGTTTCTTTTCGTTCTGTACCCAACCTAAAAAGTTCATCCAAAATTGTCCTACTCTCCAATCAGGAAAGTATGTCATATGCAATCGTTTTACTTCATTATAAAAACCATATAATCTATTCGGATTTCTAATATTAATCACCTCCTATGAAATGAACATTTACTTCGTTACCATAACTGTTCCATCTGAATTTAGTCTTGGTGTCATACCACCAGCTCCACCATACATTACTTTGTGTGAATAAATCCAATAATGAACACCTGTATCTGGATCAATAAATTCAAATATATCTGAGTTGTTAATCTTTGCTGTACTGCTTGTTTTCTTTATCATGCTAACTTCTCCTTTGACTGTAAAACCATTCATTATACAAATCATATCTATTTTGGATATTAAACCAATCAATTTCTTTATTGTTGTCATTTAACCATTTCCTAAATTGTGCAATCTTGCCGCAACAACCAAACTCAGGGCAACCTGCACGATAAATACAATGAGGAACTAACACATCTGATTCATAAGGATGTGTCTTATGTAATTCAATTTTGAAGTCTTCTGCCAATTCAACTGCTTCTGGTGTAGCATTGCCACACAATCTTTTTCTCCAACTATCAATAAGGTTTTGCATATTAGCATAACCATCAAAATTGACCAATGCATCTTGTGGTTTCTTTCCTCGTGGAGTATCATCAACCAATCTATCATCTCTTTGAGAACTAATAAATTTTTCGAACCGATGCCTACTCCATTCAGTGCTTAACCAGTAATAAATCCTTTTCCAAGACCAATCAAATTCAAGTAATCTAATTGGCGAATGTTCAGATATAAGCAATTTCTTCTTGAAGGTATCTGTTGCTTCATTTTCTGTAAAATCTTTATTATCCGTGGTTCTACAATGATTCTTTACTCTCTTCCAATCATCACTAAACCAATTAAAAACTGTTTTCAAAATTAATCCTCCTATTTATCAAATCTCAATGAAAGTTTAGATTACTGTGATTTTGTTCAAAACAAAGTCTTCTAACTCTGGGAAATCTTTAAACATTTCTTCTGGCTTATGTTCTCTAATTGACTTGTTTAAATATAATGGATAAATAATCTTTTCTTCTTCTGACATACAACCATGAAATTCCCGATCTGTACGATTAACTAAAACTAAACCAGCACTATCTTTTGTGGTATATCGCTTATCTCGCAAAATCAAAACCTCATCCCAAAAATTAAAATATCCGCTGTGATCAAAAAAGAACTCTTTATCTTTTGTATCTTTTTTTAATTTATAATAATTCACATTTTCACCTCTTCTTTTCTATAGAAATAATGGATTCCTGTTACTATATTATTCTCTTTCTAAAATCTCTTTTGGACAGTAAATAATCTTCTTATCTGCTTTCTGTGCTTTGCGAATTGTTGACCAAACACCGCCAGATTTATTACCATCCCAAATTGCAAGAAGTACATCACAATGATCTATCATATATTGATCCCTCGCATTGTCACACCCTTTATAGAATTCATCTGATAATTCAACCCATTCATCAGCTTCATCCTTAATAAAACGATAATACTTATTTGAAGAGTTATAGTCTTTACAAGGTAATATACAATGTAGCTTTAAATTCTTTGTCCCATTTTTAATAACAGACACAACAAAGCCAAAGCTAATATCACAACCAGAAGCCATTCCACAATATGCGTCAACATATGTATTACTCAATATTGCAACTTCTGTCATTTTTGTAATTTGTTCAGTTAACCAATTAGTAATTTTGCTCCACTTTTCATCCGTCTCATCTTCTGATAATCCTAATCTCTGAGGTCTATGACCTGTTAATGCTACTTTCATTTCTACCTCCGAATCTTCCAAAGAAACTGTCGTTTATTATGCATCATACTTAGCCTTTAATCTTTCTAATTCTGCAAGTTCTTTTTGTCTAATTTCTTCTTCTTTTCTTATTCTCTCTTTTTCCTTGAATGGTGCTGCGAATTTATCATTCATCAATTCAATATTCTTTTCATAAATTTTCCCATCTCCATAAGAACGAAGTTCAGCTAAATAGTCTTGAGCAATTTTTTCTGCTAAATTTCTATCATCATGGTCAATATTTATACTAAAACATACCCAATTATTTCTACGTAGTGTTCCTTGTCTTACACTATTACATCTTAAATCATTATCAATATAGCAATTGTATCTTTCAGGTTCTTCTCTCATAATCCATCTGTTTTCATCATCTTTACAATCAAATAAAACTTCATGATGGTATTTTAATGATACTTTTGATAAATCTTTTTCATCAGTTAAATTTTTTAACGGTTTTACATAATAATCGCCATCCCCACATAAACAGCAATACTTATCCGCATCTTGACGATTGTTGAAATATCCGACTACATACCAGTCACTATAACAACCACCAAATACTCCATAAACCATATTTATACCTCTCTTTATTTCATATAAATGACGGACGAGAAATCCGTCTTTCCTTGGCTTTTTGAGTCTCTGAAACGCCCTATTTATGGGCATTCCAGAAATCTAAATTTGTTATCTGATTCTCAAACTCTCTCCCTGTGGCTCTAAATGACACCATTCACAGTTAAGTGAACCATCCTGACCTTCAAGACCATTCTCTTTTAAATATTCTCTTAATTTATCTCCATTAACTGCGTCTGGCTGCTTAATGCGATACTCTTCTGGAATATTCTCTACATCAACATCAATTGTAAGCTTTCTCTTACCACCATTCCTCTGAATATTGAATGAGAATAAATCAGTTGTAAACTTCTTCTTACCAGTTGCTCTCATGCACATTTCAAGATTCTGCTTTAACCACTTAATTCTATTCTCATATGTCTTTTTACGAGATGTAAGTCTATCATTCTCCTTCTGAATTCCATCCACATCTGCTTCAAGAGCTTTGATAATCTTTGCATATCCATCAGCCTTGTCCTCAATCTCATACTCAACTGATTCAAGAGTATCCATAATTACCTGCTCGTCTACTTCTTCATCCTCTAACATATCTAAAAGCTGAAGGAATTGTCCTGTTAATTCATAAATGTTCGCCATATATTTATTCTCCTTTTTCGTCTTCTTTTAATCTATAAGCGTTTTCAAGTAACATATCTTTTAAAAATGTCTGCTTTGTTTTTACCTCTTTTGTTTGGATGGCTTTTGTAATAGCATAATTGTTACCAACTAACACACAATATTTCTTTGCTCTTGTGATTGCTGTGTAAAGCAATTCTGAATTATTCATTATGTAACTTCCTGTGTCCATACCAACAATGGTTGAAGTAAAACCGGATCCTTGCATTTTATGAACTGTACAAGCATATGCAAGTTCAAGATTTTTTGAATCACCTTTACTGAATAACACTTCACCAATACCAACAAAATCAATTGTGCAATATCCGTTATCTTCGATTGCTTTAACAATGCCTATATTTCCATTAAATACAGGTGTTACATCGCCATCAGGATTTGTACACTTATAATTATTTTTTGTGTTAAGTACCTTATCTCCAACTCTAATCATATATTTCTTAGCTTCATCATTCTTTTTCTCTAAGAAAATTTCAATCTCATTACCATCATTGAATTTTGGATTATAAAGACTTTGGATTTTTGTGTTAAGATTATAACAAGATAGTTCCCCTTTTAATCTCATAGGAACACATACTTGAACTTCCATGATGTCGTTGAATTTTTCCATCTCTATTTGGAAGTGTCGAATAATACAATCTGCCATAGACTCTTTTGAATTTGATATATCTAATTCCATATCTTTTAATTCACCAAGAATAGCATTTCCTTCAAATTTATTATCAAAAATCTGTTCCTGATTTGCTACTTTAATTGATGTTGGAATGATACCACTCATAAGTGCCTGTCTATGTGGCTTTGTAAGTTTTACAACTGGGAGTACATTACTATCAAGAATATCAGCGAATACCTGGCAATTACCGATTGGAGTAAGCTGTTGAACATCTCCCATAATAATTACTTTTGCGCCTGTTGGAATTGCTTCTAATAAAGATAAAAACAATGTACCGTTTATCATAGTTGCTTCATCAATCAGAACAATATCTACTGCTAATTTATTCTCTTTATTGAACATAAACTCGCCATTTTGATATCCTAAAGCTCTATGAATTGTACTTGCAGGTAATCCAGTCGCTTCTGTGATTCTTACACTTGCTTTACCAGATAACGCACAAGCTAAAATATTGTAATCGTCATATAATGAACAAATACCATTGGCTGTGCTGGTTTTTCCTGCACCAGCCAGACCAGTTAAAGCCATAACATGATTATCAAGACTCAATTTAATAGCAGCTCTCTGTTCTTCTGTAAAATCAAAACCCTGCTTTTCTTCTACTTTTTTAACAATTGATTCCCAATTACCAATATTAAATGACTTTGGAATATAATCATCGTGAATACTTACCTCATCCGAGTCATTTTCTACTACTTTCACAAGTCCAATCTGAAGTCTTATGAGTTCTTTCATTATGTTATTCTCCAAATTGTAAAACTTTTTAAGTGCAATTTTCGATCCATTATCAAGTACAACTACATCTTCATTATCAATCATTTGTTTTGCAGTAGCATTTACAACCTCTTCTGGTACAAATCCCAAAGTATCATACAATGCTTTCATAAGTTCCTGATAATTAAGATAACTCTTGCCTGCTTCTCCTTGGTCATTTAAGTGATGTAATAAAAATCCTTTGATTCGTCTAATGTCATATTGACCAATTCCTACTTTACAAGCAACTTCATCTGCCTTTTTGAATCCTACACCGTCCACACGCACTAAATCGTATGGATTATTCCTCACAATATCAATTACTGTATCTGGAGAATGGTAAAAATCCACTAATTTTTTGATGAATGTATGAGTCAACCCTAACTGCCCAAGTTCCATGTAAATAGAACTATAATCTTTTGATTCTTCGTATTCATCAATCATTTTTAAAGCTACCTGATTACCAATACCTTTAATTTTCATAAGAGATTTTACATCTCTATTCTCCAAAAGCTGAATCACATCGTCATATTCATCAAATAACTTATCAACAAGATTCTCATTCAATACATTTTTGAGAAATTCTTTTTGCTTATCCTTACTTGAAATATCAATACATTTGCTGATATATACAATCTCATATGTATCACCATATTGTTCGTGTGTTTCGGCTAATTTACAAAACACCTTATATGTTGTTCCATATTCAATTGTGCAGCAATTTCCTTTCATCTTGATTGTATATAAATCGTCTACCTTATTTTCAAGCCATTTTGTTATAACGGCACTGAATATGGCGAATTCACCAGATTCAACTTTTTTACAATACTTTGGATAGAAAATCCTATCCAAAGTACATTCAAATTTTAAAATCTTTTCCTCTTCCACTAGCATACCTCACAATCCGTTAGAAGCGAATTTCCTTTACCATACTTTCTATAAACAATGTCATATTGAGTAATTACATCATATTCTTTGTCTATATCAGCAACTACAATGTTTTTTCCTTCATCATCCTTACCTACAATCTTCATACCAAATTGTTTCTCTGAGTTTTTAACATCAATGATATCACCATCCTGTAAAGGAAGAATTTTAAATATCTCTTTCTTAATCTTCCTATACTGAATTTCTCCGTTTCCCATGTTATAAAGAATTAGATTTGGAGCAATGATATTTCGAGTATTTAAAACAAAATATCTATTAATAAGTTTTGAATCTTTATATCTTACTGTTCCAAACTTATTAACTTGCATCTCCATAATTTCATATGGATCAATGTGTTCATCTGGAATATAATTGAATATTTCTAAAAGAGCTTTCTTAGAATTTAGATTGTTATAAGATTTTCCTGTTTTCGACAGTTCAGCATTAGAAATGACAATAGATTTGATGTTTTCATCAGAGATTTTTTTATTCAACGTAGTTACTGTCATTTTATCTTTCCCATATAACATAAGAAAATAATCTCTAAACAGTAACAATTTTTTTGTCTTTCCATAATTTGAACAACAATCTGCAATAAGATACTGTTCTAAAACTTTCTTCGTTATATTATTCTCTGAACACTTCTCCAAAAAGTCATAAAATGTAGGACTCTCACACATACATTTGAATAAAATATTTGGCGTTTCATCTACTTTTTCTTCATCTTTGGTTAAAAACATCTCAATTCGTTTCTTTGCTTCATTGATGTAATACTCTTTGTCTAAATATTCAGGAATATTCTTTTCATGAATATCTTCATTATCTATAAATAAATGATTAGGTGTATTTGCAAACTGTTCATAGGATTTAACACCTTTTTCTACTTTCAATTTATAAATAGATCCGTCTGATGTTCTTTTGCTGGCAAATACTCTATGTACTTTACCCTTTAATAATTCTCCATTTATTGAAGTAATCTTTCCATCTTTTGCAGCTATACCATTGCCATACCAAATCTCTTTGTATTTTGCAGACAATTTAATGACCTTTTGGAACTTGATATATTCTGTACATTCATTGATTGTCTGTTCAACTGGAATTCCAGATGCAAGGTAATTTCTAACTGCATCATTGAGAATAGGTAAATCATTATCAATAGGTTTATTGAATTTTACCATTGCGCCTTTACATTCCAATTTACCATTCTTCATAACTGCAATGTAGTTATTTACATCCTTTTGAATTAACTTGGTGTATTCATCAATCTCAAATTCCATTTTAAGTCGTTTACCTACATCATTTGTGATTTCAATTACCTTATTCTTCATATCTTCATTCTCACAAAGAACAAAAATACCGTCTGTATTTGTTTGTAATAATCTGCAATAAGGTTCAAGCTTATCAATCAAATCAAGAATAAACATCTGTCCAAATATACAAGTCAGATTTGCCATTAACGGATCATAAGATGGATTATTTCTATCTTTTCCTGCTCCATATACACCATTTATCATAGGTTTTAATGCCTTATTCTTTGGATTACCTTCAGCTTTAAGTTTCAATCTGAAATTTCTCATCTGTTTAAAGTCATCAGGATTCTTAAATTTTCTACTCAACAATCCATACTCAATATCTGTTGTTGGATACATAGATGCAACATCGGCATGAAGAATAATTCCTTCAAACACAGCCTGTTTATCATCTGCACCATGACATCCTCCCCATGCAAATACATGAGGAATTCCTGCAACTGTACAGCATAACTGATTGTTATGTTGATCATCTTCGGAACGTAAATGTTCTTTATATCTCCAATTCTTAGGATTGAGATACCATTCTGAAATAAATTTATATTTATCTGATAATTGGATTGTTTCAGGAAGACGAATATCAAATTCATCATCGAGAGTGTGCTGGTTCACAGCATTTAGAATTTTTGGAGAAACTGCCAACTGAACTTTTGTTTTCGTGAAGTATGACATATCAAGTCCATACAACTCGATAATATCTAACTGACCTTCAAAATCATCCCAACAATAATCAAGAACTCTTAATACCTCGATTACATCATGTCTGTTGTAATATAATGTCTGTCTTATTTCTTCGTCTGTAAGTGGTCTGTCAATATTAAAGTCCACTTCTGTCTCACGAATATCATCACCCATAAATGCTTCCAACTGCTTTAAAGATTTATCTTTAAGAATAGCATCATAATCATTCAGAGGATAATTTTTCGCATTTTTCACTACTTGAAAAGGTTTCTTACCTTCTTTGATGAGCTTATCATTTACATATCCGACATTCATTCCATCAAGAATACCTTTAAAAATTCCTGTATCATATTGTCTGCCGTTATATGAGATAAAAATATCATCCTTATGTTTGTTATAGAAATCTGTTAATTTTTGTTTATCATTTACTACTACAACTTCATTTGTTCTATCCTCGTGATTAATAAAAGTTACACAAAACCAATTAATCTTCGAGTACACCTCGAAATCGTAGCCCCAAATCTTACTTTTATCTATTATTTAAACCACCGCCTTATCCGAAAAATCCTTGTACTTTGTCACTTTTATAAAACATCCAATCTTCAACTATTACTTGAGCAGCTTTACCAGATTTATAATCAATCGAAAATCTACCGACAATATCAAATTCAAAATTATCTCCAATGGAAATAATCTCTTTGTATAAAGAAGCTAGTGAACTACCTTTTGTCTGCTTTACAAATTTAATATTGTGATATGTAAATTCAATCTTATTCTGTTTTGAACCCAATAGATAAAGATTATATTTATTACACGGAATATTCTTAATAAGAAAGATAGGTTCACTTACTGTGTTACCCCAAATCGCATCCCATTTTGCAACATTTTTAATGATTTGATCATGAATCTGATTTGCATCATACACGTTATATACATGATATGTTGGCTCATCAATCTTTCGCATTGTAGAAAGTAATAAGAACAGCTTGTTTGTGTTTTCAAAATTAATCTCACATCCAAATGCTCCTGGATGACCTTCTACCTTATTAAATAATCCTGTATCTTTACACCATTGATTAAAGTCTAATATTTCACATTTATCACTACCACGACCACTTCCTTTACAAATATCACCTCTTCGTCTCATCAACAAACATGGTCTTTGATACTGATCAGCGAGTCTATTAGCAATAAGACCTGTCGAATTACTATCAACATCATCTCTTGCATTACATACAAGAATAGGTAATTTGTCCATATTAAACTTATTAATTTCCTCAGATAAAACAGCAGCACTTTCCTCTGTTATTTTTTTCTGTTTTCTATTTGATGATTGACAAGCCTTTAGAATGTATTCTTGAATAGTCATATTGACTACACCTTTTCCTCGTACTTTTCTGTCAAGCATCTCATCTGAATTACATAGTGCTTCAAACATATAACACTTATCTTCATATTCTCCCAATCGAATCATTGAGTTCATAAGAGGACATACATAAAATCCAATTCCGTTTATTGTGATTTTATTATTCATTGAATACATTTGAGCCTCTACTAGAACAGATATTAGTTTATTTTTATTAACTTTATTTCGTATCTGTTCCAATCCTTTTAATATAAGGTATCTTGTTTGAAGATTAACTGTATCAGCTCTATCTCCAATCATTCCCAATGCAACTAAATCCAAATAATCATCTGCATAATTTACACCATAATACTTATCTAATAGCTTTGTAAATTTATATGTAACTCCAACTCCTGTCATAGCTTTGTCAGTTATTTTATCCGAAAGCTGATTGTTTACTACTATCGCTGGATTATCAGATGCATCAATACTATGATGATCTAAAATAATAATATCTTTTCCACGTTCAATAAGTTTCTTACATTCTTTTGAATCTCCTGATCCTGCGTCTGGTACAATAATGAGTTTTGAATCATCTTCACACATTGAATCCACAAATTCAGATAATCCATGTATTTTACCTTTATGAATGAAGCATCTTATTTCAATGTTTGGATTTATTCTTTTTATGTATTGATAGATATTAGATGCTGATGTAAATCCATCAACATCACAATCCACTAATAAATCTATCACACTTTTATTTTCAATATGTTTTACAAACACATCTCTTGCTTTCTCAATATTATCAAAGAGCAATTCACTCTCTGTATTTTTAACAGTAGGATTCAGGAAGGAGTTTATATCTTTGATACCTTTTAATTTCAAAATATCTTCCAACTCATTTCCGAACCTTACGTGACCTAATACATCGTATTTGAAACTCAAATCTACACTCCTTCCTTATTGATTAGTTCCTACATATATTTTATTCTCCATTAGTTGAAGTAAAGTTTCTTTTCCTCTATCTGTTGGACTATCCTTATATTCAAGTAAGTCATTTGTGTCCCAAAGAACCGAAACAGTTACAAACGGGCTCAATTTGTCAACGATTTTATCTTTTATATGTTTAGCCCATTTTTTACATTCATCAGAATCAATAGTTTCATATTGCTTGTCCAATGCGACTATAACCTCTCTCACACCAAGCATTAAAATCATTCCTTTTTGATAATCGGTTAGATTACTTCCACATAACGCAACTGTAAAATTATCTTCTCCAAACATTGTGTCTGTCTGGAAAACAGATTTTTCAGCTTCTACTAGCATGATTTTTCTTTTCTTCTGAATAGCTTTAAGGTTATGATTTAATCCAAATAGATTCATTCCAAGTGAATGATTATAAAATCTTCTTCCAACTTTAAATGGAGTATATTTACCAAACAATTCAATATCTTCATCTATTAAGGATCTTCCACGAACTCCTATCAATTGATTATTCACATCAAAATGAGGAATGATAATTTTCTGTTGCCATGTAGAATAAAGAATATTGTATTTTTCCATAGTCTCTATGGATATTCCCTCTTTAATCCATTCGTCTGTGTACATCTTTTGAAATATATTCAAAACACTTTTATCATATGGAACTAATGGTTTTTCTTTGGCTTCTTTTTTACTACTCTTCTTATACTTCCTAATGAATTCCCAATCAGATATTTGTTCTTGTTTTCCGAATCCATATTCACAATTATCGAGATTAAGCTTTACACATATCCAATTAATTGCTTTCTGAAATTCTTCTTGTTCATAATCTTTATATCCCATTACTACACCAATAATGTCCAACTGACCACATTCTGTATAGCAATGGAAAGACATTGAATCTTTATAATAATACAATTTAGGCTTTGTACCATGATGACATATGGTATCTGTAATCCACATATCATCATCTTCATAATAGAAAGTCGCTCCCATTTCTATGAGCAACTTTCTAATATCTTCTTCTTTTAACTTCTCTTTTAATTCTTGGGCGGTCATCGTATACCTCCCTACTTAGATACTTTTGATAATTCTGTCGCTAAATCTGAACCTGAAACATCTACATCTGTTTCAATAATTCCAACATCGCCTACATCATCGAGCTTAAAATCAATAAGTGTATGTTCAATATCAGTTATGAGTTCATAATTGTAATCTGTTACAAAGCAGTCAACTTCTCTCATAGTTCCCATATTAAGCTTTGTCCAAATAATAATTGTCTTCCACTTACCACCACGATTTTTAAATATGTAATATGACATATTCGGAACTAATTTTCCAAAACTTCCATCACTTTCAAGAATTGGTTTTAGCTTTTTTAAATCCTTATGAGTTACAGGAAGTGCTAAAATACCACCATCGGCTTTCTCAATAATAGCCTTTGAACCCTTTAAAGCACCTGCATCCTTATTGTTGTCTTCTTTATAGTTGTCGTTTAACTGTGTTGCTGAACCCAAATATATACCAAACTTATTACATACAGACTTTAATGCTGCACTGAATAAGAAAAGAATCTGATCGGTTCTTAATCTTGTGTGTGTTTTATTGTAATAATATTCATATAATGAAGGGGAATCGTTGATATAGTCAAAAAAACAAGCGACTATTCCATGATTTAAGATATATTTTTCGATTGTTTCAGAAATGAGGTCAATAGTAAAATCAGGCATATACTCAACATAATATTCATATGTTTCAATATATTTTGCTGACTCTTCAAGAATTTTTTCTTCTTCTGGTGTAATGTCATCCCAAGTTTCAATTCGATCCTGTTCAATGCCACTTACATGTGCAAGAATAATATCCTGAATTTCATCTTTTTCCAACTCAGTAGAAATGAATAATACTGGCTGACTGTCACCTGTAGATATCCATTCCTTTTTACTCCAATCGTATATTCGGTCAGATACCATATTGCAACCATCAGCAAGAGAACTTCTTGATTTACCACCACCAGATACAGAACTTCTTAATATATATTTCTTAGGTCGCATACCTCTATACACAGTTGTTAAATATCCAGATTGAAAAGGATAACCATATACATTCTGTTGCTCTTTATGTTCTCTTAATCTATCTGTAATTCCATCTCCTGCTTTGAATGAATAATTATCTCCAAACATATTCTTCCACATAGATTTGAAATCCATAAATTTATTATTTATTTCATTGAGAACATCCATACTTGTCAATTTATTGAATGCTTCTAACTTCTCATCATCATTCTCATCATATAAAAAACTGATATCCATTTTTAATGATTCTACAGCATTCCTAACAATTGAATACTTACGAACATCATCATAATATTTACCAACATTCATGATTTTATCAGAAGACATCTCTATGGCTGACTCAATATATCCCCAACCATCATTATTCTTCCAAAGTGAAATTGCCGTATCAAACTGAGAAATCTCATTTTCAATATCAATGGGTGTAATCTTTTCAACGTTACCTTTCTTCGCAATATTTACAATTGCTCCCCAAATCATTTTATGAAAATTCTCAGGATAATCATTTGTATTTGTTGAATATTTTTCATCTAATACATATCTTGGATTCAAACAATAACATCCAAATAATAAGAAAATAGCCTTTTTATCTACCTGTTGATTAAAATTAATTTGAATCACCACCTTCTAACAAATTTCCCAAATCTATCAAAGATGCTGATTTTTTATTAGAGTTCATAGAAGTTTTTTTAACAACTTTTGTTTTAACTTCCACATCTGACAATTTGTTGATTTGCTCTTTTAATTTTTCTTGCTGTGAATAATAATCCTTTGCTTCATCGTAATAATGTTTAATTAATGCTACACCATACTTTTCAATCAAGGACTTGTTTAATATTTCTTTGCAGTACCAAAGTGTATAAGTCATAGCTGCATATGAATATCCATATTCAGTTTTAAGTTCCTTAATCTGTTTAAGCATAAAACCTGTTGGTTTATCTAACTCATAGTTATTACAGATGAATTCAATCAACTGTTTATATTCAGTAGATTCTCTTTCAATTTTCTTATAGCACTCTTCACAATATGTTTTTGAAGCATGTATGTATTTTTCTTCTGGTTGCAATTTTTTCCCACAACCTTTACATGTTGATAATCTAGCCATATACACCTCTTCACAAAGAACAGGAGGGAAGAATCCCTCCCTTATTTCTAAGCCTTAATTCCAAATTTCTCTACTAACTCTTCGAGTTCCATAACAACAACCTTTGTTAAATCAAGCTGTGTATCTCTAAGAGTATCAAACATCTTTACATTTCCATTATCATCAAGACCAAGATTTCTCTGAAGAACAGCCGTTGCTTCGGCAAGATGACCATTTGATGCAAGTAAACCACCAAGTTCAATACCCTTTGCTTTAATAGCTTCAAAGTCCTCAACTGGCGCAGTCTTATCAATTGTCTTCTCCTTAGTAGTGAAATCTCCACCCAAATCTTCAACAGCCTTTGTCCAAGCCTTCTTGAGATCTTTAACATTAATCTTATCTGGAAGACCGAATGTATCCTTTAAATCTGGATACTTCTCTGTTTTCTTAAATGTGATAAATCTCTCATCCTTTTCTCTATACATATATCCAACAAGATAAGCTGCTTCTCTACAGTAAGAAAATGTATTCTTATTAAGCTTTAAAGCATCACTTTCTTTCTTTGTATCGAAATCCTTACTATGTGTTGACTGTGCAATAAAATGTACTGTATACCCAAGACTCTGAATGATACCAATATTTCTCAACGCACTCTTGAAACGAAGAGAACCTTCACCAAATGCTCCAACATCCTTTAAAATCTCTGCATCTCTATTTTCAAGTACATATCTCTCACAAAATTCTTCATACTTGTCGAGCGTATCAATTACAATACAAGAGAACTTTTGCTTGAGTGCTGGATTTCTTAACTGTCCAATAATTGACTTGAAATCAGACATTGTATCAACTTTCTGTGCCATAATACCAGGAATGTTCTGATATCTATCCTCAAACTCTAAGAAAAACGGATCTTTGTCGGGTACAAGTTCCTTTAAAAACTTCATAAGTGTTGTTGTTTTACCAACACCTGTATCTCCCATCCAAACTGTAGAATACTGAGTTAAGTCAATTGACACCTTATTTGGTGTTAAATCTAATAAATTTCCAATCATGTTTTTGTTTATCTCCTTTATATTTTAAGTTTTATATTATTCACCTACCCAAGATTACTCTTGAGTAGGCTTTTTATTTTACTACTGCTGTGCAAATGGATTGTATGTAGTCTGTGGAGCAGGTGTGCTAGTATTCTTCTGGAATCCTTCTGCTGTCTGAGAAGATGATTCACCAGCCTTAATCTCTGCTAACTTAGCCTTTCTCTTAGACTTTAATGTGTCGATAATATCCTGTGTAAGTTCATGCTCAAATACTGTTGAAGCTGCAACACCAGACTTAACATCATTCTTTCTAATTGTTGTCTTTACCTTCTTAACAATATCTGTACCAAATGCAGCCTTCTCTACAACTTCCTGAATATCAACAGAGTTAATAACTACACCAGCAAGCTTTGTAAAGCATCCATCGTAGTAACCTGCACTTCTGAATGCATCTGCCATTGACTTATCAACTGTCATCTTAATTGGAATAAGTGAATCAGCTTCATACTTGGCATCCTTGCCAAATCCATCAGCTCTCTGACCAATAGCATTCATTCTAATTATAAGATTCCCAGTAGGTACTTCCTTAACAACCTCATCAGTGATAGATTCGATAATACCTTCTACCTCAAATTTAGCTTCGAGAACTGTACTCTCATAATCCTTTGGCTCAACTCTATTGATGAATCTTGCTGAAATCTTATTTGTAGATACAACATTCCCATCGTTACCCTTGAAATCGTTTGCTGTAAACATACCATCTGTAATAGAGATAATGTCAGGTGTCTCTCCCTCTGCACAATGTTCAATATCCTTGAGATTCATTGCATCTGTGTACTGCTTGTAGAAATAACTCTCCTCAGAAGTGAAATTCTTATTCTCATCCTTCTTATACTTGTAAGCAAAGAAATTGATTTCATGCTCACTATCGTCAGCAGTTCTTAATACGAGACTTCCTCCGATAGCTTCCTCACCCTTCTTTGTAGTAAACTCCTCGATGTTGTTCTTTACAAGCTTTCCTGTTACTGTTACTAAATTTTTGAGTTCCTTCATTAAAATTTTTCCTCCTTAAAATTAAAAATTTATGTAAATATTGTTAATAAAACAATCTATCTAAACGCCCAAATGGACGGAACACAGAAGTTAATTTATATAAACATCTATGTATAATCAGTGATTTTTGAGTATAAAAACCCAAGGGTATGCTGTTCTTCCACCCATATTTATATTCTCTATTCAGTTTTGATTTTTGGAATTTTTGAACGATCTGTTCAAGACTAATTACTAAGCAGTAATCTTTACTTTGATAAGTCTATATGGCTGATAAGCGTTTGGATATTTCTCTCTATCCACTTTGCTGATAAACATATCATATGGTCTAATCCATACTCTCTGATCCTTTAAGCTCTGATACACAACCATCTTTTCTTCTGTTTCTGTATTAATCCCAATGGCAATAATCTTATAGAAACCACCTTTGAAATGTTGTACTGTGTCTCCTGGTTGGAAATCTCTATCATACATGAATAAATCATCTGCACCATTTGATTGCATATGCCCTAATATCTCAACATTCATTGTGATAAATTCACCATGTTTTAAAAGTTCGTCCTTTTCAATCAGTGCCACCTTATCAACTAAATAACCATTCTCTTTTTCTTCGCAAATAACAATCTGTCCTGACTCCCAATTATTTGCAAAATCTTCATTAAATCTAAACTGTGACATCTTCTCACCTCCTCAAAATTCACATGAAACAGTGATTCCATTAAACTACTTCATTTACTTATTCTCCATTCGATTTTCATTTTTATTGGAAATTGTTAGCCGAATTGCTAAGATTAATTATTAAGACCATCCATCAGGATAAAAAACAGGAATACCATTATGTAAATATTCAGGACATTTCACTCCACAATCAAATCTATCTCTATCCTTTTGTTCCATGTTAGAAACCTTGTCGTCATTGTCTTCATACCATCTTAATTTAATCATACAATCAGCATCATATAGTGTCTTTTCCATACAACCATTGCATTTTTCTTTATCTAATATCTCAGTTTCTAATGATGTTCCTCTGTGATACCTATGAACATTAACACAATTTATACAAGGATCATTACCAGACAATCGTTTATTTTGTAATTTTACTTCTGGATGAAATAACTCATATAATTTATTTGCCATTATATATTTCTCACCTCCAAGTATATATTCTCTGTTTTCTTTCTTCTCATTACTAATTCAAACTCTGTGCCAGGATATGTGATCTGATATTCTTCTTTCTTACCTTCAGAGTCTTCCATATTACCCATAAACCATTCATATACAGCAGCTATCACATCATCTGTAACATCTATTTTCTGTCCAATCCACATATGTTTTTCTGTATCCTGTGTTCCATAGTAGATTGTATTTGTTATTGGACTCACACCAAAACCTTTCTTTTTCGCCATTTATTTTTCTCCTTACTGCAACATTTCTGGATAAAAGTCATACAAATAATCTTCAAAATCTCCACTTCTCTCTGAACCTGTTTGACTCTGCCAAAAATGTTTCCACTCTTTACCTCTTTCAGTCTGAATAAAGTATTCGTATTTAGGTCTTAAAGCTTTTCTATCTTTACAAATATCGTTCATTTTATAACTCTCCTCTTCAGGTTCTTCTAAAACTTCAATGCTCAAAGTTCCTGTATCACAATTTCTACCCATTTTTGTCTTAAATCCAAGCTCATTCAATTCTTTGTCTAATTTGTATAGGTCATTTTCATCTGTACTGTAAATCTTACTACCTTTACAAATCTCAATTGCTTTTACATATCTTTTATCTTGGTTAACTGAAGTAACATATAACCACTGATTTGTATCAGATATAGATATTTTATTTCGTGGAACCACTGTGAATGGTTTAAGAACTTCTTCGATTTCATCTTTATGTTCTATGTAATTATCTACTGGATCTCGTATCAAATTAAGACACGCTCTACGACCTCTTTTATATTCCATAACAAATTATTCTCCAATCTGCACCAAGAAATGTCAGTTTCCTTCGACTCTATTTCTTCACTGTTACATTGAAAACTGACCTTAAAATGCAGATAATCAGCCAAATACCAGTTGCAATAGACCACTTAAATGTTAATCCAAAACACATTGTAATAAGCTTAATGATTCCACATGTAACAATCCAACTAAGTCCATAGTACATAGCTAAAATTGTAATGACAATAACTGCTGTTACTCCACCTTTTGCTAATTTTTCTTTTAAATTACTCATATGTATATTCTCCTTTATAATCACCATTTGTTTGTGTATCTACTATCTATAAATAACTCTTCCTTTGGTCTTGGGTTCATTAAATCTGAGCTGCTTAATCTAAGTTGATTACCATAATATCCACTCCACGAACCACAACCTCTTACATCTACTCTTCCATTAAAACAGATACGAGTAATTCTGTAAGCAGGTTTATCACAACATTGCCAATAACTGATTTTGAAGCAGTTATCCTTAGTTACATTCTCTAAATGTTTTGGTACAAAGTACCAAATCTCACACTCGTCATTGATTTGCTTTAATGTGTATCCTTCATTAAGCATCTCATTAGCCTTCTCAATTCTTTCATGTCTTATTTCATGTGCTAATGCTTTTTCAGGTGTGTCAAATAATTCTCCACATTCAGAACATCTATATTTAATTACTTTCTCCAAGATTTCACCTCCTCGTATGAAATCGAAATTTACTTCGTTTCTCTCCAACTGATACTGTAATACGACTCATTGCACTGAATGCCAGTCTCGACTTTATAACCAAGTTCCTCTAATTTCTTTCGTGTTTCAGGCTTCAGAGAACCATCTTCACTGATTGAAAATTTGCCATCTGCAATCGCATCTCTAATTAATTTAGATAATTCTGCTAATTGTTGCGTAGTGCGGTTATCAATTGCGTTATTTGTCATCTTATTTGCTTCTGATGCAGACGGAATAACATTCTTTGGTAGCTGAACTTCTGGCATAGGTATATTAGAAGTAACTGCATCTTCGCAACAACCTATATCGCTACAGCCTAAACAAAACTTATAACTTCTACTATTTACTGGATACTTACAACTCATTTACTTATTCTCCTTCTAAACCTGTTTATACGATAGATTTTTTAACGGTTCAACTGCTTTATTAACGGCAGCTTTACCCATTTCCTTATTCCACACTTCTCCTTTTCTGACTTTTGCAAAGAACAAAGCATAGGCTGAAATATTATTCTCTACATCTTTATAAAATTTATCATCTTCCTCGTCATCTTCAAATTCAGATTTGCACGAATCAAGAATCATATCTGTTAAAGCAGCTTTTGCAACTTTAATTAAATCATCCGCTGTTTCAGCCTGTTCTTTTGCAGATTCGGTTTTTAGTGTAGATCTTTCTGGCACTGAAAAATAATATAATTGTTTAAAACCTTGCTCTTTTGTGTCTTCGATATGAATTCCCATATATTCTAATGTAAGTACAGTTTTAAGATTTTCTTCAATCTGTTTTGGATTAGTTATCTCCATTTGTGTCACCTCCACATGAAACCGATAATTCCTACTTATTTATTCTCTGTTCTTAGAATCCCATTTAACAAAATCTTCTAAATCATATTCACCAGATTCTTCTTCCTTAATCTCAGGAACAAATACGTTATAATTACCTTCGTTGCGATCATGTTCAATAATTTGTTTCAACATTTCATACATATTTGTAATTCCTAACTGATATGCTCTCTTTTCGCTTTCAGTCATTCCATCACAAATTTCATCATTTTTGCTTTCTAATAGATCCTTATATTTTTCTAAGCTTTCTACGATTAATAAAAATTCTTCATTCATTTATATATTCTCCTTTCAATTTCCACAAGAAACGAATCTTTCCTTCAATTCTTTATTCCACTGTAAACAACTCTATGGTTCTCTCTGATATATGGCTTTCTCTCGCTCTATCAGGTGTCATAACAAATACACACCAACCACCCGACACTACATATTTGCCAGGATAATTTTCATGTAGATATTCTCTGACTTTTTCGATAAATTTATCTTGTGCTTCGTCAATATCATTGTGAGAATATTCATCTTCATACTCTGACTCATCAATATATCTTCCGAATATCATTGATCCATCTGCCATATCTTGTAAGAACTGGTTATATTCATCTTCTACAATTTCATACATAATTATCTTCCTTATGTTTATTCTCTTATTGGCTCAACCCTATATCGTTTATTCCAATCTTCTCTCTTCTTCAATAATGGAATCCAAGGACAATACAAATTTTCAGATTCAGTTCCTATCAAGTCATCTTGATCACAACCAAGATATTCTTCATGACCACAATTAGGACAAGCTACTTTATATTCAGGAACTTTATATTTAAAACTACAATAGTTAGGAAATACCATCTGAACATTCCAATCATCCTTTGATTCAACTTCATATACACAGTTGCAGCATCTACATACAAACTGAATATTTTTACCGAAATAATCACCTGCTACAATATTCATATTTACTCCAATCAATTTCTACATACTGCTTATAACATGGAAAATATGTAGTTGCTCCTGTCTGAGCTTCGCACCAGCCATCTAACAGAGTTTGCAAACTACCAATATCACACTGCTCATAAGCATTTTCATGTAGCTCTTGGCAAACATTGTCAACTACACTGTCAGCATCAATATGAATCTTTTCTACACTACATACCCATAATCTCTCAGGTCTTTCATTATCATCTTCTTCATAATTACATGCATAATCGTCAAAGAAATCGTCAACTGTATCGTAATACTCGTCCAATTCCTCACAGTAAAGCATTGTGTCTACATCTTTTTCATCAACTGGAACTGCTTTAGATACTTTCTCATTCCACTTCTTTATTCTCTCTTCTTCGTCAGCTTTCTTTTGTCCTTCACAGTCGCAATGTAAATAAGCCTGATTTTTATAAGGCTGTCCACAATAAGGACATAAACTCTGTACTCCATTAAAACAACTCTGGCAGAATGAAAGTGATTGATGCTTGTATGGAAAATGATATTTTCTACCAGCTTCAGAACTATCACCTTTGATTCCATAAATATTATCTTCTATTCTCATGCCAAGACCATTACAGACAGGGCAGATTCTTTCATGTTCTGTCAGATCCTTGATAAGAATTTTAGGAAAAGATTTCTGAATTGCTTCATAAAGATTTACTTCTTCTCTACGTGTTAAATTATCCATATTTTTCAGCTCCTACTCTTTTGCAATTCCAATACCATTTACTGTAAAGCTAGTTACCTGACCATCCTTCATTTCAACGCTTTCTTTTGTGCCACCATACCAAACAAGACCAACGCCTGTAATATACATACCATTTTCATCTTCAATCAATTCAACTTCTTGTGCTACTCCAATAGGAACAAATTCACCATCATTGTTTTGTATCTCAATTGGAATATTTTTTACATTTTTATAAGCATTTCTAATTGCTTCTTTTGAATATATGACACCATTCAAATCAGGCTTATCAACTGGAATTGGAATTTTAAATGTTACTTCTATATTCTCTGTTCTCATATCGTTATTCTCCTTTTTATCCAAACTGTAGCCATTTCATCTACTCTATCACCTATTGGCATGTTTCACTTGTTTTTACGATACCAATAGCCCTTTCATATGCATCTTTTAAGCCTTCAGCATAGTCAACGCTACTACTTCTTACGATCCCATAACATCGTTTCAACTGTTCTATGACACCATCAATATCATAAGCTGTCGGCTGAATATCAATTATTGTGCATAAATCATCAAGTAATACATAAGCATTTCCATTTTTATCTAATTTTACAAATTCCCCTACATTTGAAATATTGTCTGCATCAATTAATCTCATTTTACACCTCCAATCTTCTCAGCGACTTTTGCTTCACATATGTCACAAATACAACCATTTTTCTTATCGTATTTTTCAAGTTCACTAATGAGATTACTACAACACCAGCTTGATTCATTAAGATGAAATTCAATCATGTCGTCATCCCAATCCGAAGGAAAGTCCATTGGAAAATTTATTGTCCACTGTATAGTTTTTGTTTGTCTGCCTGTCATATTATTCTCCTATGCACCTGTATTCGCTCTTAAAACACACTGTTCTTCATTCATATCAATTTCTGTAATAGTAATCTCTTGACACTTCTTAAAATCATCTGAACTTACCCTTGCTTTTCTTTCAGCATGTCGTTCATCTTCTGCAATAATTACCATTGCGTAATCTTGACACCAACAACTTGCTGGTCGCTTTACTAAATATGCTTTCACATTGTTATTCTCCTCTATCTAATATCTCAACATCAATACAAAATAAATCATGTAAGTTTTTAATCTGCTCATCAGTTGGTTTCTTCCATGCCATTGTTTCATCAATATTAATTGTCACAGCACCACCACACAATTTAATTCTTGCAATGACTTTTGGATTACGATAAGTTGCAATTTCTGGCATTGGAATATTACAACTTGTTTTTGGTAATTGTGTCATATAGTTATTCTCCTAATCATCTTTATCTATAATGAACCAATATAAGAAACTTAAAAGTGTAAAAGTAATTCCAAGTATTTTATTTTCTGCCTGATATGAATACATTGTTACACCACTACAGAACCATACCAAAAGAAATGCGATTGCTTGTCTATAATACTTTTTCATATCACACCTCCAATCTTCAAAGGAAAGAAAAAATTCATGCGATTATTTGATTCCTTCCACATTCTCTTTAAGTACATTTATGATGTGAAATTGTTGTATTTTTCTCATTGCAATGCAATTTAGATATTCCTTCCAATCAAATGTAGTAAGCACTTTAATAATATCTTCTCTTAATTCTTCATTATTTATCTTGATTTTATATTCTGCCGAATAATGTTCATCATCCTTTAATATCTTTCCAGCAGATCCATCACCCCAATAGCACATACGAACATCAAAATCTTTCTCGTCATATCCCTTACTATCCTGACGATAGATAGTGACATCTTTTAATTTTGCGACTGGTTTACTATTTAATTCTCCACTATCAGGTCTGCGATAAATATTAAAGCAACAATGTAAATCTCTATCTGTATAATGCTGAATACCTAAATCTTCACTATATACCAAATCAAACTCATACATTGACCTTGTGTTATTCAATTGGCTTATAGGAAGAATAAATGCAATTGTATCTGCAATTTCAACTGACTTCTTAAAAAATTTCTGTGCCATATTTAAACATCTTCCGTATGGTGGATTTCCTATTATCAGCCTTCCCCAAAGATACTTTATATCAGCACTTAAATAATCCTGCTTAAAGATATGAGTAAAATTAGATTCACACTCAGGTTCAATATCATACGCAAAATGTGGTAGCTGCTCTGCATGATTAAGAAAACTGCCATTCCCAACACTAGGCTCAATAATCTCTGATATATTTTCTTCACCAACAACTTCAAAAACCTTATCCCAACAGTAATTCGCTAATTCTATTGGTGTGTAATACTTGTCATTTTGTAATTTCAATAATTAGCACCAAAGCGGTTGCAACCTTTAAAGCCAGCTACTAATTATCCTTTCTTTGTAATATTCTCTTATTTACTGGGATTCCCATAGCCGAATGGCTTAGATATGATTAAAAATTTTCCGAATGAAAGATTGGATTCATTGGCTTTTAAAACCATTTATTACGCTATTTCTAACCTAATTGGGTGAGAACCTGCACCCTCTATTCCCTTGCTAAAAGCTTCAGGAATTACCTTTTTCATAATTTGATAAGCACCATTTACATCAGCATTGATTGTTTTACCATTATTGGCAATGAACAGACCTCTATGAACTCTTCTTTCTTTATTATAATTCTCTTTTACAGGTGATTCTTTGTCCAAAAATGATGTTCCACTTGTATATGCTTCTTCTGTCATAACAACTTCAATACCATATTCTTCACATTTACTCTGAATTTGCTTAACCAACATATCAAATGGAATATATGTGAAGTTCTGCTTATTCTTATTTTCTTGTTTCCACTTCTTATTTAATCCAATAATCAATGTATCAATTTCATTGTCTACACAATAATCCACCACCTTTTTACTTGCACAATGCATCAGGTATTTGATCTTCTCATATCTCTTTTCTGTAAGCTTCTGAAGATTTTTGCTCCAATCTCTACCAGTTTCTTTCTTTAACTGAGATTGCATTTCAGCTTTTCTTTTGTTATAGAACTGATTAACAGATTTGATTGTACCACCTTTGATTACTACTGGCTGTAAACCAACGTTATTAACCATTGCTACAAGATTTTCTGTTCCTAAATCAATACTACAAATTCTTATTCTCTTTTCTACTACATCAGGAACTTCAATCTCATATACAATTTCCATCACATAATAATCGGCTTTGGGGACAAATCTACATTGCATCAATTTACCAACTGCATGAGTGTTTACCGTATAACCACCAAAAGGTTTAAACGCAATTCTGAATTGCCCATTATTTAATGAACATTGAATATTCTTTATCATGAAAACCTGTCTACCATCTTTAGGAAGATATTTTGGAAATCTTGGCATTCCCAAATATTTTGATTGATTCTTCTTCCAATCTTTAATAGCTTTAAAATATGACTTCCACATTTTATCTACTAACTGAATTGTTTTCTGAGCTGATTGTGAACCACATTCTTTATAACAATCCATTGGCTGCATGAGTTTCTGCACATCATAAGCACTGAGTTTATTATTGTTGTTTATAAATTCCTGTCTTATAATGTAATTTGCTTGATTATATACATTTTTGGAATAGAAACAATACTGATCAACTATATTATATATTGAATTATTTTTTCTAATAATCTGTTGCTCAACTCGATTAACCTTCATGTTCTTACACCTTATTTCTTACAACAATTCTGATACATATTTTCACCTCCGATGTATTATTCTCCAAACTCACAGATGTCACATGTCGAGAAATACTTATCATGTTCTATGCAGCATTGTGGTCTGTTGTCGTCTTCATTGATTTCAGTAACATCTTTGGCAGTCCCTTTATCGAGAACTTCATTAAAGAAATCTATAACTTCTTCTTCACCATTAAATGCGTACTCTTCATTCCAATATCTGATGTGTTTCTCTAAGAACTTAATCAAATTCTTACTGAAGATATCAGTTGGATATTCATAGGTAATTTTCTGCATTTTACCATTTAACGTCTGCTTTACTTTCATCTGTGAAGTAACCATACCGAAATATTCAAACTCGACTTCTAATACACCCATCTCTTCTGTCTTAAAACGAGTAGACAGATTATAATTCATCCAATCATAATCATTCAGTGTTAGGTATGTATTTGTTCTATCATCTTCAATTTCATTGCTAAAAATCAAATCTTCACTTCTAATCTTTTTCAAATTCATTTGTGCTTCTCCTTTCTAAAGTTGTGAAATGTTGCATTCATTTGAAGTTACTCAGATACAATTTTTTGAAACATATCATCTACTGAGTCCAATAAGTCATATCTCTTATCAAATGCTGCTGTTGAGCTTCTTGCAAATTTACGCTCTACCATGTCTATAAAATAAGTAAAATTACCGTCATCGCCCATATAGAATTCATTCCATTCATTATCAGACATCAATCTTCTAACATTTAACTGGTCGATTGCAAGATTATCAAAGCTAACTACCTTAAATTTCTCAATAATATCTGCAAGATTTTCATATAGCCAATTCTGCTTTACAATAATGTTTTCATGATCTTCTGAATAAAAATCATCACCACGTCTTAAATGTTTATAACCAAGAATCAACATCTTCAGATTATTATTCTCTAAAGCTTCTACGTCCGATGGTTTTAATACCCCGTTGATTACATGAATGACCGCATTTGGATATTTCTTAATAAGTTCGATAAATTTTTCTGTGGGATTTACAAGCGATACACCAAGACCATAGATAAGTTTTTCATCAACAAGTCTTCTGATGAGTTCCTGTTTTTTCTCAAAATGAATCTGATTTACCGTCATGTTTACAATAACTTTTCTATCTTTGAGTTTCTGTAAGAATGGAATTAAGTCAGGATGACTTGTAGCATCTCCGCCCCCAAGAGCAACTTCCTGATACGGATGAAGTGTGTTAATGAATTTCTCATTCAAAATATCTCCAAATTTTCCATCTGTTGTGCTACCTTCATGGCAGAATGGACATCCCATATCGCAAAAATCACAAATTTTTATATCCATATTCTCTGCAAAAGTTGGCAAAAACTCATCATCTTCTGTTTCTCTGATCTTTGTTCCATCGCTCAAAATTGTGGTTTTAAAGTTACCATTTATGTATCTTCCTAATAATTCCATTCTTAAAATCCTCCTAAATTAAATCAACCATCGTATCCATACTTACCAAACGCAACAATTTTATCTCCACTTTTACTTGTATATCTATTTACAAATGTTTCAAGATCATCGTGCTGCCACTCCTCATAGGTTTTAGCATCCTCGTCTACAATATTGTTCTCTTTTGCGTATTTGCTATAATACTTTTCTTTCGCAGATTCTGACAAGTCTGACCAATCTTTAGAAAAATCATCTTTGTGATTTTCATAGTCTTGTGCTGCATATTTCTTATCATCATCTGATAAACTATTTGCTTTTACAAATGACTCATAACCCCATTCATCAAAAAGAAGTTCGCCATTCTTCCACTGTTCAAATTCTTCCTCACTACACATTGTAAGTGAATGTGTGCTTGATGAATTAGTTTCATAAACTCCACGTCTAATCTGTCTCTTCATATCATTAATTTCCTTTCATATAAACTTCATAATTATCGAATTCTGGTTTTAAACCACCGTAATTTGTATAAGTACCCCAACTTGTTTCTTCTTCGCCTTCGTTGACATACATTCTGTCACTAAATCCATATGAATTATCATTACCTGTAATAATGACCGAATTACCAAATAGGTATCTAAATAGTTTATCTGAATCTGATAATACATCATTGACAAAATCTTTTGTTTCACCTGAATGATCAATGTAACCATCAATATCATAATAATATCTAGTTTTACCACCATATTCCCATGAATCTACTTTTAGTTCTGGAAGAGTGTATTCAATATTATTACTATCTAAAATATCCTTTAACTTCTGTAAATTTTCATCTGCCTCATCTTTGTCAAAACTTAAAATCGCAGTAATTAAATATGAAGCCTTATTATATAAACTATCATATTCATCATTTTCCCAGCCAAATTCACCAGTTTCAAAATCAATATGACTAAATGAATTATGTCTATACTCACTTTTTGTAATACAAATCGCATGTGTACTACTTGAATTAGTTTCAAAAGTACCTCTTCTAACCTGTCTCTTCAATTTTTTCTTACCTCCTTAGTTCAATATTCTCTCTTTATAACCAAAGAAACCTGAATTTCCTTACCAATAGTTACTAGAATCATTATCATTATGTTCAAAATCATCCGCTGTTTCTGAACACTTTCTTGACAATTTCATCGTATCTTCGTCATTCCAACCATATTCTGAATCAAGTTTATTAAGCCCCAAGTGTTTCTTAATGTCATCCTGATTGGCTAAAATCTGACTCAATGCCTGAAATAATAACTTTGTTTCTTCGTCTCTCATAAACAATCTCCTTTACTTACCATTACAAAGTCCAACTTTGTAATCGTCTTTCACGTCAATAGTTACTTCTCTCTGAAATTTTCCTTCCTTATCATAAAGGGATAAATAATATCTGTTACCACGCTGCTCTAAGTCAAGATTCTCATTCTCGAATAATAATACTCGTCTCTGTTTCTGCACTGGTTTAGTTTCTACTTTTGGAGATAATATAATAGGTGGAAGTTCTATTGTAGCTGTTTCAACTTCTTCAAGAATACAGCTAATATCATCATCTAACTTACTATCGTCATTCGTATGCCTATCAACTGCTCTAATAATATCTTTCTCAAATAATAATCTATTTGCCATTTTATTATTCTCCATTTCTACATATATAAATGATATTTTCTTCCAATCTGATCAATAAGTTCACTGTCCATTGGTCTAAAACCAATTACAGTAAGTGTTCTACCATCTTCTTCTGGTTCTAATTCAGTGTGATAGTTATCCTTTATGAGCCAGAAATCTTTGCCTTCAACCATTCCTAATTCTTCTGCCATAGTCTTAGCTTTTAGCAACTGATTCTTATTCTTGGCTTGAAGAACACATTTTGTAAATTCACCCTCAATCCAATTGTGAAGAATATCTTCGTCAATATAGCCATCGACATGACCATCTAAATCGGCATTATTTCTAATAAACCAACTAAGAAATGCCATAGAGCCGTAGCTGACTTGAGCTGCGAGCTTCCCAGAACTCATATTCAAATCTTTTCTAGCAATAATAATTTGTTTATACATATACGTCCTCTTTCCACTCATCTAACCAATAGAAACTATCAATCTGTTTATCAAGCTTTCTAACTTGCTCTCTTAATTCAGATTCTTTCTTCTTACTATCTGTTCTCTGACACTTCTTCCATAATTCATTACGCTGCTTAGATAATTCATTGTACTTATCAGATACATTAATCTCTTCTACGACTGAAATCTCAATCTTTTTGCCACAATGAGGACAAAACTGGATTGGATAATTGTCTGTCTGTTCCCATTCATCTTCATACGATGTAATAACTTCTGTATGTGAAGTACAGAGCTGAGGAATAAAACCATATTCTTTATCATAATCAACATTAAAATTTGTTAAATTTTCGTTTGTAAATTCTATGCACTCATTATTCTGAATTTCATCACAACAATACTTAAATGGCTTATACTTGTACGAATGAGTGTCGTTAAATTTTAATCTAATTAATTCTATCCTCATATCTTTATTCTCCTAACTTTCTTCCACACCAAGGACAATATGCAATATACTCTTCCTGATGAACAAATCCATCGTCATATTCATCCCATTCTGATGTTTCTATATCCAAATAATATTCATTCGTCAATGGATCTACATATATTCGATTATCAGGTGAGTCATAATCACAACGATTACACATACACTTACCTCGCTTTATCACATTCATTGAAATCTAAAAGCATCTTATATTTATATTCTCCAAATCTTTCTTTCCAACGCTGCTTTGCTTTATCAGTATCCCAACTAAAAGGCATCATATGGTAATTGATGAGGAAACATATATCTAATACAACCTTATTAAACTCTTCCATTAAACTCTCTAAAACCAAATAGCATCCGACAGATGGGTGGTCATAATAATGAGCTATACCATTTTCATCAATTGTCTGGCAGTATAGTTTGCCATAATCATGAAGAACTGCTCCAATATTGTATTCAGCTTTATGTCCTTTTTCTGTAAATAAATCATATGTATTAAAGCAATGATTTTCTAAAGTCATAGTATGATGAGGATTCTTCTGGTCAAAATCTTTCATTTTAGCAATCAATCCACCTGTGGTCATTGCATTAGCATTATGAAATTTATGAATAATAATCTCATCGAATCCTTCCTCGTAGAACGGAATCTGATATTTTCTAATCTGCTTATCCAACACAAAATCAGGTACAGGATGTTCTCTATGTAGATTATCTTTTTTGCACTGTTTAAATGGCTTTGGAATAATTACACATACTTTTCTGACATTTAAACCATTTACTTTCATCATAATTGCTCTACGAGATTTCATAGTTAGATTAGTTGCATCTGCAATTACATTCTTTTTATTCTCCAAATTCTTGCGGATTCTATCGTGAAAAATCTTAAACACTTCTTCGTTATGTTCTTGATCTTCGTAATTACCTGTTAATTCTTCACGAATTGCGTCTGATGATACGATTACTGTATTTGGATTCTCATTGGCAATCTGAGTAGCAATGGTTGACTTGCCACTACCACTCAGTCCAACGAGTACCCACATTGTAGGTTTATTCATTTAAAGTCTCCTCAAATAATTCTTCAGCTTCTTCCATATCAGGTACATCAGATGTATCTTTGGCGATCCCCTCAATTACCTTAAATTCAAACACCTTATCCTTATAAGCCGTGAATGTTGCTCTGTTATCAATACGAACAACTACACCTTCGGCAACATGTGTCTTACCGATTTCATCTGCTGGCATACCATCAAGATATTTATTTACTCTTTCTTTCAAATCTTCTGGTGTAGTAAAAATAAACTTCTCTAAATCAGGTACATGCTTAACACCCAACTTGTCACACCATACCTCTACAGTTTCCCAAGGCACTTCAACAACTGTTCCGTCTGCTGTTGTCATTGTCATTCGATATACATACATCTCATTTTCACCTGGCTCACAACCATATGAGAATGTTGTAATGTCACCAAATTTCTTTGTAAATTCTTTTTCCTTAACTCCTTTATTAGATACTGAACTCATAATTGGTGTTGTTTCATTTACATATCCGACAATTTCATAGAAAATTTCAGCACCTTCAGGAAGCTTGTCTTTTAATAAATCATGGTACTTCTTTCTAAATCCATTATCAGAATAATATCCATCATTCTTTGTCATATCCTTTAATACAACTCTTCTACTACCAGATACAACAGAAACTTCTCTTGTAACCTTTGGCTGCATATGTAAAAACTTTCTCAGCTTACTATTCTTCTTTGTAACCTTAACAGTCTTCATAGTACGAGCTGATGTTCCGTGGAGCTTACGAGTAATATAAATCGTGTCACCTGGCTTAAATGCTGACATATTATATGCAAGCTGTGCAGTATCTTTATGCTCCTCAAAAAATGGATATGATACTGTCTCTTTCTGAAATTTGTTCTTTTTATTTGAACCATTCCCATTACTTCTTGAACGATTCTTTCCTCTTGGAATGTATTTCTGACAAATCTCATGACCACCAAGAACTGTAATCTGATCGCCATCTTTTAATTTTGAAATATCTGTATACTTAGAAAGCGTCTCAACAGGTAATACAAGTCCTTCTGACTTTTCACCTCTAAGTCTAATAGCGGTTACATTTCTCTTCTCAGCATCCATATAACCACCAATGTTGTTTCCATTCTCATCTTTCTTTCTTACAAGGTTGTTGTCTGTTGCATACTCAAGTGATAACTGACCGTCAGATGGAAAGAAGACTACTTTTTGTCCTTCCTGATAACTCAAATCTACAATTACATTCTGTCCAAATACTTCTACACAGTACAATCTATCAGCGTTGCTATGTTTTCTTAATCCTTTTAATGTTGTGATATAAGCACAATACATAAGTTCCTCTTACCTTAGTAAGTAGTGCGCACTTTATCCTTAAGGAACTTTTCTAATTTTTTCCTTTCTTATTTAATCTTCTAATTTGTTGCCTTTTGCTTCATTACAAAGCTTACACATTGTTTGATAGTTACTAATATCATCAATACCACCTTTTGAGCGTGGTATAATATGATCTTTTGTCATTAAAATTTCATCACCATTATTATCAACTGCATACAAATTCAGATGATATGTTGGTTGGTCTGCGAATTTTTCTTTTGCGAAAAACTTTCCTTCGATACCACAGATTGCACATTTACAACCTTTAGTGAAAAAAGTCTGGTATCTCTGGCTGTTACCTTTTATTAAATCCCCATCGAAATCAACTTTTGCAAGTCTTTTATCTTTTTCAAATAAAACATCTTTAACCTTATCGTGTACCTCTTCTATGGAATACGTGGATTTCCTGATGAGATTGTCATGTTTTGGTTTAAACTCATGCGATCTAATATCTTTATTTGAAATAAAAACATTTTCTGTATTTTTCTTGCTTAATAAGTTAACCAAATCTCTTACTGTGTGAATTTTATTGGAAATAGAAATAGTATTACCATTCCATTTAATTCCTGTAATCTCTGTATCAAGAGTAGGCGACAATGGATTATTGTTCTTTGTGAATTCTGTGTTTAAGAAATCCTTGATTGTCTTATATTTACTTTTCAAGCCTTTCCCATTTATGGAATAATTAAATTTCAAACCTTTAAATTGTTGCTTCTTACTCATAAAACATATCTCCTTCAAACTTTTATTGTCGCTTAATTATTCTCTCTTTTATTTTGGAAATTGTGAGCAGAAACGCTCTTAGATAAAATCAACAGGAAATGCTTCTTTCTTACTCCTCATATAAAATTTTCTGATTGTTATTCTCCTTCGAATATTACTTTTATTGGCTTTATAGCTTCGTCATTTGTTGGTATAAGAAGCACTTTGTCATTTCCAACCTGATCTTTAAATATTTTTGGAGCTTCAACAAATGTAACTCTTTTTGATCTATCACTATCCAGCCACTCTTTAAACTTTTCAAGATTTTCTTTTTCAGAAATTGCAGCACATGGACTTACTTTATCTATTAACTCTAAAAATCTTTGTCTTTCATCTTGTGATAACTCCATATTGTTTTTCTCCTATTTGTTCACTTTAAATACATTTGCATCACCAACTGCCAAATCTTTTACTTCTACAAAAGAATTTAGATTATCTTCCATAGTTGTAATCAATATCTCATCAAATAAATCTTCCATCATACCAAAGAATCGTACAGACGGATGAAATCCTGGATATTCTTTCAAACGGCATTTATTAACACTACCTCTTAATACAGGAAGTCTATGTCTTCTACGCTTGTTGTTATTCCAATGGATAGGATTGTTATAAAAAGCTTTCTTCTTTCGTCTGTACTCTTCTAATTCTTCTCTTGCAAGTTTGTCAATCTCTTTTTCTCGTTCCGTTTTCGGAGGTTTGCCATGAATAATATTGTCAAATTGTTTTCTGACATTATCGTTTACTTCTGCTTTTTCTGAATCACTCATCTTATCAAAGTTTTGAGCTACATCTAATAACGTATTCTTCAATTTATTGTTCTCCTGTTTCTACTCGATCTTCATTCAACAAACCAAATTTTCGTAAATAATACTGTTTGGTTTTATCATCGACTCTACAATAAAAATTATGTCTTCCTGATTTCTGTAAAGATAATGTGTTTATATTAAGTTCTGCATTCATAATAATCAGTAATTCGTTTAATGTAATATCATAACAATGAAACGTTTCGCCTATTAAAAGCTTATAATATTTCTTCTCTAATTCTGTTATTTCTTCCATATTGACACCATCCTACTTTTCTACATATTCCAATATCCAACTGTCGTATTTATTTTCTTTAATTAATTGCTGATATAAATTTATCCATTCTTGTGCTGAAAAACCTTTGTACTTCCAAACGCATTCTTTCCAATGTCTGTGTATAAAATGACCTCTTGTTTTTAACTCAATACATTTCACACATTTATCGTATAATTTCTTGGAATACCAATTCGATCTACTTCTATTCCAGCCCTCTATAAATGCTTCAGTCGGATCATACCTACTTCTCATATCAGTAAGAGTTCTGTCGTATAACTCAGTTTTTGCATTGTATAAACAATGAAGCAGAAAATAGATGTCCTCATAATTATTTTCAAACTCCCATTCTCCAAAAAAAATACATTATTCTCACCTACTTTCATGACCACATGAAACGTGGCTTGTCATCCTTTAAATGTAATTAAGCCACTCTGGGTTAATTTCATAATCTATATTTTTGATACCAAATTTTCTTCTTATTCTTTTATGCTTTTTAACATTTTTAGCATAATATGTTCCGTTTGTATGTTTGAACCCTTTCTTAATATCCCAAAAACAACAGAATGTTGGCGAATATGCTTGCTCAACTATAAAACCACACCTACTACAACTTCCATGCTGTTCTACTGTCCCCAATCCAAATTCAGAATAAGAACAATACTCAAATGTTTTTGTTTTACAGATAGGGCATTTATCAAATTGATAACCCCATTTTGGTTTTCTTTGTTTCTTCATAGTATTATTCTCCTTCTTTAAAAAACAAGAAATGCGAGATTCGTTTGAACTAAATCTCAAATAGCTTTTCTACTGCTTTTTCACCTACAATTCTATCTGATTTCTGTAACACCTTACGTTCTTTCTGCCAAATACACTTAAAATCATCAGGCATATTATATTCACTTACTAATACTATATTATTCTCTGAAAGTTTACGAAGAAAATCGTAAAATGAGTCATAGTCGATTGACTGTTTAGAATACTGTTTCGTATTTTTATAGGGTGGATCAAAATAGAATACACAGTTTTTATAATCTGAGAAATTCTGATAATCACAACACATGAATTCGATGTTATTTAAATTCGGTGCTTGTTCTTTGAAATTATTTAATCTCTTATTATAAATGCTTCTGCCACCCTTTGAATCTCTACCATAACCACCATCAAAGTATCTACCACCATAGCTTGCCATATATCCAATCAATGCAATATATTCTGGTGAATACTTATGAGTTCCAAGTTTTCTATCTTCTCTAACCTCTGCATAATGTTCAAATGTACATACTTCAGGTGCGATAGATAAGCTGTTGTCTGTCTGAGCATATTTCAACAAAGCAATTAACTCTTCATTAATATCTGCTCCAATTCTCTTATCACATTTAATCTTATCAATAAGATTAGCTCCACCACACATAGGCTCTATGTAAGTTTTAATATTATTATCATCAATATACTTCTGAATAATCGGCACTAAAAATTTTGTCAACCTATTTTTACTTCCTTGATATACCATTTAATCTACTCAGAGCGAAATTTCTTTAAGGCTGCCACTCACACTCCTTTCGTATTATTTAGTTAATTATTCTCTACTTCCTTTAACCTTTTCTGCTAATTCTTCGATTCTTCTCATATCGTCAACCAAGCATTCGTCTCTATCTTCTTCATCAATAGTTTCTACAAAATCATCAATTGCCATATTGTAAATTTCTGAACACTTCTCTGCTAACCAATCTTCAAAAGAATCTTTATCAGTCGCAACTTCTACAATAAATGTCTGTTTACTAATTTTACCCATTTGTTCACCTCCAATCTTCACATGAAAGATTTCTTTCAATGTATTGTTGTCGCAGTTGCTCATTTATGCATTCTCCCAGTCTAATTTCTGACCACAATCTTTACAAAAAGAACCACTCTTTACAACATGTTTGCAGTTAGGACACCAATATGCACCTCTAAGAAATCTTGCGTTATCTATCACATCAATATATTTTTCATAGTCAATAGGCGTTGGCTTCTTCGATATCTGCTTTTCAAGTGCTTTTATTGCCATTCCATAAGCATTTTCAAAAGAGCATCCCCATGAAGTATCACATGGGATTGCTTTACCAAGTTCATTACAATCATATTTTAGTTCTTCGATAGCTTCACTTTCTGTCATTTATTTCCCCTTTATACTCAGCTACTCTCTTACTTCCAACCTCAAAAATATCCTTGTCCTTCTCGAAACATATGTAATTCCTATTCGTATTCAAAGCTGCAACTGCCGTTGTACAACTTCCTGCGCATGAATCAAGAACCAAATCTTCTGGATTAGTGTAGGTTTTAATCATATACTCACATAGAGCTAATGGTTTTTGCGTAGGATGTAAGCAAGATTTTTGCTTATCACTTGCAAAAGTTATTACGCTTCTTGGATACCTATCTGTTTCACCACCACCAGATAATTCTTTATTCATTCTTCCATAAATTTCTGTATTATTTTGAGTTTCTACATACTTTGTGTATGAATGAATTGGTGTATGTCCAGTTGTTTTTTGAGGATTATAAGTTGGAAGTTTTTTATAGAATATTAATATGTTTTCGTGTGCCTTCATTGGCATTTTTTTAGCATTAAGATGACCTGTGGCTTGTGTCTTTTCCCATATCCATTCATAACGCAACATACTAAGATTAGAAGTACCTAATACTTTATCAAAAGGCGTTTGTGCAAATAGTGCAATACAACCATTGTCTTTGATGATTCGATTATAATGAGTCCACAAGCCATTTTTCTTATTCTCATAGAACCAATATCTTGTATATTCAAGACTGCTATTTGTTACTTGTGCTAACTTAAATAAATCTGTTTCATAAAAATATTGACCTGATAATTCCACATAATCATTTAATGGTAAAGCAGAATCCCATTTACAATGAGTTGTTCCATAAGGCAGATCCGTGAAGATAAAATCGACTGATTTATCATCAATCTTTTTCATACCTTCAAGACAATCTTCGTTATATATGTTATTAATCTCTAACATTTCTTACTCAGAGCAAATCCAGATTTAATGCTGCAGCAAATCTCTTGCTCCTTTCAATATTATTCTCCTAATGTGTGTATTTACTTCTTGGAAACATTCCTTCAAGGTCAATACCATATCCAGAAGTAACTTCTTCTAAATCGATACATACACAATCACTACAAATTCTTGCTTCAATTCCACCTTCATCAAAAAGCGAATAGCCAAAAATATCATTCAATCGTTTGACAAATTCATTAAACCAATTAAGATTAATCCAAACATAAAACTCTGTATTACAAACCCATCCAAATTCATCTACGTATGAGATGTCAATATCGTCTTCTTCTGGATTGATTAGTAATTTATATAGTTCTAATTCATAATTTTTTCTCATCTGCCACCTCCTAAATCACCAAGAAACTTCGGTTTACTGTGGTTTATAAAATTTCATCTAAAGCACATTCGATTTCATCAATAACTTCCTGCTTAGTGACTTCATAATCTTCCATCATTTCATCAATAGGTAAGTGATTTCTAAGTACAATATAAAGATATTCCGCAATACCAGTAACATCATATCCTTCTACAGTTGAACCTTCCGCTAATGGCTGAATAAAACCATTTCTGATATGATGAGCTAACTTATCTGCACCAATAATCACTTTATTCCCCTTTGGAATAATCACTTTTTCTCCTGATAATGCTTTTTCAATTTCTACTTCTTCTGTTGAGGTCAAAATCTGACCAATCTTGTAATCTGCCATACTACTTCTCCTTACTATCTCAAAATCTTACTTAATCTTTTCACAACTTCTTCGCAAAATCTGTACAAACAAGTCTTCTTAAATACTATTCTCAAATCATCAACAGCTTGTCTATATTGCTGACGTAATTCGTTGTCTATCATGTTATTCTCCAATTTCAACTATCTGTTTTGTATTAATATCATAGGTGCATAACTTACCACTTTCTGAATAATATGGTGACATATAACCATAACCTGAATATTCATTAAATACTATATAAACAACATGAGTTGTGGAATAATAATATAAATCATTTTCACCTTCTATCGAAACGAGCTTTGAATGATTATCATAATTTTTACTGCCTTCATAAGTACATCCAGTCATTCCAAAACACAATGTCAATCCTAATACAACTGCTAAAATTTTCTTTTTCATATGATTTATTCTCCCAACTCTTTTAGTGCATTAACAAGTTCAGCGAGTCTTGGATTTTCAGGATGCTCCTTTGCCATCTTTTCATATAAAGCAATATTATTCATCTTTTCAATCTCAGACTTTAGCTTCTTCTCAATAGAAGCTTTCTGCTTTGCAATTTCTTTCTGACGATTTTCCTCATCAATTCTTGCATTGTATGCGTTCATATTAACTACACCGACAACCTGAGCTGTCACACCTTTACCATACTCTTCGACTGTCTTAATTTCTTTTAAAATTCCAACAACTTTGTTGTCTTTTCCTCTTGCATTTACAATCAGATATAATGGATGATTGGTATCATACTTAACAATTTCATTAATATCTTCATCGTATAAAGCAAATCCATAATCCTTCTGATTATAATCATCTACTAAATTTACAATCGCCACTTTACTAAATCCTGTCATTTTATTATCCTCACTTCCATCTCTAATAATATCCAATTCACTTCTTTTAAACCAATATAATCCATTGGAGCTTGCTGCATTATACATTCCATCAATCTGAACCGCTATTGATCCACTTGTAGTCTTAATAACTTGTCCATATAGACCAACAATGTTTTCTTCTCTGTATTTTCTTTTATCAGTATATGTAACTTTTACTCGTTGATTTTGATATTCTTCATAATCGTAAATCTTGCTCATCGCATCACCTCCTGTTAATTTATTCTCCTAATCCATATCTTCTTAACCATTCTTTTTTATTTAATGTAGTTACACCACGTTTCTTTTGTTGCTTCCATACTTTAATAGCATATTCTTTTGTCATTCCTGGCACTGGATAATGTATTACGGATTTTGAAATTGTATATGGTTTTCCTATAGAAGCCATTTTAAATAAATCTAACAAATCAGTCATGTGATCTATTCTCCTTTGATATTAATAAGAGTACATTCACTTCTGTACTCTATGAGAGCATCCTTATTCCTCATCATTACATGTTAGGATCGAGGTGTGTTCCAAGGCATTATATTCTCAAATGAGTTTCAGCCTATACGCTCATCGGTTGACTGACTTGTTAGTTTCAGCCTTCACCTTTACCTTTTCACCATCTCAGGTTTTCAGTTCGTTTTACCTCATTTATATATTCTCTGCTAAAGCAGAAGAAATCTATGTTTCTTGGTAAAAATATTACTATATATAGTGTCCATATTTTCTATAAGCACTATATATAGTATCTCATTTACGCCTGATACACAAAACTTGGCATTGGCTGTAATTTAAACAGATTTTTCTCATGCATTGAATCAATCTTTCTTATAATTCCAAACAAATCCTTTACAAGTTTTCTGCTTTCCTGAACAACACGCTTGAATACCTTGATGACTTACTCCCAAAGAATGTGCTGCTTCTGTTATACTTTGCCACTCTTTTATAATATTTCCATTTTTATCTTTTTGGAAAATCACAACTGCATTTGTTCTATTTGGAATTGTTGCACGTTTAATTACTTCTTCAATATTAACGTTTCCGTTATTATATGCCCAAGCATATCCACCTGCTGTTTTACAATTACCCTTACAACAATCCGAAATCTGTCCAGATGATATTCCAGTTATCTTATATGCCTCTTCCATACTATTATATTCTCTTATAATATTCTTGTTGGGTATATCTATTTGGACTACTTTTCTTTTATAGACACGTTTATGCTTTACTTGTAAATCATCCTTTATTTGTTTTGATGAAAATATATAATCATCAAATGTAATATTCTTTTGCAAGAGCTTTTCATAAAACCCTTTTACAATTTTTTCTTTTGTTTGAAAATTTGTATATCTAATAATTAACAATGGAATATTATTTTCACTACAATAATCTTCTTTTAATTTATCCAAATGTTTTCTATGCAAAAAATTTTCCTTCTTTTGCATATCAGACTCACTATTAAATGTAAACGGAAAATAATGCTGTTCTCCATGTAGTTCAATTAAAAATAAGAGTTTCTTATTTTGTGGATGAAAAATTGCAAAATCGAATGGCAATCTTCTTTTATATTTACAATCATCAAACTTATATTGCGTATCAAATATAATTTGTTCATCTGTCAAGAACTGGCTTAATTCGAACTCAGCTACAGAAGATAAACATCCACATGACTTAAGTTTCCCAGAAGTTAAAGACGATGATAAAGCGTTAATTTTCTTACCACAATCACAATCACAACTCCATAATGATCTATGATTTTTTATACCAAGAAATTCTTTTACAATTAATTTCCCAAATCTTTTTCCTTCTAAATTCTTTTGTGGTTTAATATTATCTCTTCTTATACATCCACATGATTGAGTATGTCCTGATTTTAAATGTCCTGCGGCAACTAAAATCAATTTAGGGTTGCCACAGTCACATTTACACCACCATCTCACATGTCCGCTTTTATCGTTGTCTCCACGTTTGATGACTGTTAATTTTCCAAATTGTAAATTAGTTAAGTCTTCTGCCATTTTAGTCTACATATCTTTCCATACCTGTTTTATAATAAGGAATAGGCATTCTCTTAAACCGATATTTTTCTACTCGATTATCAATTTTCTTTTTAATATCTTTGTCGTCAATCTCGCCTGTTCTAATATATCTATCCATAACAGAGTATTTAAATCCCAATGCATCTTCATCTGTACTTCCACACAGTCCATCAGACGGAATTTTTTCGATTAATTCATTTGGCAATCCAAGTTCATATCCAATAGCTTTCACTTCTTTTACTGTTAAGTCGCTAATTGGTGCAAAATCTCCAACTGCATCACCCCATCTGGTTTCCCAAGATAGTAATGTTTCTGAAAGATTACACGTATTAGCGACACGACCATTTACTGTCTGCGATACTGCATAAAGCGTAGTCATACGAATACGAGCAGGGAGATTTGTAGAAGTCTGCTTTGACCAATGATCTCCCAACTGTGGTTTAATCTCATGCTTTAAAGTGCGAACTGTATTGCCTATATTTACAACACAACTGTCGATTCCAAGATGGTCTATAAGCATTCGAGAATAATCAATATCTGGCTGTTCTCCCTGTGGCATCATTACACCAAAAACTCTATCTTTTCCAAGAGCTTCACAACATAAGCCAGCAACAACGCTTGAATCCTTACCGCCAGAAATTCCAACTACTGCCATACAATCTTTACCATTCTGTTCAAACCAATCTCTAATCCACTCTACGATCTCATTCTTTACTTTCTTAGCATCAAAATTACTCATCCTTTATCTAACCTCCATAATTCAATATTACAATTTTCAAATATATCATTTATCATTTGATACACTTCTTCCCAATTTGCACCGCCACGAACACATCCAATTTTATATGGCATTGCAATACTCATATTTTCCAAAACTGCATATGATCTCAAATTTTCAAAACATTTTCTTAAAGCATTAATATCTGTATACTGTTTTCCGTCATAGCCATATGATTTTTGTGCAAATAAATTTGCATATATTCTTGCGTCAATATTAGACTGAAAATATCTAACAGAACCCAATAATTGTTCAGGTGTGTTAATCGAACAAAAACTATGATAATCTTTATATACTTGCGCATCATAATCACGGATCGCTTTTGCAACACCAGAATTAAAAGCACCTTTGCAATTAACCTGGTGCGCAATAATATCAGTGTTCGAAGTGAGCAAGTCTCCATCAATAATTTTAATCATTACTTACCTCCGTACATTCTGTTTCTGATATCCGCAAATGTGTCTTCTCTTACTAACTCTCCATCTTTAAATACGGTAGTAAGTAAACTGTTATCACTCATTTCAAGTAACTGATCTTGACACTTTAATTCACCGTTATCATCGTATACTCTACAACATCCTTTATGAGATTTCTTTAAGTGACTTGTATCTGTCTTAGGATCTTTGAAAATCATTAACTTCTTGTCATCAATTACTCCATATGTAGCTTTCATTGCAATGCCAAAAGTATCTCTTGTAACAACAATCACCTTGCCGTTTTCAACGATTGCAGTGAAGCAAAAAGCTCCTACACCATAAGCAATATTATTAGCTGCGAAACCACGCTTTTCTAATTCTTTCCAAATAGTTTCTACATTAGAAAGTGTGCAGCCATCACCATAAATAATACCGATATGCGGATTTAATACCTTATAACCTTTACCATTTACAGAACCACCAAAAATCTCCCATAACCTTTCAACTGTCTTAACGGAAATCTCTACAATATCACCACTATCAGGACGAACCAAAAGCTTTCCATTATGATTCATAATCGCTTCTTTACACTGTGGAAGAATATTATTTACCATATTCCAATAATCATAAGTATCTGAAACCATACTAAATGATGTATTTGGATATAACTCTGTTAAAAGTCTCTTAACAAACGTAATCTCATCTCCATCAATTGAGAAATTAGCACCCATTACAGAATGTTCAGTTGAGACAGCACCGATTCCAATACCATTATTCTTACAATCGGCATTGTAATATCTATCAATATAATTAATTGCTGGAATTGTAGATGTCTTATTAAATGAAAGCAGCCATGATGCTGAACATCTTGTAGCTTCATCCATACAAGACATTCCTCTCATACCAAAATCTGCACAAGCCATATTTCCAGGCAATCCGTCTGTTGTCTTGTTATACCAATAATCTGCAATCTCACGATACATATGACCAATAGTTGCATGACAACAAGGTTTCCACAATTCTACCTGAAGAATACATTCAATCCACTGAACAAGCCAAGCAAATTTATCATCCGTATTTGTAATCTCAATACAAGGAACACCCATAGGAACAAGTGTGCCTTCTGGTAATGCTCTAATCTCAAGTGGTAAATATCCTAATCTGTGAAGCTCTACAATTTTATCTAAATCATAGTTGTCTCTACCAATCTGTACGTCCATCGAATCTGTATAAAGAGTTAGCATCTCATCTTCCGATAAATCGAAGAAATTTTTCTGAAAATATCCCATTAAATATTCTTTGATAAATGCCTGTAATCCAAAGAAAACCATTTCATTCTGATTCTCTAACATTGATTTTCGAGGCACCCAATACGACACCAATTTAGTCAAACCATTTGGGTACATACGATCATGACACTGTTTATAAGTATCTGATAATAATAAAGCCATTGTGTTATCCATAATTTTAAACCTCCATAACTGTAATTTTTTCATGACTACCATTAAATAAACTGTTTGTGGTAAATAATCTGTTCACAGTATTATTCTCTAAAGATTTGATTAATGTTCCTTTTTCTTTATCAAGAATTGAATTCTCTGTATGAGTGGCATATGCATAAATCTCAGTTACACCATGTTTCTTCAATTCTTCTGCACTATAATAAAGTGAACCGCCATATGCGATAATATCATCAATCATCAATACAGCTTTATCCTTCAAATCAATACCATTTGTTCTAATGTCTAATCCAAGGATTTTGCCAGTTTTCCAATCTCTTTTCTTTTCACCATAACAATACGGTAACTCAGGGAATAAATCTGAATATCTCTTAGCTGCACCTGCGTCTGGGAAATAAAGTACAAGATTTCTCATACCAATCTTTGAAATAGCTTTATCAACATACTCCTTTGGATTTTCTTTTACACAATTATTGAGTAATGCAGTAGAAACATCGCTATGAGCATCTAAAACATAAACTGATGAAAATCCTAACCAATTGATAAAATCGCAAAAATACTTCAATGTGAATACTTCATCATCATTTTTTACTCTATCCATTCGTGCATTAGGAATATATGGAAGAGACAAATAATAATCTACATTAGTAAAAAATCTTTCAAGATGTTTCTTTGCTAACATCAGATAAAACATCTCATCGTTACTCTCATAAATCCATTCAATCCAAATACAAGGAGAGCCATCATAAGAGTCTTCCTCAATGTTGTTTATATCAATATTTACTCTTGGTGTTCCATCTGGAAACTTGTTGATTGTTACAATTTCGCCATTAATTTTAATCATATTCTACTCTCCAATCACTTCGATCTGACACATCTTCATAGTTGCTAATGCAGCCTTGTGGTTATCAGGTGTGACACCTGCACAACAACTTGCATCTACTGTAATATCAATCTCAGGATAATTTGCTCTAATAATAAGTGCATTTGAAACCACACAGATGTCGGTACATAATCCGCAAATCTCAACGCTTTCAAATCCAAAGTCCTTCCAATTTAACCAACCGAATGTAGGCTTATCAATCAGAATATCATTCTCAATATCAAAATCTAACTTATTGGAAATCTGCCAACCAATAGTATTCTTTACACAGTGAGTAACAGGAAGATGTTTACCTTCATATGTCTCTAAATAATTCTCAGGATGTGTGTCTCTTGTAAAAATTACCTGTTTACTAGCATCCTTATACTCCTTAATTTTCTTTGCTACATTTGATACAATCGCCTGTGCTTCCTTTGTACCAAGTGTTCCATCAATAAAATCATTCTGCATGTCTACAACAATTAATGTTTCTCTCATTTTGTTACCTCTTTTCTTTGTTCTTATATGTATTTATTCTCTGAAAATTCAGAAGAAATTCCGCTTTCCTGCGAACTTCATATTATGTTATTCTCTATTTAATTACATATAACAAGCAAAGTTCCACTTCCCATAGCTCCATTACTTCTTGTGGATATTGTAGGAGCAAAATCTTTCACTTCTGTTCCGTTATAAACATCGAAATATTTTGGAAGATAACCTTTTTCTTCATAAAATTTTTTATATTTATCATTAACCCATTTACTTCTTGTTAATTCAAAATCATTTATAGCAGTATATTTATCACCACAAGCAGAACTTAATCTGCTTGCGGATTTGTAAAATTTCCAGAGTTGATTCCTTCATATAATCTGTTCAACGCTATCTCAAATGCGCCAATCCCAGAGAAGAAACTACTTAATCTCAAATCCTCAAACAGATACGGCATAGCCTTATACAATTCAACTAATATGTAATATAAAACATCTACTACAATGGAGTTTCCTGCTTGCTTGTACAACTGACTGTTACTTACCATCTTCTCAGCAGCTTCAAAATTCTTATCTGAAAATCCCATAAGCCTAAAACACTCCTTCGGAGTTAATTTTCTGATTCTAATAGGCGATTCAATTCTACAAACCCCTGTCTCTGTTGCAGTAATTGTTGGACAAATCTGATCATTTTCCTGAACTCTACCTCTTCTTGTTTTAGACTCTGGATATGATAAATCAGCTACGCCACCCAGTTCACATTCAATATATCCTTTCTTAGTTGCCTGACGAATTGCAATCTTATTACCCTCACCCTTATTTGTTGTAAGAGTCGGTGCTAATCCATTCTCGTCAAACACATTGCCATTCATACCTTTGCCAGATGGATTTACATTTCCTAGCTGAACAATCTTTGGTTCATGACTACCACCTCCACAAGTATTTAATGTTGGACTACAACCATCTGTACTATAAATTCTACCTACCTGTGGATTTTTCCAATTCCCTTCACATTTGGAAATATTGCCGACCTGTTTCACTACATTGTCATTTACAAGTCTTGGATCTTTATAATCTCTTGCTGTTAAAGTAGGACAGAAATCATTATATTCTCTTGATTTTCCTTCTCTTTTAACCTGACAAGCATCGTATAATAAAGCGTCTTCGTTGTTGAGATTTGTTAAAAATCTCTGAACCTTATCTTCTGAGATATAAAACTTCTCATCAACATTCTCTTCAAGAATATCTTTTAATCTCATTCCATTATCAAATGGTTCAGGATATGTAAACTTTCCATTGTCTAATTCTTTCTTAATAAAAATCAGATACACACGCTCCCTATTCTGAGGAATACCATAATCTTTTGCATTTAGGACTTTCCAGTACACATTGTATCCATACTCGTCCAACTCATCTGTAAACATTTTAAATGTATCTTTAAACTGCTTTCCAACAATATTCTTTACATTCTCGTACATACCGAAATTCGGTTTATTTGCTCTGATAACTCTCAGATACTCCACCAAAAGAGATGAGCGAGTCTTCTCAATGTTGTTACTTCCGCAGCATGGACACTTATCTCTTTCTGACCAATGAACTATCAGTGGATTATACTCATGTCCACAATCTTTACAAGTCCATACAGAACCTTTCTGCTTACCTGCGACAGAAAAATCCTGGCAGGGACTACCTCCACAAATCATATTAAATGGTTCAAGCTTTGTTTCATCAACCTTAGTAATATCACCAAGATTTTTACTTTCGTTTTCATTGTGAATAGCACAATAAGAACTTGTTGCATATTTATCGAACTCACAGAAGTTCACTAACTTCCAGTTCTTCTCACAATAATTATTTTTTTCTTTATTCTCTGTCAAAATCCTTTAATCTACAGAGATTGCGCAATCATTTATCCTAGAATTTACTGTTAAATCCTTTCTTCTTAATTATTTTGTTGTAAAATCCTATGGAATTTGCACGTCTGCAAAAACCATAAGAAAAAAATATTTCATTTTACTTTATTTTTGGAAACACTTGAACGAATGTACAAGCTAAGAAATATTCTCACTGATTTTCATTAATCAACATATCTTCCAGTTTATAAATCTCATCTTTTAGAGATCTAATTCTGGTTCTAACCAATTTGTTAAATCCACATACGGCTTCTTCATATGTATCAGCAAATAATCTTGCATAAAGACTGACACCGTTTTTCTTCAAATCTTTACCATTTGCTTTATATTCATAGAAATATTTATCTTCTTTGATTCTACCCTTTACGGGCTTACACATAAGATTTAATGCTCTCTCATCTTCCTTATACGCAAAAGCCCAAAAATCTTTATTATAATGTGTTCCGTCATCAATGTATTGTAAATCATTAAAGGTATTTCTATATGTATCATTATATCTTGCATCTATATTGTTACAATAAATCATTTTCTTACCTCACTTTGCTTGGAAAATTTGGCTGATCAGCTCTGAATAGAATTACTTCTATATTAGGTTATTCTCTATTTGAAATTTCTTTAATTCATCTTGAATCATCTTCTGTATATCTTCTTCGTTAAAAGATATGTTTGCAACTGGAATAACATTTGCATTTAGATTAACATCACCAACAATAGCATTATCAAATGCCTCTAAAAACATTTCTGCGATTTCCTTTTCATAAAAACCACACATTCCATCACAGTTAATATCTGCAATTACTCTTGAAAAGAAATCTTTGAACTTATCAGCGATAAAATCTCTTTCATATCCTTTTGGAATATCAATTGTTAATTTCACTCTCTCACCTCGCTCTATCGGAATCATCTTTACCACATTATCACCCATATGTTCAACCGCATGATAATCCGCAATTGGCTTTAAAAAATCACATCTATTAGGTTCACATCCTCTCCTTGGTATAAATTACATGCATAATTACCACGCAACTGATTTGTACATTCAGAAAAGATACATTCTTTTGGCTCGTTAGGCATTTTATCTACAATAATTTTCATATTCTCACCTCACCTATTCGTTATCATATCTAAAAACAACAAATCATCTTTCTTCAATGTAATGTCATAATCTTTCCATTTCTCCATAAGTTCTCTTGTGTCAAATCTATGTGGAACTATAATTGCATATCCATGTGGAGTCTTATGCAACTCATGATTATCCAATTCTGAATAAAAATAAATATCGTCAATAAAATCTTCTACTTTTTCTTCATCATCCACATCGAAATCAAATAACCATTTACTCTCATCACGATTCTGTACCTGTAGTGCAACGGATGCCAATGTGCGATTAAGCTGTGTCATACTTGGCTTATCTCTCAACAGACGGATAGTAAATTCTTCTCTGATTTTTTCTTCGTTTCTTGAGTTAACTGACCTGTATAATCTCACTTGTTCACCAGGGACTCCTTTAGTAGCGAAGTTTTTGAAAGCTTCAATCACTTTATCTTCGTTCTCTTTGTATTCAAGAATTGTCTTGGCACGTTCCTTAAAATTTGGAACGTCCTTATTATCCTTGTTACGAGAACGAATTAAATATACATATAAATTTGACATTAGCTCACCTCTTGACTTTTAATTTTACTAAATTTTATTACTATTCTTTCCGTATGATAAAATCCTTTTTCACATCTTAATTCGTGCAAATATCCTTTTTTCATAAAGTCACATATAACATCAAGATCATCAGCACTTCTATCTCCATCTCTAATATATTCAATATCTTCACCTTGAGATTCTTTTATAATATCATCTATATCAATTCTGCAAATTCTATCATATGATTTCATATTTTACCTCCAAAATTCCGCAAGAAATGTGCGTTTCTTTCTAATGTAAAAATATATACCATATATAGTATATATTGTTTGTTTTTAATACTATATATGGTATATTTGTAACAACTACTCGCCTAACTCTGCAAGTGCCTTATCCAGATCCTCATCAGACATATTTTCAAGTTTTGCATCCTGTCTCTTAGCCTTGATTTCAAGCAATCTCTGTCTCATCTCAGCATTTTTCTTAGCGTCTTCTCTCTTCTTCTTCTCATCCAGCTTCACGCCAACAATATACTTAACAATTTCAATCTTGTTATAAAGCTCCTCGTCTTCCTTTGACTTAGTATTCAGAAGACTCTCTTCCTCAGACTTCTTTACTTCCGCATTGAGTGTCTTAAATACTGAGTCCAGATTTGTGAGAGATAAATCCCACAAATCAATTACGTTAATCATTCCTCTGAATGGGAACTGATAGTTTGCTCTTGTTGCATTAATAAATAATTCGTTGTTTGTCATAATAATAATCTCCTTTTCTAATTAAAACTTAATCTTCATTACACGCTCTGTTGCACCCTTAACCTTAACAACTAAATCTGCTCTCTTTGTCATAGAGAATCCAATTCCTGAAAGCTGATCATCAGTATCTTCTACATGACACTTAGCACCTAAAGCCTCAAATACTCTCTTATGCTTTTCAAGATCACTCTTTAAGAATTCATTGTAGAATCCATTAGGACTTTCGTTGTTCACACAATCCTTCAGGAAGAAGAATAAATGTCTATGACCAATTCCATCCTGTTCATCAAAATAGTTTGGACTATAACTAATTACTGATACAGGAACAAACTGATTAGTATTTACACCCCAAATCTCACGACTTGAAATAGATGAACTTCCAGACAGTTTTTCCTTGATTGAGAAATTACCATCCTTGTCAAGTGTAACTTCTGCCACCTGAACATTCTCTCCAGTTCTCATAGGGTTGCTATAATCAAATGAATAAATCTCTCCATTGAACTCAACTTCCGCTCTGAATCCATGCCTTACTGCACCTGAATACTGACGTACAAAGAATCTATATGTTCCTGGTCTCATTTTTGATAAATCCTGCCAAGTAATATTCTCTACTGCAACTTTTCCAACTGGATTTACAATATCAACGTCTAACTGACCACCCATTCTTGACGACTCAGGTTTTCTACAATTACTGAAATAAATCTCATTTCCATTTGGCTCAACACAATGGGCATCAAGGTCATAGTTGTCATGTCCATCTTCATTCCACTGAATTGAAAATCTGAGTACACCATCGACATTACCGCCAGCAGCTTTTACATTCTGTTTCATATCAGAATCAGTAATGTTTCCTGAATAAGCCCAAGATAATCCATTGTTCCATTTAAACATTGTCTTCGCATCTGGATTAACAGGTGCAATCATAGAAACAAAGTTCTTCTCATGTTTATTCTCTACAAAAGCTTCAATCTCTTTTGCAGTTGGAAGTACCTTATCAATGAAATCCTGTGCTGAAATCTCTTCAACCTTAGAAAACTTCTTAGGACTTACAGCAACATCCTTTTCCATCTGACCAAAAATATCATCTGCACCAACCATTCTTCTTGCAGCACTCTTATTTGAGAACAGTACATTATTTACAGTAATATCATTTAGATTAGCAAATCTTCTCTGTAATGAATCCATATATCCAAGCTCTGTGATGGTCTTCTTTGCATCCTCAAGCATCTTCTTTGTAAAAATAGCCTTTGGACGCTTATAATTGCTTGGAGCGACAATCTGCTCATACTTCTTAACTGCTGTGTCAAGATCAATATCCTCACTTACATTGATAAGAAGTGTTCCAATAGAATGATTTCTAATTCTACCGATAGCCATACCTGCTGTTACCGACTTCTCCCAAGCATATAAATCCTTTTCAGTATCAGAAGTCAGCTTATCATATTCCTTCTTATACTTCTTGAACTCTGTAAGTACGCCTTTCCACTCTTCACCCTTATAAAGTGTATTTGAATTGATAAGTTCAAGAATTGTATCAAGTGCTTCCATAGTAATCTCATCGAGAGAACGCTTAAATACATTTCTTGTGTCTCTGAACTGCCCCTTAACTTCCTCGTTTGAACGACTACTTCTATTTACGAACTTACTTGGAAGCTCTAAGAAGAAATGATCCCACTGATGAGACTTTCCATTGATTTCCTCAAAGTTAAAATCTGTACCAATCTTAGGGAACTTAGTTGTATAGATATCTGTAACTGTATGAGCTTTTACAAAAGTATCAAGTGCATCACATACTGGCTGATAAGTTGTATCACCAAGATTCAGTTCCCAAATTGTATGAATCTGATTATCCTTGATAGTGACAGCAGAACCAATATTCTTAATAAACTGTCTACAACAACTACAATCATGCTCTCTACGCTCTCTGAAAATCTCATTTGTACCAGCAGGGAAGCTATCAAGATATGTATTCCATAATTCATCCTTATCTACATTTACCTCAAATAAATGTGTTGCCTCTTTCTGCATTTCATCGAAGTGCTTCTGTAAAGCCTTCTTAAACATCATAAATCCATCCATGTTTTGTACCTCTTCTTTCTTATATTTATTTTTTTTAATTTTTCTACTGTTATATTCTCCGTTTATATCAAACCAGTTGCCTTATCTGGATTCTCATTAGCCCATTTTATCCATCTTTCAGCATAAGATTCAGTTTTACTATTTAATCCAAACACTTCTCTTGTAAGTATATATCCCTTACCAATCGACTCTTCCATTTCTTTTGTGTTGTTATCTACGTCATCTGCGTCTAATGGTCGAAACACTGTCTTGGTAAAATATCTTCTACCGTATTTCTTTGTTGTCGTGATTTTATTTATCTTATCCTTATACAACTTCCATACACCAGATGAATCTTTGTTAATCTGCCCTACATAATCTCCAACGTTTAGCATATTGTCTCCTTTCTTAATTTCGCATGAAACGAAGTTTCTTGTGCTGTTTTATGATAAAAAGAATGTTATTCCACCAATAAAATTGTTTGGAATATTTTTTTTATCACATTCATATGCATACTCAGGATCTTCGTCATAAACATTTATAATTGCAGGTATCCATCCATCAACATATTGTTTATCCACATTACACAAGTCTAAATCTTCATCGAATTGTTTGAGTTTTTCTATTACATCTTTCACACTCATCCATTGATTTTGATCGCCTTTTTCGTTTGAACTTATTAAACAAACAATTTTTATTTTATCTGTTTTATAGTCTCGATGAGTGTTAAACAAATATCTTGTATCAACCATCATTTCTTTTATATCAATAATTGGTTCAGCGAACGGCTGAAATGGAGAAGCGGCATTAAATTTGATCATTGCTTTATTATTAAGATTTTTGCAATGCCACTTAATATCTTTGCCAAAAATATTTTCTAAAATATATTTAACAGTCATTATTAAATACTCCTTTCATTTTCCAAAGATCGAAGTTTACTGTGGTTTCTGTTCTTCGTCTATAAAATATGTATTTCCATATTCATTGACTTTCTCGGTCAAATTCATTCTTGCATAATCAAGAACGTCTGATGCGAAATTTGCCATACATGGATAACATAGATAATGCATAGTTTTTCCTACATTCATTTCTACTAACCCAATTTCTATTCTTCCACAAATATCGCATGACTTATTTCTAATCCATTGACTCATATAACTCCGCTCCTGACTATCTTTTATACTCAATCCACCTATCTGAACCCTTGAATTTCACTTTTACTTTCGTATGGCATCCGTCTGGAATAGATTTTAATGATTTATAGTCGCCTATAATTGTTGCTGTTTCCAAAACTTTGTGATTCTTCTCACATTCCATTGCTTTTCCTTTATCTGCATAATCGGTATTACAGAACTGACAAGTATATAATGTCTTTGTAATCATATAAGTCTCCTTTCCAATTTACCAAATTCCATTTACCGTTTTATCAATAGCCTCTCTCATCACTCCACCAGTCATTTTATTCATTGTATCTGCAACAAGACCTTTGAATTCTGCTCTTATTCGCCTATTATGACGAGTACAGGGTTTTGAACAATAATTGTTCCTTCTACATTTTTCACAATTACCATTCAATTTCCACTGTTCATTTTACTGAATCTGTTCCATAACTTAGTCTCCTCTTCTATCTAAAATCTTCTGAATAGTTTTCTTATCTTTATCAGATAAACTATCCCAATCCAACTTAAAACTTTCACAATTTTTATGCTGATTCCAACCATCATCACAATCATAAGAATAACGATACTCACAATAATCACATGCCATTTATATTCACCTCTCTTCCAAAGAAATCGAACTTTTGTTACCATCCCATATCATTCCTACTACCTATAATATTGGGGTTTGTCATATAGGACATTTTTAATTTTGTATCGGATAACTCTTTCCTTAAAGAATTCACCTTTTTCTTTAATTCCTTATTCTCTTTTAAAACCGAAATAAGTTTGCAACTGTTTTCCATTTCACATTTATGTTCAATGTCATATTCCTGACACATTTTACATATATCCGTTTTATTCAATTATTTTCACCTCACAATCCAAAGAAAGAGAATTTTCCTAGCAACCTGCCGATTGATTATTCATGCATTTAAACTCGTCAAGATAACATTTTTCATTTTTATTTTTAATATATTCTCTTCCATCAACATCAATATATACTGACTTATCACTAACTCTATCCGTTTCTGTGTTATATACACAAACTAATTTATCTTGTTTAGGAATATCCTTATCATGCCACATTCTTATTCCATTAAATTCATCTAAATTTTGTTTGCCCAAAAGATACAAACCATTGTTAAATGGCTTTGTTTTCCATTCTTTTAATAACATTTTTCGTTTTCCTTTCTTTTTATAATATACTACTCTCACCCTGATTAATTTCTTTACACTTCTGCTCACATTCTTCCAATGTCTTAAATAAAGAACTTTCTCCTCTATTTCTTACATTGATGTAATCATCAACAGCATCAATCTTATACTTAATTGTGATGGCATCATTCCAAATATTAGCAATAATTCTTCTGATTCTAACCTTATGTGGAGCAACCACTGTCTGCTTTCCTACAATTTTGCCTGAATCATCACACTGTTTACATGGAATTTCATAATTATTGTAAAAAATCTTTTTAGTTCCTTTACAAATCGGACAAATAATGGCTAAATTTTCTCTTGCATAGGTATAACATTCTTCACCAATTTCAAACTTGTTATCTATTGTTTTCATTTTCAAACACCTCCTATATAATAAATAATGTGCCATACGAGATTCGAACTCGTGACAACTCGATTAAAAGTCGAGTGCTCTACCAACTGAGCTAATGGCACATAACTAGGCTGGTGGGACTTGAACCCACGAATGACAGGATCAAAATCTGTTGTGTTGACCGCTTCACCACAGCCCATTATAGATGAACTTACTATATTGCAAGTCCATCATATTTGTTATACATACTCACGCCAATGACGTGCAAAGAAACTACCATTTCCTTTGTCCTTATTGAACTGAATAACGCCAGTTTTCTTCATCTTATTGTGTGCGACCTCACGATCCAACCGTCTTGTGTAATTGATATGTAACTGTTTTCTTATTCATAAAATTATTCTCCCTTCTTATTGTTCTTCTTTACAACATGTGCTGCCTTTTCCTTGGCAATCTTATTTTCGATCTTTACCATTTCACTCTTGAACTTACCAATTGGTCTACATCCAATACCCATATTCTCACCGCCTTTCATTTTTACGCTATCTATATAATCAGGAATTATATATCGAGTTATAAGATATAAGATATTAGAATGTCAGAATTGACCATGTATATAAAATAGATGACACTACGAAATATAATTCCTGTTATTGCTATCAACAAAGACATATACTTCGCAGATTTACATGTATTTTTGCATTACAATTATTGCATCGTAAATATCTTTTATTCGTATTTTCATCCATAATTGTATCTTGAACCTGATATACATTACGTTCATAACACTTATTACATGTAGTGAAAAATTCCTGTGGAACAACATAACCTTGATATGGAATCAATCTTGTCATTTAACTTAACACCTCACTAACATTGATTTGTCTGTGAACTCCAATTGGTTACGATAATTGTGCATTTTACAATCATGTTCCAGATCACTACTATATGTTTGAACTTGGTTTGGCTTTGCCATATACCTATAACAATGTTCTCTTCTATCACAATCCTTACCAAAGCACATACTAATATCCGGCATTACGCAGCCACCTCCTTTATTTTAAGCCACTCCTGAAAAGCATCTTTTATCTGGTTGTAATTAACATTCTGATCTGTTGTAAACTCACATGTATTATCAGCATATCCGCTAATAAACTTATTAAACTCATTATCTTTATCGCAGCTATACACATATGCAGCCATTGCCAACAATGCAGGATATGCCTGATGGTATAACGGAGATGACATTCTTACTGTATCTTCGATATAGTCCTTATAATCTTGCATATCATCATCTGTAATATTTGCATTTACTACATTATGTACAAATTCGATATTAGTCATTTCATTATCATTTGTAGTAACTGTTACTTCATTATTCTCTGTTTTATCCTCGATATGTAAATAGTTCATCATCAGTGCTGTATATGTATTAATCTTTTGAGCAACTAACTTCTTCCCCGTTGTCCCTGGTTCCTTGTCCAACAAATCATAAGACCAATCACCAATCATTACATTGTGTAACTTTTCTGGAATAGCTTTGATAAATTCTGCAAATTTTTCGTCAGGAAGGTTCAATTTTGTAAATTTATCAAATACTGATACCCATGCAGATATATCCTTCTTTACAAAAATATCCTTCAAGTCTTCTCCGCAGCATTTTTCCATTCGCTGAAGAATTGTTCTCACAGTTTCGAATTCTTTATGATTGCTACATTCTTCAAGCATTGCATTTGCGGATTTCGCATCTTTCTTAAACTGATCCATGTGGAATAATGCCATTACACTTCCACATACAAGCTGCATATAATTTCCATTTTTTCGATCTGGATCTGAATACTTCATAGTATTCTTAAAAAATCCTTCTTCTCCGATACTTTTAATCTGTCTTGCATATGTAGGAATCCAAGTCAATGCTTTCTGACTTGCACCCATTGACTTGTGATTGTTATATCTACGAATTAATTTACTAATATCATCCATAGTACAATTCTGATGTGTCACAATTCTTAACTGATAACGATCAAATCTCTTTTTAAGTTCTTCAGGAAATTCATCAAATGTGTGTCCTTTTAAATGAAATGATTTCTTTTCCCAAAGAAAATTATTATCTTCATCTCGAACAGCAACTCCATTTTCATCTAAAACCTTGGACTGATAATTAATTTCATCATCTTCTATTGCCGATGTGAATTTATAATTACCATAACGAATTTTTATTAATGCAGAAGTTCTTTGCATTGCATCCACAATATACTTCTGTACAATTCCTTCAGAAATTACAATCTCACCCAAAATAATTGGAGGAAGATAATCTCCAGTCAGAACTGTAACACCAATACCATTAATGAAAGTATTATCACTACAGAAATAACGCTGAACATCTTGATTATCAGATACGTCACCATCTCTAACCTCTGTAAGATAATTAACTACTGGTACACTTTCTTCTCTAATTTTTGCTACTGCCATCATAATTTCTTCCTCCTCATAATAATTAATCTACATTTCTTTTTAGTTCTCTTATGTTTTCATAAGCTTGAATAATTGAAATATTTTCTAAATATTCTTTATTATTCATATGTAATAAATCTTTTATCTCTTTAGATTGATACCCTTGCGCTAATAATGATACGATTTTTCGTTGTTTATTTGACAGTCTATTCAAATAATTTCGAATTCGTATATCACTTATATTTTCTCCATACAATTCTTTATAGATATCAAATTTAGACGGAATGGTATCTTCAAGAGACAAACCATCATCTGTTTCCATATGTATTGAAATCAATTGCTTCGCAGGAATACGTTTCTTTCGATTACGATCTCGTAATTCTGTCTTAAATTTACGAGTAATGTTTCCTGTGATGTATGTATGGAATGACGACTTTGAATCGTCATATGTATTTACACTACTCATAACAACATCGGAAGCAATCTCATAAAAATCTTCGTAATCCTTTCGAGAAATACCACCCATCTTGATTAACATTGGTTGACACAAACGAATTAATTTTGCCATATTATTTTTATGGTACTCATAAATTAATTCATCTTTTTGCGTTTCGTTCATTGTAATACCCCCTATTTATAACTGCTTTATTCAGATATTCTCCAAAAGACAACTCATTCTTATCCAAACGTTGTTTCTTTGTCTCAGCATAACAACGAGGACATCTACAATATTTTTTATTTCCATTATGCGAAAACGACATCGTAGGAATCATCATAACTTGGCAATTGTTACATAACACCATAATTAAATACCTCCTTTAAAAATCAAATAACTCATTCAAAACTCGTGGTTCATATGTACGGTGATCCATTCCAGCAATAGCTTTTTGGATTTCATCTGTTGCAGTTTCGGATATCTTCTTACTCAAGATAATATCAACAACCTGCAACTCATTTTTAATACTTCTCCGTTTTATTCTCCTATCCTTAATCATCTTGTATGCTTTGTAACCTTGTGCCGCATTCAAATTACAGAACTCTATGTAATGATTCACATCAGACAATTCCTGGTCAACCTTACTTAATTGTTGAACCAATTCATCTTTCCTATGTAATGCTTCAGTTGCAAGTCCATTCAGCCCATCAATTTTGTCAATCCAACGTTGAATGTTCTCAGCATTCGATACCCTTTCGGTATTTTTTTGTGCGGTTTCTTGTGAAATCTGCTTAATAAGTTTTGATGGCTCATCAATTTTTTGCACACGAAATACCGATTTCTTAGTTTTAGACAAGTTACTTTGGAAGATTCCTGTTGCCTGTTTATTGGTAAAAATGTCAGCAAGAGCCTCACAAGACGTAGGAACATATTTACCCTTCCTATCTCGCATAATCCATCGAGTGCCATCAGTGATAACATACTGTGCCATTTCATCACTCCTTTATTTAATTTTAATAATGGAATATAAAAGATACTTCGAATTGAGAAAGTATTGACTTTCTGAATAAAAATATGTAATATTATATAAGGTGTATCTAGTATATACCGTGTGTTGATGCAGTCAAGGAGTCGCCAAACTTAATCTTGACTGCATTTTTATTTTCCGTACACGAACAATGATAGAACATATGTTTGCTTTTGTCAATATTTTTACAAAAATTTCTAATTCATGCAACTTTTGTTATTCTAGGTCGTTGTGTCTTGACTTTTTTAGAAGTATTGTTCCAAGTTTTCCTTTTGGAATATAATTAATCGGGTCAGGCTGGTATTCAGTAAAAACACGAATCTGATTTAATAAATCATCGGCAATTTGGGCAATCGTCTTTGCCTTCTCAAACATATCCGAACACTCAACAAACATCTGTGAAGTAAATTCTTCATTGCAATCTTCCTGCTCCAAATCTCTTACGGCAACAAGAACCGTTGCATTTTTCTTTGCAATTTTTTTTGCTTCATCAATAGTCGTTATTATAAATTCCATAATACTCACTCCTTTATTATTCTCCAAAATTTGCTTCATAAACTTTCTTAATTGCTAATTTGGTATCGTTGTCAGTAACTGAACCGATTTTTCGGATAATTCGCTGACTACTAATTACTCGCATCTGTTCTCCCAACACAACTGAATCTGTTTTTAATCCGTTATTGGTATCCTTATGGATAATAGTATGTGTTGGCATTTCAAGTGATTTTAATTTCGAACTCAATGGCATAATTATAGTACAAGAACTATGAATATTTCCCATATCATTCTGTATAACAAGCACAGGTCTAACTCCACCCTGTTCTGATCCAATTGTTTTTCCTAAATCAGCTTGTACAATATCGTATCTTCTAATATCCATAAGCATCCTCCTTTCTCTTTTGCTTTCTATGTTTTGTATTATATACAATACTATATATATTGTCAAGTATTATTATAAATATTTTTTATATTTATTTTTTTAAATATATATGGTATTGTATATGCAAAGGAGGTTTGTTAATATGAAACTATCTATACAAAATAAATTGAAAGAAAAAAATATGTCACGATATGAGTTAGCTAAAAAAATCAACGTAACATATCCAACAATCGACAAGATTTACAAAGGAGAATCTACTGCAATTAAGCTTGAAACACTTGAATCAATATGTAAAGTTCTTGATTGTTCCCCTAATGAAATACTTGTATCAGAAGATCCTCAGGTAACAAGACTGTTGACATATCATTACTTATTATCTAATAACCAGGACGATGATAAATAACTCATCGTCCTTTATATATTCTCTTTTTTATATAACCCTTAACTCATTTGCCATATTAATTGCTGCTTGATACTTGTCCACATCGTCTGTGAGCATACGAATTATTCTTCCAAAATCATCCGACTTCAATGAGATAACTGGCATATTCTTAACTATCTCATCTCCCTTACCTGCAAGTACATTATGAATGAACTCTCCATGATCGTTAATCAACTGTCTATTTTTCTCTTCTGTTAATCCAATATAGTTCATAGTAGTCTGAAGGTCTGTGTGATTGAACAGCTTCTGAAGAGATAATAAACAATCAGGATCGAATGGATGAGTTTTATGTATCCAATAACCGAAAGATTTACGCAAGCTATGTGAACTTACGGCATATTGGATGTTGGCTGCTTCTACCGCTTTCTTTAATTTCTTTCTATAATCATCTGTCTGCCACTTTACAACATCGTTATACTCAACAACATAATGAAGATATTCACCAATCGTCTCATATTGTTTCTGCTTTTTGTAAGCTGAAGTAATATTTTCTTTTCTTTTATCAGAAAAATCTTTTTGTAACGCATCACACCAAATCTCTACATTTCCATATATAATAGAATTAACATCCCTCTTTAACCATGTTGTCTTAGGATCATATTCAAAAATATAATCATTGTAATGTTTCATCGGATCTACTTCTGTATGCGACAAATAATTATCAACTGCTTCCCATACCATATTACTCACAGGAAGATTAGTAATCTTTCCTGTTTTCTGTTCTTCAATAGTATCAATCTCACTCTTTCGATTTCCATTCTCATAATATAAATCCGACCACTTCATCATTACTGTATCGCCAATTCGTCTGCCAAGAAGCAATTCCAATAATGTGATTAGATATCCGTCCCATTCGTTGTTCTTCTCAAACCACTCTACAACATTTTTAATATCTGACATATTCCAGAATGGTTGCACTTCTGTTTTTCCTTTTTTCTTAGTTGTATAGTTTTTTGTCTGTGCCATATTTATCAACCTCTTTCTTTCTATTTACATCGGTGTAACAATTCCTCATCATCTATGATGTTTCCAATAATACTTAGAAAAATATCTGGATCTGGATAAACACAAAATTTGACAAAATCCATTACAAATGGATTCTTATTGATTTCTTCTAATATCCACTGTAATTTTTTTTCATCTTTGTAGCATCGTAAAATACAATAATATCGTTTTCCTGTTTGCATATTCTGTAAACACACAACATCTTTTTCGTAAATTGGAGTAGGTGCATCCCATCCATAATAGGGATTGTGCAAAGAGAAGCACATGCATACTGTATCTTTATTAATTTTTACCGATTCGTTCGATGATGTTTTAATTTCATCACATCCTATTAAGGTGCCTGTTACCCATTCTCTGCTCCATCTTTTTTTTGCTCTATATAATTTAATAATATCTATGCTAGGGCTAGAAATCCAATTTGTTGTACTCATTATAATCACTCCTTTACTTGTATCCATATTCTCTCTTTAATTCTGGAATCTTTGCTCTTATTTCGTTCACATCGTCGCACCATCTGACTTCAATACTCTTTACATCCTTACCTTCAAATACACAAAATAAATCTTTTATATGATCCTTTTCTCTCTGTCGTGGTCGTTGAATTCCATCCATAATAATTCGACCACAGGACAAACAAATAAATTCGCTTCTCTTTTTTGGATTTCCGTTTTTACAATTATTTTTCATATATGTATTCTCTCCTTTCGTTTTTTTTACAATAAAAAAGAAGCAGGTTTAATTTCTGCTTCTAATGTTTCAAATCATTCGTTACACTTTTAATAAGATGACTATGCCTTATATAATCTAAAATAATCATACGTACTCTTGAAGAAGATATATTATTCATTACTGCAAGATGATTCATACTAATTCCATTCATATAATTTTTCACAATAGATTTATTTCTATCGGATATTTGGACAATTTCAAGATATTGTATAAGATCTTCATTAATAATAATATCTTTTAGTTGGTTCATGTAATTTCCCCTTCTTCTACTGTTACTCTTTTTTTCTTTTTGGTTTATATTTTAACTCGTTTGGATAATCAATTATATACTCCGTTCCCTCTGCCTTATCTTTTAAAATCAGATTCATTTCCAGAGCATCCGCAATTTCCACTAATTCAAGAGATGAAAATTTATCCCTTGTCATTTTGTTACTTAAATTTTGCCTTGTTGTGTTGGTTGCTTCCGCAAGTTCTGCTTGTGATATATTTTTTACCTTTATTATTTCTTTTATAACTGTGGTTGCTGACATATTTACTCCTTTGCTTTTCTCATTTTTTATATATCATGTCAGTTACAATCATTTTTCCAAAATTTTCCTTTTGGATAAGAATTTAAACTAAATCTTTTTGCTTTTAATAATTCACCATATTCCATAATTATATCTCCAAATTTTCAAAAGAAATCGTCATTTACACGGGTTTATATTTTTGACGATTTACTTTCTGCCTTTCTTCAATAATAAGATTCAAAACAATTGTTAGTCTCCTCTTTTCATTTAAGGAATCAGCCTCTCCGTATATCTTAGTCAGTTTACCTTCATATTCTTGTTGTAAGCTACATAATTCTCTATACCGTACCTGCAATCAATCCAATGTTCATATAATCCAATGTTTTCATCTGTTGGTTTCCTTGTTGCTGATGAAATATAATTATCAAATTTAACGATTGCGTTATACATTTTCTCAAGGTCTTCTTTTGTGATCTCGTCAGTATTTCTAAATTCTTTCACTATATTACCTCTTCCAATCTTCCAAGCAAATCATTCATTAGTTGTATATTGTTGCCTTATTTCTTTTACAATTCTACTAAGTCATGAAATAGCGCTAAATCTTCCCCTACATTTTCATGATATCCACGATCAGAAGCAAATTCTCCAAGATAACTCATGTACTCTGATCTCTGTTTTAAATACCGTTCTTCACTCATCTTTCTAACATTTTCATTCCGCTCTGTAGTTATACTTCCATTCCTCGTAAAGATCCATACTCTGTCGTCACTCCTTCTAACAGTGTCTTTTTCTTCGATGACATGACATGGATACCAATTACCACAAAGTTTAAATTCATACATGTGATTCCAATTTCCATTACATTCTTCTATTGGCATAGCTCTCCTCCTGAAAGTTAAATTTACTTGGCTTTATAATTCTCAAACTCTTTTGTATCTTGAAAATGCTCTCTAAATACAGAATCTCCATATTTTAAACATTCATATCCCCAAGGATAACCTTTGTCATCAACTTTTATATTTAATTGTTTACATTTTTCACAATCTTTGTTACAAACCATTTTAATTACCTTTCTTTTATAGAATCAGCAAACTTAGATTTCTTTGTGGATTTATATATTCATTTCAAATTCGTAAATGTCAAACTCATCAAATAGTTGCCATTTATTATTTCCAAGATAAGAAACATCAATGTCTCTCATTCCTCTTGTTAAATATAATTTATCACGTTTCCCATCTACAATTTCTTTCATTCTGCTAAGAATTAATTCCGAAGGTTGGTCTACTTGAATTGGCATAGTTCCATCACCTTTTGAATCTTTCCAATGCAAAATAAATAAGTTTTCACTATTGACACATTTTATTCCTTCTATTGTACAATCATAAAATTTAGGCTTGTATCCGACACTACTCATGATTTTCACCTTAAAATTCCTTTCCTATAATTCACAAGAAAACTTGGATTCATTAGTTTTTAAAACTCAATATCTCTGCTTGATCCAATTTCCAATGCATCTTGAATAGTACAACCATAAGATTTTACTTCTTCTATTACTTCTTTTAATTCATCCTCTGTTTCTAACCATGCGTATGAAACTGAATCATCTATATCCGTATAAATTAACAAAAATGGTCGTTCTGGCTTTGTAAAATATATATCACTCATTATAATATTCTCCTTTTACTATCCTCCAATGAATCTATTATTTACTATTTATTATAAAAATCAAAATCTCTTATCACACGTTCTCTATTTTCTTCTGTATCCGGCAAATTGTACCCACTTCTATCGTCACCTAAAAATAAATCACCATTATTATTAATTCCACACTGTAATCCTGTTTTCTTATTCTCTTTAAATATAATCATATCAATCACTCTCCAATCTTTAATATTTCTCTTTCAAACCACTTCACCAAATCCTCAAAATCAATCTTAGTATCACATATAATTGCATATGCTGTATTATAATCAATTATATATTCCAATGCATATTTGACTCTGTTCGCTTTTACATCAACATATCTATATATTTGATACTCTTTATTAACTGCACATATATAATCTACAGAAAATAGTGGAACAGTTTTACTCTGCTTTTGTAGATAATCAACAAATGATGTTGATTTTAATTCAATGATTTCCACTAACTTATCTTTATATTTTGCTTTCATTATAATATATCTCCTAATGATTTTATTGCATCATCCAAGCTATCAATAGCTTCTTCCATCAAGTCAATCGCATCTTCCGAATCCATACCTCGCATACTGCTCTGTAATCCTTCGGGCATATTATCGAATGCATCCTGCTCTTGATCTAATACAATAGATAATTCTGACGATACATCTGTAATTTCTTTCTGTAATCTTGCTATATTTGCTTTGATATTATTAATACTACGTCTACGTTCCTTATTCATGTACGCCTCCTATTCCATATAATTTTTCCCACACAATCCTATCTGTTGGAGTATGAGCCATATTAAATGCACATTTACCCCCTAGCTTCCAATATTCTTCTTTAGTGATTACAATTCCGTAATCGCCTTTAGCGGTATTCTTATATGCATATTTTCCATGTTCTTTTAATGCAGCTTCTGTTACATACCATTTTCTATATTCTGTTTTTCTTGTTGTAAGATTATATACTTCATCGAGACAATTTATCACTTTTCCTGTACTAATTTCTTTTGTAATTCCAGAATTACAAGCAAATCTGTAATCACTATAATCTATATAGGACAACTGACCTCTTCTAATAGCATCCTCATACGATTCTTTTGTTTTTCTTTCGTCTTCTGCCATTATTTTATCCCATGTGTCATTATAGACATGACCGCTACTCATACCAATTGTCAATACATGAGCGTTTCCATATTTATCATGTTCAGTCCATTTGTACACTTTTTCGTTATTAATATATCGACAACAGTTTCGATCGTAATACTCGGTTTGTCCCTTTTCATTTACATGAGTAGTATTTATTTTAGTTCTTTCGTTATCAACAGCTCTACCAAGTCCACATACTGCCGACATTGCTCCATATAATAATGCTCCTAACATAACCATCAACCTTCCTTTCTATTCTATCTAAATTTATTTTCTCTTTTAGTTTCCATTTCTTTCAGATGTTTATCTGCTTTTGCATTGACATAATCTTTAAAATCATACATACTTGCTCCATCTCCGAACTTACGTTGTGGTGTATATTTTGTTGTCGTTGTTGAACTTGTTCCTGGATCACTTAATGCTAAACTAATAATAACAATCACAATAATAACTAAAATTAAAACTCCCATATAAATCAACCTCCTTCAGTCCAATTATACCATATTTATATATTCTCTACTATTTCTTTGCATTAAAAAAGCGACTATAAAATAATAGCCGCTTTTCGTGTTTAGTGCCAATAAGCACCGCTTTAATCTACAATAGTAGAAATTTCATTCATAATTATGAATGTAAGTATATAATATATTTATATTTAAAAATTGTCAAGCATTAATATTATTTAATATATTTCCCATGCTTTGAGTTCTAGCAATCTCTTTTGCATCTCCCTTTTCAATAAATCCTTCTTTTTCTAATTCATGCAAAACTTTCAATTTCTTCTCGTAATCAGTGCATGTGTGTCTATTTCCTGCTTCTAATATTGCCATCGCATGTTCCTTATTTTTGATATATCTAAGTGGGTTTGACCTTTCTAGTTTTCGGATCAGTTTTTCCCTTTGTACACTGTAGCGTTCGGCTTGGCGATCTTCTAACATGGATATCTGATCCCATTTATATCCCAGTTTTTCCTCTGCGATTTCTTTTGCATCATCTTCACTTATACCTGTCAACCTGCACAGTCTATTGATCCACTCCGTTTGTTTTTCTTCTTCTGTTTTTCTTTTTGTTGTAACGCTCGATCCTTCTAGTTCTCTTTTTATTTTGTTGAATTTTCGCATTTCAGTGAGCGATGTAATCTTTACCGCCATAGGAAGTTTCTCATATCCGTATCCGTTCCATTTGCCTTGTGGATTGAAAGTCTGCAAATTGTTCTTTTTGCAGGCATTTATAAGTTTTCTATTACCTTCCAAGCTAATTACTTTTTCTTTGTATTCCTTTTGCATACTATCACTCCTTGTTCATTTTATTAAAGCAAATAATATCCATAAACCTCCTCTTTACACATAAAGAATCACATCGTCATATTGAACCTCATAATCCTGTACAATTTTATCCATGCAGTCTTTTTCGTTTACATCTTCCCTTGTTTCTTCATCTTTGACAGATATAAATAATGATTGCATATCTGGATCATGCAATAATTTAAGTAATTCTCCAAGTGTCATATCATAATTGCTTATCAGTTCATAAATACTCATTTCTTCCGTGGGTATCTCTTTTGCTAAACTAAAGCCACTAATAGCGTCTGTTTCGTACTCTGCTAAATTTACACCAGCAATCTTTCCATCATGCTCAATCACAAATATTTTCCACATATTATACCTCCATCACTCTTCATCATCTATCTCTTCATCTGCCATATCATAATCAGAACCTTCTACGAATTCACCATCTTCGTCACACTCACAATATTCCAAAGCCCACTCATCAATATATGTGAGTTCAATACCTTTTTTGTATGTACATTTTTTACTTGCCAACTCTGCAATAGCTTCATCTTTTTCACTCATTTTCCATCTTTTGACTTCTGTAGCATCAGCCCAATCATTGATAACGGTGTCTCCTTTTTTAAATTTTTTCATTTCCATCTTTGATAGTACTGCATCTCCGTGCAATAAAATAATTGTATTAAACATAATATAACCACCTTTCTTTTATTGTGAATTAACAAAGCGGTTATGTTTATTATAACATAACCGCTTTCTCTTCATCAATATTTTTATTGTACCGTATTTATTGCATTTGCAAACACAATCGCTGTTTCTTCCCAAGTGTCATTATTGTCATCGTCTAATATATAATTGATGACCGACAACTCTCCACAATCAGCCACACACGATATTTGCAGTAAATCTTCTAGCACTTCTTGTCTTTTATGTGATGTAATGTCTGCAACCAATTTATTTTTCAACTTCGTTGCCTTTTTCTGTACTATTTTGCTAATATCAATTCCTTCTTGCTTAATCTGTTCGTAAATTTCTTTCATATTATATACCTCCAATTTTATTTTAGATAGATTTTCGCTATCCTCGATCCAAATTGGTTAAATTAATTTAATTATACCTTAATATTTATAAAGAAGCAAGTTATATAAGATTTAATCATCATTATTAATATAAGAATACCCTTCGCTATTGTATATTACAGCATCAGTATCAATTTCTATAGTTTCTCCGTCTAAACTTAAACGTCCTGCAATTGATAACGGATGAATCAAATCAACAATACCATCTTCACCATTTTGTACTGGATCAGATGTTATGCCGTTATTCACAACTGCATTTGCCAATAATTCCTTCTTATCAATCTCAGAAACATCATCCCATTTCATTCCTAACAATGTATTCATTTTTTCACCTGTCATACTCATCACTCCTCTCCATTTATCAACAAACAAACAACTCTCCATTCAGGATGATTATTTAACACCTCTTCCAAGCAACCTTTCTGTTCTAAATACGACACTCGATACATCGGTGTACCAAGTTCATCCACAACACAGTTCACATATTCCATTTGCTTTTCTTCTCCTATACTGTATAGCCCATGCTCCATCTATATAAATTTCTTCAATTTGATATCGCTTGTAATTCTTTGCGATCCAAGTGTTTTTCTTATGTAATTGTTCTTCAATGTTCCGTGAATTATATTTCCATATCTTTACGTTCCAACCTGATAAATCAAATATTGGCATTTGAACATCTCCCTTTCATAAAAATAAGAGGTCGAATCAATCAACCACTTATTTATTCTTTTAAAATGTGCTATGCATTATTTTTTTGTATCCCAATATTTTAAATGATGTTTATGCAATAACGCACATTTGTTACATATAACAATATCAAGATACCGATTATCTGACCAAGGACAAGGATTTAAAATTTTTCCTTTATATTTTACCGATTTATTAGTCCCACAGAACCAGCAATGATATTGTTTACGTTCTTCTATTGGTAATATTTCCATTATTATCACTCTCCTTTTTTTACTTTGAAATTTCCGTTTCATGTTAATCAAGTATGAATCGGTTTTCTTTTACGTTACTTACTCTATAAATTCCATTTATCTCTTGCAAAGAATAATAAGTAGTATTATTTCTTATATACTTATTGGTGATTTTACAAGTAACTAATCTGCTCCATTTTTCTGTTACATAAACAGATATTTTTACTGTATCACCTATTTTATAATCCATTCCAATCATTCCTATCTAATTTAATTCCTGTTTACATTCTTCTAACAAATCGTCTACAGTCATTCCGTCCGTATTTCTCCACCATAACTGTAAATTATCGTCTTGTGTGTTGACTTCTGCTAAAGGATCATCGAGCATTGGAATATTTTCATTATCACTTTGCATATCCTGTACAAATGCTTTCTTTGAATCCCATTCGTATTCCACATATTTTCCATCACAATTAATAACAACTATATTAAGCATAATATTTCCTCCATTCTTATCAATAAATCACTTGCATTATCAATGAATTTGTGGTGTTATCTTTGCTACGCCAAGTTCAACACTTATTATTTTTTTATTGTCATTAATATCCAAAATTTCACAAATTGTTTTCCATTTTTCTTCTGAATATTCATCTTTAAACAGCCTAATATATTTTAATTTTGAATAATCCATAGCAACTACTCCTTTCTCTTTTTAAGAAATCATCGTTTCATTGGATTCTAATAAATAAGTTTTGTTCCGCATTCTGGACAATGTTTCGGACGCATTTCTGTATAATCATCATTTCTTGCGACCTCATATTTACATATAGGACATTCAATACCGTCCATTTCATCATCACCTTGATACTTTACCTTCATTCCATCAATAAATTGATTTTCCAAAAGCACTACTCTATGTGCTGTCTTTATCAAAGTTTGAGAAGATTTTTCAAGAATTTCCGTTGTTCCTTCTACTTCTTTTCCGTATGGCAGTTCTTTGTACGCTTTTATATATTCTTGGATTTGTTTCAATAATTCATCCATACTGTATACCTCGCTTCCTTGTAAATCCTCATTTCATCAAATTTTATACTTTGCAACCGCATCTTCCCAATTGGCAATGATACAGATTTTGTCAATTTCTTCAGCAATTTGCTCTATTTGTTTTGCCGTATTACCAAACGTATCTTTAAGACCTCGACTGAAAGCTAGTTGTATATCATCCAAAGTCTTTTCCTTTTTTAATTTTAGATTGTATCGTCTGAGAAAATCTGGTAATTTTTCTTTATGGATAATTCCATAATGATTATCCCATTCCAACCATAAGGCTTCTGCAAATAATTCTTGTGGTAATCGCATATTATATCCTCCATTCTTCCAAAGAAACTCTTGTTTACTTGCTTATTCCACATCCCATTTTACTTCGTAACCAGTAATTTTCTTTCCAAAATCACGAGCATGTACAACTACAGCTCCGCAATTACTACACCATAGAGCAAAACTATTAACTCCTGCACCCATCCTATTAGCGCCACCACGATGCATCTTTGATCCACACCAGATACAAGTGCATTCATTCGGAATCTGCACTCCATTATTTACAACATTTTTAATTTCCATTATCATCACTCCATTTCTTTTAAAATTCTTGCAAACTCTGTATGCATTTCAAGTTCTTTCTGCTCACAATAAAGAAGTCTTTCCCAACCTTCAGGTTTCCCTTTCTCTTTTTCAAGTTCTTTCTGATATTTCTGTATATATTCTTTATTAACTTCTATCATTCGCAAACAATTTTCCAAAACTTCTTCTTTAGTTCCACATTGATTTACTGGAAGTCCCCATGCACTTTTATGATCCATTTCTGTTCCATAACCATAGAAAGTATCGCTATACTTTGCTAAAATAAATTTACTACCAATTCCAGTAGGCATTTCAGATAATACTGTCATATATTCACCATCCAATCTTAAAATAAAATTGCTATTTACTGTGCTTATACTTTATCTACATTTAAAAAATGATTTTGGTTCATCACCTGAAAAAGATACATTTAATTTTTTGCAAAAATTATATGGTCTGATATAGTCAATATTTTTTCTATATTCACAATTTTTGCATTTCTCAGGACATTTTATTATATTCTTCGTCTTCATTTGTCTCCAATCTACTTAAATAATGTATGCTTACCATCTGCATCACGTTTCCATTCATACCCTGCAAACTCAAGAGCCTTCAAAGCTCCCATGTAATAACTCATGTCTTGCGGTCTTACATCTTTCATATTTGCAATCGTCCACCGTTCATCTAACCATTCTTCCGTTTGCTGCTTAATTATTTTTGGTGTTCTCTTCATTTTCATCACTCCGTTTCTTGTCCAAAATCTCCATGTTTTAATAGCTCTCCATTTCATTTTATGTTATACTTCATATAAGGAGTTGAGGACTTACACGGCTGCTGTCACAGCCGATGCCTCTCATTGTTAGTAGTTCTCTCTTATGTATTCCAAAGCTTCATCTTCTGTTGGAAACTTGATGTCTTCACCTGGAACATAAAAGTCACCGTATTTCTGATATGGTTTCATACTAACTTCCCTCCTTTATATGTATTTAGAAAAAGCAGAGATAATTAAATCTCTGCTTTAACTATCACTATTCATTTATTCTCCCTTACAAATCCTGCATATCTCTCATTGCTTGATCCCATACTGAATCATCATTACATCCACAATCATTCCAAAAAATCTTTCCAAATCCAAAATATAGACAATCACAAGCATTCATATATGCATTCTGTTTTACTTTATCTGTGTATCTATTTTTATATTGCATAATTAAATCCTCTCTATATACATTCCTTTATCAATTTGTACATTATTCTCTTATTTCTATAAACCCTTTCTTTTCTTGTCTTTTTATTATAAACACTTACACTAAATGTTTTTATTAAAAGTCCTCGATTTAATACAATTTGCTTTTCTGCATCATCTTTTAATATCATTGTTTCGACAGCTTCCATTTCACACCTCCACAATCTCAATACAGAAATCATCAGGATCATATTCACTGCCTTCAATGTCCCAATCATTCATATATTCTTCTTTTGCATCATTGGCAGCTTCTTCTGCTTCACCATAGGAATCAAATAATCCCCATTCAAAATCTCCACTATCTCTTAACTGACCGCCATCATAACTGATAATATATTTGAATATTTCAATCACTCTCCCTTACAATTTTTTAAATAATCAGCTTTCTGTTTTTTATATTCTGCTTCAATTTTATCTAGTCTTTTCTGCTCTTCATCGCACTCTTCTTGTGATTCAAATACATCATAGTAATGTGTATCTCCATCCCAACGAAGTCGTACAATTTTATTTTTCTCTTCATCCGTTAATTGATATACTTTGTACATTTTCATCACTCTCCATTCAGATTAGGACATAAACCAAGTCCACCATCAATTTCAGGTACTCTTCTATATGCTCCTCTATGCGGACACTCTTCTTTTTTGCATTCAGTACAATCGCATTTTTGATATTCCTCATAACTCATTTTCCAGTTTGTCTCTACAAACCGTTCTCTTGTCATCATACTAATCACTCCTTTAAACAATCCTTATCAACAACTGCAAATAATTTAATTTCCTCACCGACTTCACTTTCATCAAGTTCGAGATTGTCAAGCAGTTCTGCGAATGAATCATCTGTCAAATCTTCTCTATATAAATACACGTCATGTACTGTTGGAGTACACCACAAGTGTAATCGAATGAACTCAATCAACTCAATCAATTCACACTCATTGCATATCCGTCTTGCACACCTTACTAATGACTGAACAAAATCCTGTGTCATGAGTCCATTACCTTCGAGTTCTTCAATCTGATCATCGGTAATCTCTTTTACGTTTTCAATTCCTTCATCCATGATATAGGAAATAACTGCATTTCCCATTCGTGAATCGAACTCTTCCTCAATAATCTTTCCTATTTTTGTTTCATAATATGTCATATTTACTACCTCACTTTCTAAATAAACAGTTCTTTCCTTTGGTTATCCAACTGCTTTCCAATCAACTACCTGCTTATATCCGTCTGCCTGTAAGATATGAATTTCTTCATCCTTATCAAGTTCGTAATGATTTCTGAAAAATTCTTTTAATCCCTCTTCTCTTTCTGCTCTCCATAGTTCATCATGAGTGATTACATCTCCAAATTCTTCTTCGTCCGTTGTTACTGTAATATCAGAGATCTTTCCAAAATACATTGCTTCAAGTAAATCTGTATCCACATCTCCCATGACAATGTAATCTTGCCAATCTCCTTGGCTATACCCTCTGATTGTTCCAGTTTTAAAGGTGTCTTCTGGATAAAGAAGCCTAATTACATCAACCAGAATATCTTCTGTACATCTGCATTTATCATACATTTCTTTTAATTTTGCATTCACTTCATCAGATACATCCGTTGGATATTCGTCATAACAATCAATATCATCCAAAATCTTTTTTGCATTCTGATACCATTCTGCCTCAGTACATCCTGTAAAATCTCTATTGCCCGTAAGAACAACCTGTTCATCGAAGTTTTCACAACCGCAATAATCTTTCCAGCCCTGATTACTATTGTACAGCCACCATGTTCCATCGCCTGTGTTATCTATTTTGATTTCTACCATATCAATCAACCTCACTTTCATAATCGCTAATGTCAATTCTACCCAACTTAAAATTTAGGTTTCCACTCCAATTCAAACTACCTGACTTTACAGGTAAATCTTCATAATCACCATAGATATTTGCCTTATATACATTCCATCTTGCACCATCTACATGTAACACTGAATAAATCAGCTTGTCATTTTTATAGAAGTCATAGCAACTACAATCAATATCAAGATAATATTTATATCCGTTTTCATCCTCTGTATTGATTGCAAAGTCTTCCCTGTTCATCCGTGATATTCTTGATTTTCCTATCAGTTCTGTTTTAATCTCGTCTAGAATATCTTCGATCTTGTCTAACAGACTTGAATCAATAAACACAGGTTTCTTTTCTTTCCGTTCATATAAGTTTGGAAATTTCTTTCTGAACCGTGCTGCCGTTCCGCAAATATATTCATATCCGTTCATCTTTCATTCTCCTTCCTATAAACTTTTCAATTCATCATTAGAATAGCTATTCCATTTACCAGTCGTCACACCATTCATTCTTTCTTCAAAAGTTCTCTTTCTCATTCCATACATTTCTGTTGCAACTTTGTACATGTCGTAAACAAGATCCTTTTCCGTATCAATAATCATAAAATTTTTAGGATTATCTATACTATCCAATACATATTGCATGAAATCTCTGAATGTAATTAGTCTGTTTGTTGTACACCATACAAGAATTTTGTTTTTGTCTTTGGTGTCTCTTGTTACAAATTTCATCAACTGCATCTCACATTCTCCTTTCAATAAATTAAGACAGACACATTTGTTTGCGTCTGCCTTAATTTATTCTCTGTATTACTCTGTTTTCTCTTCCTTTGGTGTAATTAAACTCATAAGATTTTCTTTAATGTAGCCACAGAAAGCATCAATACTTCCATTTCCAATTGTCCAACAACTATCTTCATCATAATTCCAATGGATAATTACTTCATGCCCTGCTGTAATATTAGGTAAATCAACATCTTCCTTTCTCGCATACGAACTATTTGAAAAAGCTTTGAGGTATACATATCTTCTGATATTCTCGATATCTCTTTCTGTTTCTGCATTGAAAATCTCTACCAGATACTCATCAGAACATTCATCATAAATATCATATTCAGAGGCTCCATTTTTCTTATTATCAAGCCTCTTCAATTTTTTACTAATTGCAAACAGTGCTGACTCCTCATATTTCTTGCACTCTTCTTCGTTGCTAAACACAGTTCCATCCTCTGCAATGTACTCTGTTCTTACCAGTTTCTCGATTGTTTCTGTTTTTCTAATTTCGTTTACTTTCATAGTTTAGTCTCCTTTTTTATTATATTTTTTTATTCTCTGTTTGTTGCATTAAAAAAGCAGATAGCTTTTAACTATCTGCTCTCCTCAAATATTACGAAACTGCATTTTCTTATCATTTCATAATTACTACATCCTTTATAATTATCACACATCCAATTATAAATCTCTGTATCAGACATATTATGAAATTTTAGAATACGTTTTCTACATTCATCCAAAATATATTCTTCCATATTTTTATTCCTCTGTTGTAAATGTCACATTATACTTCTTCATAATCATTCCTCCATTCTTCAATCCACGATTCTAAACCGATTGATTTAATTGTTTTCATTTCATCCTCTGATAACTTAAATTTCCGTTCTATACAATAATTTCTTACTGTTTCAAACTCTTCTTCCATATACTTCTGGTCATCTTCAATAGATTCAGATAAATCTTTAATGATCCTATCTAATTCATTCATATATGTCAACCTTCTTTCTTAGTAAATTACAATTTCCTGCTAATTTTCAATGCCACTCCATTCCAATTGATTCTTACCATTCAGCCAATCTTCTATATAATTTAATGATGCAGATATAATTCTATCAATAAAATCTTCTGCCTTAATTTGATAAAATCCACACATAGTATCCCATGTTAATGCATCATCTGCATATTTTCTTAACCATTTATATTTAGGATGATTTTTAAAATGCTCTATTTTTTCATTAAATATTTCTTGTCTCTTCATATAATCACGCTCCTATTCTGCCATATCCAACATCAACATACTGTTTGTGTCTGCCAGATAATAACTTGTGTTGCACATTACCTTGTTATATTCAGATTCACCCTCAAAATCGTTTACAACTGCCTTTTCTTCTGATGTCATATCAGAATATTTTTTCTTTCCGTATGAAGGTGGCAACCATCCTTTATGTTGTGCTCCAAAGATATTGAACTTTTTCAACAGCTCTTCGTTTGTGAATGTAATATGGCAAGTTCCCTTCTTATAAAAAGTCACATTAAAATACTTCAATACAATATCTTTTGACTCTCCATATTCTTCAGCAAATTCTAGTGATTGGAATAAATCAACTGCTTCTGTCAAACCACCATCGAGATAATTGAAACACTTTTCAATATCTCTTAATTTGCTTACCACATCGTGATCGGTCGGTTTAAATCCACCCCATGAGTATTCCAAATCTCTCCATCCTCTTAATGGAATGATTACCTTTTTGTTGATGATCCACGCCTTATTTGTTTTCCATCCATTAAAATAATGAATATTCTTGCTACATTCATCATAATAGGAATATTTATTGCTCAGTTCTTCAAAGAGTGAAATAATTGTATCTTCAATTCCCTTTATGATTTTCTTGCTCATATCAATTTTCAACTCGTATATATTATGCAGCGAAAACTCATAGTTTTTTAATTCTTCGATCTTGTTATAATATTCTCTCTGCAAATTATTTGTGAGCTGACCTACAAATTTAGGATTTGTAAAAAGTGCTTTCCAATATTTGCCACGCACTTCTTTTATATAATTGTTAATTGACAAGTTGTTATGGTATTTATCTCTATTACTTGCAATATCTAAAGAAAGAATACAATTACCTGTTTGTATTGTCTTTCCCGTTTCTTTATCTTTTGAAAAATTTGATAAAATAAATGGTGACATTGCATAATACTCTTTGATAAGTTTTACACCTGCTTCGATTTCCATTTTATACTGTTCAACTATTGCCTTTAAAAAGTCATTTTCTGCAAGCTGCGTATTTTCTGTATTATATGTATATTCTCTCTGTTCCTTGGCTTTCTCTAAGCTATCAAAGATAAAAGAATTTCTCTGTACATCTGGAAGTTTTACCTTTATCAATGCAATCTCAACATTTGTTTTTCTCTCTGCATCCATGAAAGCATCCTGAATATACTGAATGTCTGCATTGTATTCTTCTAACATTCTATTCAGCATTATTCTTTCATTATTGCATTCATTCTTTAACGTCTCTGCATTAAGTAGGCAAATAACAGCACCGCCATTTCTCTGTTGCATTTCTAATGCTTTTAACAGATGTTTACATCCATTTGAGAACGGAGGATTCATAATAATTAAGTCATATTCCTTCATTGTGTCGTATGTCAAAAAATCATCATGTACAACTCTGAAGCCCTTTTCCTTTAATACTGCCCGTAAGTTTGTATCATTCTCTATGCAGTCAATATTTAACTTAATTGTCGTGTACCATCTGTCGTTAAAATCTTCCTTTTTCTTTAATGCTTCAACAATATTTCCCTTACCTGCTGATGGTTCAAGAATTGTGTGTATCATTTTCCAATCTAAACCATCAAGCATTTTATCTATAAGATTTTGTGGTGTTGGGTAGAAATCTTTATTATCTGTAAACATATTTACCATTTCCTTTCACTATAAAAGGTGGTATATTTCAACCACCTTTTTTATACTGTACTAAGCTTTTCAGTTGGATCATATTTGAATATAAATCCCTTCTTAAAGCTACTGTAAAATCCCTGTAATGTTGCCAACTTTCGCTTTACATCTGCAAAGTCCGACTTTGACAACTCTGTATCAGGTTTTACTACAAATAACTTTTCACCTGTCTTTGTGTGTACATCTTCTGTTACAGTGTATGTGATTTGTGTTTCTATCTGTTCTGTTGTATCATTCACTGTATTATTCTCTGTCTCTTTGATGGTTGCATTTAATTTCTCACACGGATTCTCTTTAAATAAGAAAGCATGTTTGAATTTACTATAATAACCTCCCAGAGATTTAATATACTGATTTACCTTGATATATTCTTCACGACTTAACTTCTCAACTACTTTTGCAAGATATATCCTTTCTCCTGTTCGTGTATCTGTATCTTCTGTCACTTCATAAATATATTTGTTTACATCTACATCAGTTTCAGTTGCCTTTTCTTCTGTCTTATTTGTTTCAGACTTAATAACCTTCTTCACAACCTTTTCTACCTCATAAGGTGTTTTGACTTCTTGAATTTCACACCATGCAAGACTTCCCTTTTCAAACCATCTTATGAAATTATCTGTAATGTACCAATGATTTGCCTGATTAGCCATTCCAGTACATTCTTTTGTAAGTTTTCCATTAAGCTTATAAGCATGATACATTTTCTTTCCGTTATAATCTGTTTCATGGATTCTATAAACATATCCTTTGTTATGACCATAATTGAAAGATGTCTTTACAATAAAGCACTGACCATCTTTAATACTTCCATCTGCAACTTCTACAGCTTTGTTTTCCTTTTTATATTCAGTAACTTTTACCTTTTCATATACAACTCCATCTCCTTCTCCAAGCATTCCACCACAAGTAGTATCAATCTTATTGATAAATGCTTCGAACTGATCCATAAGTGCTTTATCTTTTTCCATTGATTCAATGTGACTATCTGCCTGTCGTGCTGCACTTTCTTCATTATCATTCCATCTACTCATATAAGTTGTTATCAAAGATTTTTTATATTCTTCTCGCTTCATGGTTCTGAAATTCTGCATATCTTTCATGTAACCTTCATATCTATAATAGTTATCAATATGAGCAAACTTTAAGATTCCGTTTCCCTTTGCTACATAGACACCATCTTTTTCAATATGCCAATTCATTCTAGGTGGATTTGCCATATGTCCAGGAATGATACCAGTTACAATATATTTTTCAGAAGTTTCGCTTGCTTTACTCCGTAACTTCTCAATCATTTTCTTTGCTGATTCTTCTTCCTGTTCACTTGCTCCTCTTTCCATTGTCATCTGCTCAAGCTTTGCAATCTTTTCTGAAATACTTCTATCCTGAAGTGTTCCATCATAATTGTATTTGCGTATTTCTTCTGGTTTTGCTTCACTACTACAATTTACAACTAATGTATATCCATTTTTTGTAGCAATTCCATTCCAATAAGCAGGATCGTAATAATCTGTCATCATATCGCTATGGTCTGCATGGTATCCGAATACTTCCCATCCGTCCATTGCCATAAGTTTATGTGCTATCATTACGCCTACATCCTGATATTCATAATAGGTACTCATAAAATCAACCTCGCTTTCTTGTAATAAAATAGGCAGCTAGGTATTTATTCTCCTAACTGCCTTTGCGGTTACTTGTTATTCTGTTCTTCCTTTTTCTTTCCTTTTTCTCTAATATGTTCACACATTTCATCCGAAACGCCATGCTGTTTTAACTGTTTTGCAAAGCGTTCATAAAATGGTAAATCTTTCCACCGTGGTTTATTTTTAGCCATTATTCTCATCCTTTCTATAATTTATACTCATCGGATGCCAGCTCATATCAAATCCAAAATCATATTCTAAGTATTCGACAATTTTATCTTCGCTAAAACCTAATGCTTTCATTTCCTTTATGATAATTTCTTCAAAATCATCTTCATCTATAACTAATTCCATAAGATAATTGATAAGATATTTAAGATCCTTGCCATGCTTTCTGTAATCTGCTAACTGTTTTCGTGTATTTTTCGTTATCATTTCGCTTCACTCCCTTCCTAAGAAAGCTTAGTTTACTATGCTTTATTCTTCTTCAAAATCAATATCATCAATCTCAAAATTATCTGAGTATGGAATATATTCTGCATTAGTAGCAACAGGAATTTCATCAATGTGTTCCTGTGCATATTTACAAGCAATTTCCAACTGTTCTTCCTCTGTTTTACCTTCTAATAATTCCATAGGAATATCAATTCCTGTGTCTCCTACATACGTGTAAGCCATACCAATGTGCAATCTTTTTGTTTTCTTTGTATCTGCCATAATGCTTTCCTCCAATAATACTATAAAATCTTAGATTTAGCCTAGATATATTCTAACTACGAAGTCATTTATTTCAACTGCGTTTGGCGTTAGTTGTAAGTTGTGTTCTGTAATTGGCAACTCTCCCCATATACCAGCTTCGTCTAATAAATGAATCTCTTTGCCTTTATTTTCTTCTATAATATGTTTAACCGTTTTTTCTACCATATTTTTCCTTTCTAATCTAAAGAAATGCGAATTTCTTACTTGTGCCACTCTTTCTCAAATTTAGTTCCCTTCCAATCTAACCCATCAATCAGATAATTGGATAACTCGTCAAGCACATCATCAGGCGTTTCATTGATGAATCTATTCATATTTACTGTAGTTCTGTCGTGTGTGTATTCATCAATAAAGTTCATAATTTCCTTTACTGTAATATCCGTTCTCTGAATTTTATAAAAATCAGGATACCATCTATCAGAAAATCTGCCGTTAAAGTAGTCTGTTGCATACTGACCTGTTTTCATAGGAACTTTAATTCCGTGACTGTAAAGAATTTCTTCTACTGCCTTTTCTTTCTCATTTTCCTTAAATGTATCTGTATTAATTACTCTATCTTTGTATGAAGAAAAATCTCTCGAATACATTTCATAACAATCTTTTGATGGATCGTCCCAATCAGGAGCGATATCTGCACCAATCAGAGTTGCATTTCCACATGCTGCACAAATAAGAAGAAAGTTTTTATCAGCATCTAATGCCTTTTCAATCCTCTCATTTGGGATAGCATGAATCCGTCCACATTTACAAATTCTAATATCATACTTTCTACTCATATCTTACCTTTCCTTTCCATAAGAAACACGCATTTCTAAATATAATTTTCTCTTATATAAGCATCTATAACATCTATATCACTCTCATAAATGAACGTGTATTCTAAATCCCTTTTTGCCTTTTCAACTGCTTCTTTAATAAATCCATAAGCAACTGTACTATAATAATTTTTATAGCTAAGCTCGATTGCAACTTCTTCAATCGTATAATGTTTAAACATATAATCACCTTTGCCTTTCCTTATGAAATATCCATTTACTCTTCTATATACTTTATATCATCCAATGTTACTGCTTCATCTGGTTCAAGATCATTAGACCACTGCAAATCAGCTATACATGCATTCTCTAAATGTTCATGTATATACTTAAGAACTGCATTTTTATCATTTGCTATATCCTTTGGTATAGTTAATTCTGATTCATATGTAGCAATGCATGTTACAAAAAATTTTACTCTTGCCATTTTTATTCCTCACTTTCATAACTTTCATATTCGTTTTTATCTTCTTGGCTACAAAATTCAATATCTCCACCTAATCCCTGTAACAATGTTCTTTCTGCCTTTTTCATAGCTTCCTGTGCATTATTTGCTAACACTTCAATTCCGATGTTATTGCCTATCATATAATATGTTTTCATTTTATTTGCACCTCCATTAGATATCTAAATCATCTTCATCACAAACAGATCCACACTGTCCATCTGATGTAAGAATTAAGGCTTTATAATCATTTCCATAAAATGCCCGTATAGCCTTATCATCTTCAATATCTCCAATATGTTCTCCATACATGCTCCTGGTTGGCTGAAAGACAATTTTCATATCTTCATCGTAATCATCCAACATTCTTTTTAATTCACCAACTGTCATATTACTTGTCCTCCTTGTTTTCTACTGTATTGGGATTTTTCAAAGTCAAATAAGATTCTTTTAACATGACGATTGCCGGATTGCCGTTAAAACTAAGTGCCCACGCAAGATCTCTCGCATATGCCTTTGAAAAAGTCATAGCCTCTTTCCCATCTTCCCACTTAGCAACCTTGACTTCGTTCAATATACTTGTTACATATTTGATTTCCGTTCTCTCTTCATACGGAAATAAAATTCCAATTACATATTCTTCTGCTTTCCGTGCCATAACTATTCCTCCTCGCTTTTCTTCAAATTCAAACTTCTTTCATCGACAATACAATAACAGCCAAACGAATCTTCGACCATATCATTGTCAATTCCAAGTGATGAAAGTATTTCCAAAAATGTTCGTTCATCATAATCATTTCTGTAGATCTCAAGATACTTCTGTCCTCTATCGACATAGTTTTCTTCCGTTCTACTTCTGAAATAATCTAAAGCAGCCTGTAAATTATCTGCTTTCCATTTTGTACCATTCCAATATGTGAAATAGGTTCCAAAACGCCACTGTTTATCTTCAGGCTGTGTAGGATCATATCCACTTGCCACGCAATACTGTGTGTCAGTTTCGCTTTGCAATAGGGCATAATCGTCTTTCCGTAAAAGTTCTATCCATTTCATTTGCCTTCACCTACTTTCTGAATCGTTCCATGTTTAATCCAAGTTCTTTGTTTAGACGCTGTGCCAATGCTCCATTGATTTCTTTGCCATGATTAGGGAATGAGCAATGAACTGTGACTATTTTTTCCCAAATCTCATGCCCTCCGTTACTCCGTTGCAATCGGAAATTATTTGCCTTTAATGCAGCCCTAAATTCTCTTGCTGGTACTCCTGGTACTTTTGCCATGTGTATCACTTCCTTCCTATTTATATATACCGTGTGTTTTAATAGACCGTATAGCCGTTATCGCAGCTTATGTATGTATATTCGCTTTTAGATTGCCTTTACATTTGTGTTTCGCTTTACTGTTTTGCCTATAAATCCATCTGCCTTCCGTGCTTCCTGCATTTCCTTTTCTGCATCTTTTGCCTTCAAATAAACTCTTTTACACATAATATTTACCTCATTCTTTCTAAAATTTTGCATGAAAAAAGCGACTACTTATTTGCAGTCGCTTTGCATTTCCTCCTACCATTCCTGTGTTACCTGTTTGTCTTTGTATGCATCTTCAATATCTCTAATCGTGGTTGTAGGCATAACAACAACCTCCCTTCTTATAGTAATGATGGTGCAAGCATAATTATTATAATTACTGCTGCACATACTAATGCTTCGCCTAATTTCCGTAAATCCACAACTAATATAGGCGTTCCGTTTTTTAGTCGCCGTGTACATACCGTGTGTTTCATATATTAAGATACCTTCTTCCATCCTAAAAATTTTGTTTTCACTTTTCCGTGAACTTCTCTTGCAAACTCTTCTGCACCGATTCTATCTTCGTAAAATCGCTTCATAGCATCGACGTTATTAATCGCATAATGTACAGAATAGTATGTTACTGCTCTTTCTATATTCCTTAACATTTTGACATTCCTCCTTTATTTTGCCTTCTCAAAGTTGACAGACCGCATCCGTAGTTGTGCCTATTGTCGCCGAATAAGCTATCCAGATACAGTCTGTATAGTTACGTTTGCCTTTACTTGTTGGCTTCGATTACTGTAAAGCCTGCGGATTCTGTTTTACGTACTTCCTCCTTAGACATTACCTGTGATCCGATGTAGTTTCCGTTTAACGTAATGATATATGACATATTCAACAACTTCCTTTCTTTATTCTCCTATTTGGATTATTTTGATTTCAAAAAAATAAGAGCAGACATTTTCTACTCTTCGTTTGCGTTTTCGCTTATGTATTCCCATGCTTCGGATTCTGTGGGAAATCTGATGTGACATTCTGGAATATACCAGTCTCCATATTTTTGATATGGCATAATGTGCCTCCTTTCTATAAATCACGCAGATAGTTATTATGTCTCCGTTCTGCATCGTACAAATTTGTATCAAATGCTGTGCGGATTGTTTCACCATTTCGGTTGACTGTTTCCGTTACATATCCGTTATTGCATGGATAAGTTGATACAAGATGATTGTGTTTTACTGTGCGTTTTGGCATTGTGTTTACCTCCTTTTTTTTGAATTTTGGGTATAAAAATAGCACCCTATCGGATGATGGGTGCTTGTGAGCGTAGTTATAGTGTTATTTTAGGCATAACAATATAATTACATTTGCTTTAATTTCGCTTGAAGTTCGGCTATTTGTGCTTCTATTTTTGCCTTTTCTTCGATTGATTTATTGTATTCTGTATCTGGTATCCATTCCATAATTTCGGATGGTTGAACATGGAGATATTCGCAGACTTTGTTTATAATATCCGTGTTCATTGGTTTATTTTTTGAAAATTTAGCAGGCATATTTATAGAAATACCAGCATCGCACAATGATTTCCATTGCATATTTCTATCCTTCAATAGATTTTCTAATTTTGTATATACTATCATATTAAACTATGCCTCCTTCAACACCTCCTATTTTATCACATTATTGTGTGATACGCAAGATATTTGTGATAATATATAATGCACACTATAAAAGGTACAAAGTTATATATCCTTGTACCCTTTAACTATGCACTATTCCTGTTCTTTTGCTGTTGCTATTGTGTCAAGCAATTCTACAATTTCTTCTTTTGTGTACTCTGTTTTTTCGCCTTGTGTGAAAAGTAAACGAAGTTCATACAGTGTAGCCATTTTTGTATCACGTCTTTCTTTCTCTGTCATTTCTTCCATCCTTCCACCGCCTTTTTTTTATTTATAGTATAGCGGATTTATTGCGTGTTGACAAGTGGTTACTTCATTACTACATCGCAGAATACAGCCATGAAAAGCTTGTTAAACTGATTCTTTTTAATAGCGGTTGTAAAGGTGCTATCTTCTACAATCTTCTTAGATGTAGCGTATTTTGCACCGAATTTATCAGACATTGACTCAGCAAACTTGTTGATCTGTCCCTGTGAACATTCCAAGCCAAGATTACCAAGAAATTCTTTGATAGCGTTGAGAAATTCGCCACGCTTACCTTCGTTGATTTTTTTAGTATATGCGTCATGCATTGTATCCGGGATAAATACATAGGTGTCCTTCATGGCTTTCTGCAATGGTGCTATAATTTCCTTGTGTTCATTCTCAGCCTTGCGGATAGCTTTGTCCACTTCAAGAGTCGAATGCTTTGTAATAGCTTCATCCAAAGACAAGCCATTTTTGATATAGTCTTCCCGTGTCTGAAGGATTGCGTCACGTTGTGCATTAAGTGGCTTTATCTCTTTTTTGTACCGTAAATCCTCAATAGCAATGTCTGTTGCTGATTTCTTGAATGTTTCAACCTGTGCAAGTGCCTCTGCTGTCATCTTTGAAAAATTGATCTGATTTCTACCCATAATATACCTCTTTCTCCTATTTTTCGCATAGGTGCGTAAAATTATTTTGTGAAATCCTCTGCTTTCATCCCGACTTGGAACGGGCAGACTTTTTGTGTAGTCTGGTAGCATTATTTCAGACCTCCTAACCTTCCTGCCCATACCTTGTGGGCGTTCTATCCTTGCGGATAAAATGCTAGTGAATAACCGGATTTCATTTCGGCACTTCCGGCGTAATCCATACCAAATTGGCTTATCTGCAAGCAGATTTCTAGCGTATAGATACAGTCCTATATAAAATATTCTTTTTCGCCATTGTGCTAAAATCACCTCATGCCGTGTATAATGTTAAAAAGCTAGTTGTTATTATCCGAAACCTATTCAGCCGGACAACGGTTAATTAGAATATTGTTTTTTTCAAAGGTCGGACACCTTCGAGAGTATCGACAGCTTGCGCTGTGGACTTTTCGGATGGTGTCATAACTGCTTGTCGTGGGTGTGATACCCTACTAGACATCGCTGCCATGTGCAGTTAAAAAAATTGTGGAAATGTTGCGTGAAACATGCTAGAATAAGATTGCTAGGTGCTAGCGTGTTTCATGCTATCCACTATGTAGGGGTGTAAGTATTTACGGTACTTATACCCTTTTTACAAGTCGTTGTTTCTTGACTTGTTTATAATGTATCACACTTTCATGTGATTGTCAACAAGTTTTTTGAATTTTTTTGAACTGCCGTTCATGTGATTTTCTTATCTTGTTGACAATCATAGAATATCACATGTATATGTGATTGTCAATCATAAATTTCAAAAATACGATATCATTATAAATTATAGCTAGCTATAATTTTTTCTTATAACTCAATAGACTATCTGTTATATATCAACTATAACACACGGAAAAATATAGAAATACCGTAGCAAAACATATGTTCGGGGGTACTAAAAACTAAAAGCATGAACCGGAAAAGGCGCAGAGCCTATAGCTGATTCATCTATACACCAACTTCAAAATTTTACCATCAAAAATCCCAATCCCCCAACAAAATCAACCAAATCTCCCATTCCACTCTCTCCAACCCCCTTATCGCACCTCATATCGTAAAACACCACGAAAATCAACAAAAAATCCACCCAACAACCATTAAATCTAAACCTAATTTCATCTAAAACCACATCTACAATTCAAAAATCTTCCTTATTTATAAGCACTTTTTACGATAACGATTTTTCACTCTTCCTCTTCAATATAGGGGGCTACCATAAAACTACACACAAAATTATCAAGACAGTAATTGCACTGTCTTATTTTTATGCAAAAAATAAAATCAAACAGAGAATATATAATCAGAAATTATAAATCGCAAAAGAAAGGAATTAAAATTATGAGTAATTTACAATTAATTAAAGCAGAAACATTTAACAATTTACCATGTAATTTCTATAGGAATATGAATGATGACATTCTTCTTACAAGAGAACAAATTGGTCAGGCGTTGGAATACACTGATCCTATGGTTGCTATTGGAAAAATTCATAATAGACACTCAGATCGGCTTGACCAATTCTCATTTACCAATTTGGTAAACGGTCATCAAACATACTATTATACTGAAAAAGGTGTTATGGAAATTTGTAGATGGTCAAAAAGTAAACGTGCAAATGAGTTTATGGATTGGGTATGGGACATCGTAGAAAAGTACAGACATAACGAATTTCCAGATTTACCACAAATAACATCGGCACTTGCTTTAGTAACCAATACACTCACTTCTCTCACACAAACGGTGGAATCAATGCAGCAGGAAATAAATACAATAAAGGAGTCACATGATAACCAATCAAACCTACCTAAGAAGAAATGGTCATATTGGGCATTAAAGATGTATCCAAAATATCAACTCTTAACAGATTACTTTCATATATCCAATACGGAGCTATACAAGAATCTATATATGGAGTTACAAAATACATATCCTGATATAGATCTTAATCAAGAAATAGATGATTACTGCTATGAGAATAAATTGGAATCAGCTTACACATTAGATGTAATAGAACATAACTTAACGTTGCGAAAAGCATACGAAAATATTGTAGATACACTATTAAATAAATATAATCTCTCTGATGGAAATTATGAAACAAGATACACCACTATCTTTGATGACATACTTACATAATTCTTATACTGGGATTTAAGGAGAAAAACATATGATTCTAACTCAAATTTGAACGAAAATAGCTTCAAGGATAAAATACTTGTCTAAAAAATAAAAACGGAAAATTATGCCTTGAAACGCTATTTTAGCCTAATAATTTTTTACAGAATTAAAAAAACATAGAGAAAATAAGGAGAATTGATATATGAATAAAAATATTCCAAACGAAATACCAAAACATAAAAAGAACACAGGAAGTAATATATCAGACAGCGCAAAGAAAACAAAACATAAGCATCATTATGAAGAATGTCTTATACAATATAATTTTAGTTTTCCTGGTAAAGAGTCTCACGTTACAACTGATTTACAAAGCTATTGTATTATTTGTGGGAAAATAGGAAATAGATTCAATGCAAACAAATCTATTGTAAAGGATTATTATAGAACAACAAATTCTGTTTTAGGAATGTGCAGATCTGTGATTACAAGCCAAGAATTATATGACCGTTATCATAATAAAATACCAGTATTTTTTGTAGAGGATATTTATAAGAACAAATATGTTGATTTGAAACAAAACAATAATTGAGATGGAGAATAAATAATTAGACCAACTAAAAACATTAGATAAAAATTTAAAGAGTAATTTATGAGCGTAGCGAATAAATTACGAATAGTCTGTCTTATTAAATAAGTTGTATATCTTCTTTCAGTTCAGTTTATGTGCAAATATGCACATGGAATTTCGCATATTTTAAAAAATCATGTGCAAAAATGCACCTATACTGAACGCTCGTGAACTTATTTTTTCTTTATTATCCAAACAGAGAATAATTTATTAGTACCATATAAAGGAGGAAAAATTTTATTGCAACAAAAAGAATATTTTACACGTTTCCCTAATGATTATATCCAAGGAAATATCAAAACAAAATTTGGAATTAGTAGAAAGTTTTATATTACATATATCCTTATTGATAAATATAGATCTTACGAAAATTATAGTTGGATTACGATTCGTAAGGTATTAGATTTTTATGGGTATAAAACACATCGGAACAAGCCAAAAGCATTTCAAGAAATACTTGACGTATTAGAATATATGATAAATAACAATATGATCGAAGTGCAACAAGATTTAGATTCTATTGGATATGATACAGGAATTGAGATTAAAATAATTTCTGAGAATTTTGATCCATGTAAAGATTTTTCAAAACTTACTTCATCTCAATATGATTTCATAATGATGAATGAATCGTCTATTAATAGAGAGAATATATTAGTGGCTTTCTTATATATAAATTCTTATATTTACATACGACAAAGAGATAATAATGGCAACGAATTATTATCAAAACCTCAAGATAAACCTGAAGCATTCTTTAGAAGTATAGATTCTATGTCAAAAGAACTTTCCATGTCAAAAGATACAATTAACCAATGCATCCAATATCTCACTTCTTCTATTGGTGATAGAGAACCACTTTTAATAAAAAAGGAAGTTGGTAGTGTTCAACCTGATCCTAAAAAACCACCTAAAAATGTACCCAATATATATGTTCTCAATAATGAAAGATGTGAACAAGAAATAAAATGGGCTATTGAAAAAATGCTTGAAATTTATAAAGTTGAATCATTTGGAGAAATGAAAAATGGTAATAAATAGTAACCAAATAAGAGAATATACATATGTACCCATCAACGCAGCACTAAAGGAGCTGAAAAATTATGAATAAAAAATTTAACAAACAAAAAGGAGAACAAAAATTATTATATGAACAATTACATGAATTACATTATGCAAAATATTACAAAGACAAACCATAACACATATGGAGGATATGTTACCGAATACGATTTAGACACAGATCACGCAAACGGTCATATTGTAGAGAATATTATCGCAGATTGGAAATTTGATAAAAGATGTAAGGAAAATGCAGAAGCAAGAGAAAGGAGAATTGAGCATGTTTAATTATCAGAATGAAGGTTACACTATTACTATCCCACTACCAGATGGCAAATATGATGTGGTATGTACATATATTCATGATCAGGAACTAGATCAATATAAGGTGTCAATGTGGTTGCATTGGGATACAATTGATGACAGATTTAAGATTGATGCACAGGAAATCGGAATGCAGTATGTTGCGAGTACAAAGAAGACTATTAAGACTGATATTTGTAAGCTTGTTGAAAAATTATATAACAATGGACGATTGGACAAATATATGAACTTGTATCAGTATACTTATGATTGTTTCGACATGGGAAATGATTCAGTTGAAAGTAATCGTGCAATGGTGGAATACTATGACGAGAACTGATGAATATTATTTTACCAAGGCAAAAAATGTATCAACTTGTTCTGATTTTCACAAAACTCACATTGGATGTATCGCAGTATATCAAGGGCACGTCATTGCAGTTGGATATAATACCAACAAGACGCATCCAATTCAACAACATTATAATAAATATAGAGAGAATAATAACATAGGGTGCTTTGCCGCAAAGCTTCATGCTGAAATCAATTGTCTTAATTCTATCCGTCATATGGATATAAATTTCTCAAAAGTAAAATTGTATATTTATAGAAGTCGTTGTGATCAGGAATATGGAATGTCACGTCCATGTCCTAGTTGTATGGCTGCAATTAAGGATCTTGGAATAAGGCATATTTATTATATAACCAATGATGGGTTTGCGTATGAAAACATACGAGGGGAAGCTTCGTAATTAAGATATTATGTACTGATTATGGATTATGAATAATAAAGGAGAATAAATAAGTAAAATAATTATTAAAGGAGGAAATTGATGCTTACGGCAAAAGTTGGAAACGAAATTATAAATTGTTATGATGGAACACATACTTACGAAACTTTAAAAAAATGGAGCAAGAAAAAAATATTAATATGTCCTGCATGTAATAAACCATATGAATATTGTCATGGTAAGGTTATTGATTCATATTTTAGGCATAAAGACAAGAAACAATGTGAAAATAAATATTCTGAACCAGAAACAGATGAACATATAAATGGAAAACGTGATTTATACGAATGGATTAAGATGCAATGTGGAATAACAGATGTTATTCTTGAAGGTTGGATACCAGAAACTAAACAAAGACCAGATATTATGTTTAAATATAACGGAATTCCATATGTTATTGAATATCAATGCACACCTATAGCATCAGAATATTTAGAAAGGCATGAATTATACAAAACAGCAGGAATTAATGATATTTGGATTTGTGGAACAGATAAGTATTTTGGTGTAAATAAGAGGTTAAATGTATTAGAAAAAGAATGTAGAATTTATTATTCTCCCCAATATAAATACTTTTATAAAATGGAAGATTTGTCAGAAAAACAGATCAAAAATATTCAAAGGATAAGTTCATATAGAAGACATTTAACTAATTATTACAGGATGAAAATGTATTATACAAGAGAATTTCATTTAATGATGAATGTATATGATTATAATAAAAATTATAAAAATTATATATTAATTAAAAACACATCTAATAATTATCAATGTATTGGTAGTCATTATCCTTCTCCAACTGGAAGACCGTCAAATAAATATCCATATCCAGTTAAAGATTATGCTTTTATAGGCAATTATTCTTATGCATCTTGTTACTATTTGCCATATATAAAATTAAAGTCTATCGGAGGAAATGAAAATGAGTAAACACTTAACATCACAGAGATATGTGTATAAAATTCATTCAGCCAGATTGAGAAGAAAACAATGGAAGTTAAATCTTTCAATAAATACTGCAAGAGAAAATAAAGAGTTAATTGCATTAAGTGAAAGTCAAATCCTAAGATGGATAGATGAATTAAATGGAATTAAAGATTCAGAACTTCATATATCTCACATCAAATCTCAAATTAAAAAGTTAAAGAAAGAAACCAATCTTGCTATATCAAGACCAAAAATCAAAAAATTATATGCAGAATTAGACAATTATCAATTTAAGAAAGATTATGTCTGTGTAGTAATCGACAAAGAAAAGGATTTCCACTACATTTATAAAAATGGCTTTGAGATAAATGGTATTAGGTATAAATGGTTACTTGGTACAACAGGGGGAGTAAAAAATAATACCATTGTATTTATTAATGAAAAACTTCTCCCTGAGATAAAAAAGAGAATTAATAACGGACGAGATATGTTAATGAAATTCGCTCCTGCAAAGCTTGAAGCCTATATTGCTTTAGTGTGTAGCTCTTCTACTCCTGTTTCAATGCCGAATGGCGTCGTTGTAGTCCACGATTGTATTACTCATTTTAAGTCGGATATTGTTGAATTAGATGATACAGGATTAGCCCAGCCAAGTATGAAATTCATAAAAGATAAAGATATTGAACTTATAGACAGTGATGGGTATGGACTAGCAATGCCTAATCTTATGAAAAGATGGGGAGAAGAAATTGGGGAAGATTTCTTATTACCAGGTTGTGTAATACGAAATTCGTTCTGTAAAGGTGCAATATTTCCAATTGATTTTCAAAAATTTGCTTCAGATAACGGCTTTGATAAGATTACAGATGTATGGGGAAATACATATAAGATTAATGAGGTTGAACTCATTTTAACAGAGTCAATGTTAAAATTATGGGATTCTTATTCTTCTATTGAGGAATATTTTAGAAATTGCGAAGAGAATAAATATACGTTTGCAATTACAAAGTCTTCAGAGGAAGAATTAGAAAATGTAAGAACTATGAATTATCAGTTTTTGCAAAGTTATGCTTTTACAGATGAGCAGATTGATGAACTTATTGCTCCGACTGTAAATGAAATAAAAGATATTTTATCAGATGATTATAGAAAAACAATTCTTTATACAAAAGGAATTGGATTAAATAAGAATAATGTCCAAAATCTTGACAGTTCTTTCGCAACTGCTCTTATGATCGAGCCATCTATGACACAAGATCCGTATATCAAAAGTCAAATTTATTCCATGATAAGAAAAAGAATAGACGAAGCAAAAGTTGGTGTTTTAAAAGTACCTGCCAATTACTCTCTTGTTTCAGGAGATCCGTATTCGTTATGTCAGTCAATGTTCGGTATGACTGTCACTGGATTATTAAAAGCTGGACAAGTTTATTCAAAATATTGGATTGATAAAGGTGTTACTCAAATTGTCAGTTTTCGTGCGCCAATGACATCTCATAATAATATTAGATTATTAGATGTAGTACACAACGAAACAATGGACGAATTTTATAAGTATATGACGACTCCTACTATTTTTAATAGTTGGGATACATGCGCAGATGCGATGAATGGTTTCGACAAAGATGGGGATTGCGTTATCAATACATCATTTCCTATTTTAGTCGAGAATACAAAAAGACTTCCTGCTATTGTGTGTGTTCAGAGAAAAGCTCCAAAATGTGTTCCAACAGATGATGATATTATGAAATCGAATATCAATAGTTTTGGTAATGCTGTTGGTGGAGTAACTAATAAAATCACTTCAATGTTTGAAGTTCAAGCGAAATTCCCAAAAGGTAGTCGTGAATATAATATTCTTGATTATAGAATTAAGTGTGGACAGCTTTATCAGCAAAATGCGATTGATAAAACAAAGGGAATTGAGGCTAAACCTATGCCTGATACTTGGTATAATTGGATAGCAAATAAACTTTCCAAAGCTAAAGATTCTGACACAAAGAAAGATTTTTGGGTAAATAGGAAAATAATAGCAGACAAAAAACCATACTTCATGCAATATATTTATCCATCTGAAAGAGCCGAATTCAATAACTACAAAAAGAAAAATAATGAAAAATGTTTAATGCGTTTCAGAATTACGTTGGATGAATTGCTGCAAAAAGAGAATAAAACAAAAGAAGAAGAACGTTTTGTGTATTGTTATTACGATCGAATGCCATTAGGTAATGCACCATGCACTATTAATAGAATATGTTGGAAAATTGAAGAATTATTTGATAATCAGTATTATGCCACAGAATCAGATTTTGATTATTCTATTTTAAAAAGCGATGCTGAATATACAAATAAGATTTATAACAAAATCAAGAAAATATATGAAGTATATAAAAAAGACATTCAAAATTATATGCTTTATGCCAAAAAAGAAAGATTGAAATCAGATGAGAAACAGATTCAGAAATATCTTTTAAAGGAACAGTTTAGAGAGAAATGTTTGAAAGAATGTCCTAATGAAGATGAGCTGTGCAATATTGTTCTTGATTTATGTTATACAAAATCCAAAAATAGTAAACAATTTGCATGGGATATTTGTGGGGAAACTTTTATAAAAAATCTTTTGAGAAGAAATGGATATAAAATATCATATCCTGAATTAGATGAAGATGGTGATATAGAATTTAATGGTATGCATTTTTCTATGAAAGAAACTGAAATTAAAGTGACTATTGATGTGGAGGATGATGAATGTCAGTTATATTAAATGAAAAGGAACAGGCAGAGAAAATAATTGAGAAAGGTGAAGTTGGTAACAAACCAACTTCTACTCTCTTCTTATTATCTAAATATTATAGACAAGAAGAAAAACTTGGAGAAAAGAAAACGGCTCAGAAGTTAAATGAGTTTATGGAGAAAAATTATAAAGGATATAATGAAGCTTTATGGGAAGACATTATTGAAGATATTTCAAAAAAGGGTAAGAAGTATCTTTTACAAGAAATTAAGTCGATTAATATTACAAAAAGTGAGCTAGATAAAATTGCAAGCGTAGAAAATATAAAGTATAAAAAATTGTTATTTACGATGCTGTGTTATGCAAAGCTATATAATACCTTATCAGATACAAATAATGGATGGGTTAATACAGAAATTAAAGAGATTTATAAAGTTGCAAGAGTGACTGTTAAATATAGGAATGATAAGTTCTTATATTTAAATGATCTTGAGAATACTGGACTAATCTCTTTTTCTAATAAAAATGATAATCTGAATATGAAAGTTAATTTTATAGATAATGATAGCGAGGTTGTATTAAAGATTAAAGATTTCAGAGAACTTGGTTATGAATATCAGAATTATATTGGCGATGGTAAATTTATTCGATGTTCTGAATGCGGTAGACTTGTTAAAAAGAAAAGTAACAAAGACAATTCTACTAAATATTGTTTATCGTGTAAAAGATATAAAAAAAATGAACAAAATAAAGAATATTATAGAAAAATTGCAATTTAATATAGAATTTAGGAAAAGCAAAAAGTCTTAAACCCCTTGTAAATAAAGGGATTTGCGATATTACGTCCGATTTTTCTTATTATGTATAGTAATAAGAGAATAACAAATGAAATCAGCTTTTCTTAACTACAATATTGTTTTTATACAATATTAAGCATCTCTGTACTGTGTACGGAGAATATATAATTAGCCGAAAGGCAGTAAATTATTTCGTCTAACACATGGATATATTTTTAGTTGCTGTGATTCCATGTGAAAAACTTGTGCATGGTGTGAAAAACCAGTTCAGTTCAGCAAGCGAGACTGTACCAATGCATTTCTGTGGAAGTAAATAATCTATCAAAGATAATGGCGTTTATAAGCAGATTAATAAGAAATACAATTGAATAATGAATATATAATTATAGTTATTGGAACTCAGTGAAGATCGGTTTAATCACCGTGCTGAGAGCATGTGGATGTCGGCATATTATTATATGGGATACTTTATAGTGGTGTGCTTCGAAATGTCGTGAGATATCTTAGAATACTGTGGAAACCATTAAAGACAAGCATGTGTACTAATAATAAGCGTAGTAAAAAGTTCTGTTCTCATCGCTGACGTAATAGAGAGTTGCACTGCAATGCTGAACCCTGATGCCTATGAGCTGGTAACTTATAGGAGGTAAGTAAGGGAATACCAAATAAGTCAGTTCTGCCGTGAGTGCAAAGAAATTTGCACAATAAGATGAGTTGCAGGAAGTAGTAGTCCAAGGTAGTCATAATAGAATGTATATTTTAATTAAAACTACATATGAAATTACAGTATATTAATGATTCTGAATGATGGACGAGGCTTATGGATAACCAATTCCGTATGCACTATGTTGGGTGTTTCCCATAGCACAAGAAGTATATATGCGACGGTGTATATGCTCAGACTTGTGTTTGCATTGACTGAATATTAGTGCGTCTATTAGAAGTAACCCGAAGGGGTACAGTTGCTATAATTATATATTCATTATTTCGATTTTCTCAATACCCCTCTTTCCATTGCCGATGGCTGTGCTTTCTTTCTGATTGTATAGTCATCGGATTTTTCTAATTTTGGCTAGTAGAACAATGGTAGTTCAATTCCCCGTTAAGGAAAAGGTTGTAGGTTCGAGCCCTACTTAGTCAGCTACTCTTCTGCTGTTCAGCAGAAAATAAATCAAAGGATGTGAAAAATTATTAAACAGATTTCTAAAAATGAGGTCGAAAAGTTATTATCTGAAGGTGTAATCCGCAATACGAAACATGGATATGTTGATCGTAAAGGTGAACATGTAGGTTACTACAAGACGTGTGGAAATAAGCGTTACATCGAAGATAGGTTTGTTAAGTAGGTTCTGCCTATGAATGAACAAGATTTCGCAATTGATAAGTTACAAGATGGAACATTTCGAGTGACACGTATTGACATTGAAGGCGATTATCATACACATATGAAAAGTAAGCAATTGGCAAAGACTGTAATTCATAATGTGTGCAATGGTAAAATTCCATTAAATTCACGTAATTATACTCTCATTAGTATGTACAGATTAAGTAATAATGAGGAATATCGTGATAAAATTCAGGAAATATTAGACACTCGAAAACAAAAAGGTAAAAAAGATAATTATTGTAATCCTAGCAGATATAAGTCTTGTAGGAATTTTTATTATGGAGGAATTAAAAGGAAATGGCAAATTTTGCATATAAAAAGACAGTTATAACTGCAATGAAGGTTGTAGGAATTTTAGATAGTGACAATTTAACAGTTGATGTAGGCGGAGAAGAGAAAAAGTTGTCTACTCTCCTATCAGGTTTTAACGGTGCGCATATTGAAATCAACATTAAAGTTAAGGACGAGGAAGAACTCGATGAGCCTACTGAGGCTGCTGAAGAATAGAGAGTAGGTGGATGTCATTACAACCTATAAAAGATATAATGGAGAATCAGACGAAGAACTTATCTATAGAATATGCGAAAATAAAGATCAGATAGGTTCTTGGCAGGATGTTGCAAATATAATCAATGAGCTTACTGGTAATGATTATGGTGAAAGCACCTATCGTAAAAAGTATCAAGCATTTAAGAAAATGTTGGATGCCAACCAGTCAAAATTTGTTGACTCTGATGCTCAGTTAAAGGAAATTGAAGTTCAGAAACGTGAGTTAGAACGAAAGAAGATTCAATTTAGAGACGAACGGAATGCTTGGCAAAAACAGAATTTTACTGACGCTAGAGTTGAAGAAAAACTTGACAAATTAGAATCTGAACTTGTCTCTCTTGGCAGAACAAATTTCAATAAACATGATAATGTTTCTATTAATTCTGATAATGATATGCTAATTATTTTAAGTGACTTACATATTGGTCAGACGTTTAATTCTATATTTGGTAAATACAACACAGATATTGCAAAAGACAGGCTTAATCAATTATTAAATGAAGTAATTTCTATTCATCAATTACATAAATCTAAAAACTGTTATGTAAGTCTTCAAGGTGATCTTATTTCAGGTAATATTCACAAGTCTATTCAAGTAACAAATAGAGAGAATGTAATTGAACAGATAAAAATTGCCACAGAGTTAATATCATCATTCTGCTATGAATTATCTTTATATTTTGAGACAGTATTCATGTCAAATGTTGCAGGAAACCATACTCGTATGGATCGTAAAGATGATGCAATCCATGACGAAAGATTGGATGATATTATTAGTTGGGCTGTTGAACTGTCTCTGAAACACATTGATAATTTTCATGTGTTGCACAGAAATATAGATACTGGAATTGCAGATATTTCAATTAGAGGAAAATCATATATCGCTGTACATGGTGATTATGACGGATTTAATAAATCTGGTGTACAAAACTTATGTTTAGCACTAGGGTTTGTTCCATACGCAATTACTTATGGACACTTGCACGTATGTTCCGTGGATGAAACAAATGGTGTAAAGATGATTCGTGGTGGATCACTTGCAGGATGTGGGGATTCATATACGATTGAAAAGAGATTAACAGGTAAACCGTCACAGATGGTTTGTATTTGTACAGATAAGGGTGTAAAAGCCTACTACCCTATTGAATTAAATTAAAATACTAATTTCAATCAAAAACAGTTGCAAAGTCAAAATGCAAATAAAAATGATTGCTATTACATGACCAGAATCCGACTGGCATTTAACAAACGGAAATAACCTATGGTTAATTTGGCTGACGAAGCCGTATGCGAGGGAGTGGACTCATTATAGCCGCTACCCTCTTTTATTATTATTTCGGCAATAAAATAAAAAATTGCCAAAAGATATAAAAATATTAAGGAAAGAAAAGGAGTTTAAAAAAACATGAAAAAGGATATTATGATTAAGGAAGTTTCAGAGAGAGCTACAGATATTATTGCTACAGAAGGTAAGAAATTCACAAAGAAGGAAGTTGAAGCTGTTATCAAAGCTTATGTTGATTGTGTATTTGATAATCTTGCGGATAACAAGACAGAAAAGATTCCTCTTCCTGGCGTTGGTAGCTTCTCAGTAAAGCATGTAGCAGAAAAGTCTGGTGTTGCTGCACTTGCAGGTGGTAAAGCTTGGTCAGTACCTGAACATGATGAGATCAAGTTCTCTATTACTAAGTCAGTTAAGACACTTGCGTAATCAAGGGTGGTGACAAAGATTGAAGACTTTCAATTTTGAAGATAAATATAATTTTGTTGAATATTTATATGATACTTACGAAAAATTATTTATGAATACAAAAGAAAAGGATTATTCAAGAATTTTAGTGGTTGCAAAATATAATGTGATGATCGAGATTCTAAATTCTCTTCTAAGAAATCCAAATTATAAGTTAGTGTCTTGTAATGACCTAAATCATCCTTACTGGGATGGTTACGATGATGCTTTTGTGCTTACTATTGATTCGGATATGACTATATGGGTACAAGCGGCAAAATGCAATGAAGATACTTACATTTATACAGATACAACAGATATTGTATTTGTTCATGGTGATGTAAATTCAAGTTTTGTAAAACAGAATAAAGATTCTAAATGTATTATGCGTGAATTTAATATTACTGAGATTGATGAATCTGAGGATGATTATGAAGATGATGGATCTCTTGAAGATGCTAAAGTAACTTATAAGGTTAATGGTAAAAAGGTATCTAAAGATGAGTATGATCAGGCTATAAAAAAGTTTGATGAAGATTGGGATGATATTAATAAGAGTATAAATTTACATCATAATAAGTATTCTGATAATAAATATAGTTTGAGAAAGAAACCATATTTTACTGGTAGCATTGATGATATTGCTAGTTTGTTATGGTGGGATTTATTCAAATGTTAATATAATTTGTTAATTGTAACATATTTTTTGTTAATGTTCTAAATTTATGTTATTAGTGACATATTTGGCGTTTTAATGTTGATTTAGGGGCTAAAAAAATATGTCTTGTAAGAGTGTGTGGTGTATGCTGCACACTCTTTTTGTATGGGCGAGATTGGTCTTTGTGAGGATCGTAACCTCAGTCGTCCACTTTTGATAAAGGTGCGAATGCACACTCATAACTAAAGTCAGGAGTAAGTGAGCATTTATTATGAAGAATATTATATACGAAAGGAAGTGAGATTTGATGGGTAGAAAAATACAGCATAATAATATTGTTACTGATGAGTTATTGGCTCAGTGTAATAAAGAAAATATAGAATTAGGAAATGATTTTTTGGATTATCTTCGTTCAGTGGATAGATCTCCGAATACAATTAATGCGTATAGGCGTGACCTTTTTATTTTTTGGGTTTATCTACTTCAGCATTGCGATAACAAATTCTTTATTGATTTATCTAAGAGGGATATTGCTCGTTATCAGAGTTTTTGTCTTACTGAATATAAATGGTCGCCAGCTAGAATGCGTAGAGTAAAATCTACTCTCTCATCTCTTTCAAATTATGTAGAAGCTATATTGGACGATGAGTATGAAAATTTTAAACCAATTATACGCAAAATTGAAAATCCTGCAAATGAGAAAGTATTCACTAAAACTGTGTTATCTGATGAGCAAGTGCAGGGAATGCTTGATTATTGGGTTGAAAAAGGTAAGTATGACAAGGCTTGTATTTTAGCATTAGCTGCATTTAGCGGTAGACGTAAGAGTGAATTACCACGATTCAAAGTGTCTTATTTCGATGACGAAAATATTATATATGGTTCTTTATATAAGACACCTGAAAAGATCCAAACAAAAGGAAGAGGATCACGTGGAAAAATGTTAGTGGTATATACACTTGCAAAACCGTTTAAGCCATATTTTGATTTGTGGATGAATTATAGAAAAGAACATGGAATTGAATCAGAATGGTTATTTCCAAAGAAAGTAAATGGAGAATATATAGATGAACCTATGGATTCAAGCACTCTTGACAGTTGGGCTGATACATTCAGCAAACATTTAGGAGAAGACTTTTATTTCCATAGTCTTCGTCATTTCTTTACCACCTCTTGTTCTCGAAGTGGTCTTCCAGATGATGTAATTCAAATGCTAGTCGGTTGGAATTCGCTTGATATGGTTGCAGTGTACAAGGATATTGATGCAGATGAGCAATTTGCAAAATATTTTGCTGATGGAGAAATAAAACAAGTAGAACAAAAATCACTCTCTGATTTGTAGACAATGCCGATGAAGCTTTCGTCTAATTCCCTCTTGCACCACACAATTTTATGTGTTATAATACAAATCAAGAAAACAAGCAATTATCCGTTAGACGGTTTAGAGCCTATATGTGGTGTGTAGGCTAATAAATTTTATATCTATTAACACAAACTTAACCGCTATTTAGACTCATGGCGGTTATTTTTGTGCATCTTTTTATCTATAAATCGTACTATGTATGTAGCAATAATGCTACCTACAATTCCGATTATAAGTGCAACTAAAATATTAATAGTTATCGTCCTCCTTTCTAATTATTTCCTGAAAGGATTCTATTCGAACAAAGTATCGCTACTTTGGAACAACTCTAAACCGCCTTTTACCATCCCATCTAGCCTTAAATGAAATGTTGAATAATCGCTTGTCCCTCATATTATATCATCTATGACAATTCATGTCAAAATATCCAAAAAATAGAGAATAATACAATATAAGCTGCTTACGCTTCATAAGAGTAAGGGCGGTCTATCAATTCGTTGATAGATTTTTACAAAAGAATTTTCTGTAGGATACAGAGAATAATATATTATCCATGTCATCAGCATGATTGGAACATGCGTCTCCCTGATGGGGGAGAGGATTTTGGTTCGATTCCGAAGTGGCGTTGCAACTTGATAATACAATTTCAGAGAATTTTCAATATTCTCTTTGTCTTGTCGGCTGACTGGTAATCAATCGGCAGTAGATCTTACCAATCTATACAATAAGGAGAGGTCGCTACTCTCCTATCATAGCGGAATGACGAGCAATGGAAGCTCACTTGGCTCATAATCAAGAGTATGCAGGTTCGAGTCCTACTTCCGCAATTCGAAATAAAATAATAAATTTTAGAAAGGATGATACATAAATAATGACATATAAAATTTTGATCAAAAATACACAAACGAAATTAAAAAATCTTTGGGAAATATATGGAACTACTTCTACTACTGGTAGCGTAGTCACATTTACTGAATATTCAACTGATGATGTAACTGAGCTGCAAAATAAAATTGCTGAATTAGATAAGACAATTGGTTTTGAGAATATTCGTGTTATTGCAGATGTGACATACAATGTTGGAATAACCGTAGATGAGATTAAGGTAGATATCACCGATCCATCCGAACCGTAATATAATTTTCGTGCGGTAAACCTGATACCAAAACCTATTTTTGGGATGCATACGAAACTTAGGTGTGCAAGCTCAACACTTACTACCGCCCTATCAAATTATCCGCAGGCAACAACTACGCAGATTATTCTGATAAAGTCGTAATGAAAATAGTTTCATTTAGTTTAGAGAAAGATAATTTTTAAAGAAAGAGTCATTTCATTTGGAGATGGCTCTTTTGTTATGTAGTATTGGCAGAGTTGGTATTGCACCTTATTGCTAATCAGAGGTCATCGTTTATTCGGTGTGGATGTTAGAGCTATTGATTTTTATTAATGAATTTAATAAAAAATAAATAAAATATAAGAGATTATCAAATATGATAATCTCTTATACGATGTTTAATAATATTAATTTTTAATCATCTTCTGTGTTGTCATTATCTTCATCATCTGCCGAAACATCAACGGTTTCTTCCCACTGATATCTTCCAGGAATGTGTCCTATGTCGCTTTCACGTTGGGTTTTATCTGATGTATCAATATCAGATCCGCCACCTTTGTCGTACCTATAAGTATGTCCACTTGAATCGGTATTAAACTTCCCAGTTCCTTCTCTGTTCATATTATACCTCCTTTTAAAAACAAACTATTGGTTACTTATTAAGTATATAACATATTAATAAATAATTCAACATAAATATACACCTTTAGCTTAATTGGTAGAGCAACGATCTCCAAAATCGTTAGGTCTATGTTCAAATCGTAGAAGGTGTGCTAAGTGCAAAATTGCACGAATAAATAATAGGTTGCGACTTACCGCTTGGAGAAAATTTTATGACAAAAAATATTTTTAATGAAACTATCAAGGTTTTAACAAACGATGCAAAAATTTTAACTGAGAAATACAATAAACTGGTTAATGTGGAATTTAATTCTAATAGTTTTGTATCTATAAATAAAGCATCAATTGATACTCTGCGTCTTTTAAAAGATACGTTGTCTTTAATCAAGGAATACGATTGGCATTTAGAATATTCTAAAAATGACAATGAAATTTGCATATGGGAGCAAAATCATTCAGGTGAGATTAAAAATAAAAAGAAATGGTTTATTAAAGAATATTGTGAAGAGTTTTGGTATAAAATGTTTTCATATTATATTGACAAAAATGAAAGCTATTTGATTGATAAGAATTTCTCACAAACAATGAGAGGTTCTGGAAAATCAAAAGCATTGGCAAAATTATGTTTAGAATATCATGGAGTTGTTATTTATAATTTTCACAGTGGGACTTATGATATAACACGGCGAAGCAAAGAATTAGGATGTGAGAATAATTCTATAGACTTTGCTTCATATGCATATTATATGAGAAATATTAATCAATACAAAAATACCATTGTTTTCTTAGATGAAGGTCATGGTCTTCGTCCTGAAGAAATTAAGATAATCAAAGAAAACAATTTTGTTATTGGGTTTGAAGAATAATTTATGGAGAGTGTTTTGTAATACTCTCCTATTTTATATAACAAAATTGTACTTTCATTGGAAATTTAATATTAAAAATTATGAGAAGTCATTTCGTATGAAGTGGCTTCTTTTTTATTTGATTAAAAGGAGGTGGCTGTTAATTGGCTACGAAAAGTAGTGCAACCGAAACGAAATTAACGGCTGCGCAGTTAAAGAAAAAAGTTGAAACACAGGAAGAAAGAATTAAGTCTCTCAAAGAGGGAGCTTGGTGCTATATGTGTGATACACATAAGGCAAGAGATAAATTCTATGTAAGCACAGATCCTATGAATAAAAGTGGACTTACTCCAATTTGCAAAGATTGTGCGAGAAAGATAGCCCTTAAAATTGGGAAGGATAAGGTTGAACATAAGCCTGACAAAAGTTCTGTAATTGAAACAATGAGATATCTTAACAAACCATTTTTATCAAAATTATGGGATGCTAGTATTCAAGAATCAGAAAATTTAGCATCAGGTAAAGTCCGTTCCAATGGTTATTATTCATATGTAAAGAATGTGGCTATGGGACAATATAACAACATGACATTTAAAGATTCGGATATTTTTGATAATCACGCAGTCGAGGACGAGACACCAAAGGAACAAACAACCGAGGAGGAACTTATTGAGTCTCACGCAGGATTGGATACATATGATAGTTTCTTAAAAAATAAGAATGATGTTATTCGATTACTAAGCTATGATCCTTTTGAAAAAGAGGATATAGCCGACCAACCATTTTTATATTCTCAGTTATTAGGTCTATTAGATTCTAGTGAAGATGCAAATGAAGACATGATGCGTACCTCTTCCGCTATCTCTATTGTTCGTGGATTCTTACAACAATCTAAAATTGATGATACCATATCAAAATTAATGTGTGATATTTCTAATATTGAACGCAATTCTGCAACAATTAAATCCCTACAAGAAAGTAAAGGTAAAATAACTTCGGTTATTACAAGTCTTGCTCAAGACAGTTGTATTTCATTAAAGCACAATAAAAATGCTAAAAAAGGTGAAAATACTTGGACTGGTAAAATCAAAAAAATTAAGAGTCTTAACCTACGAAGTGGTGAAGTCAATGGTTTTGACATTGATACTTGTAGAGGTATGCAACAAGTTCAGGAAATCAGTGATGCTTCTATTATGAAACAATTGGCACTTGATGAATCTGAGTGGTCAGATATGGTTTCTGAAATGCGTGTCGTTAACACTGGTCTTAGAAAAGAAAAAGATGCTTACCAAGAAATTAACAGAATATTATTAAGAGAAAATCTTGATTTAAGAGATACATTAAAAGAAAACAATCTATTAAATGAAGAACAGTTAAAAGATTTAAAAGATGTATATTCTGTCTTTGCAGAGTTTGATGAAGTTGAAGAGTCTCCTGACGATGAAACAAAGGAGGTTACTGAAAATGAATCAGAATAAGCAAATGATTATGAATTATTATCAGAATGAAATTTTTGATTATGATAAAGATTTTTATAATCAATATGGAATATATGTAAAACCACATGGTTATTCTATCTCATCTCGTAAAATTGAGTCTTATATTCAAATTGCTGAAATTCAAAAATATCTGCAATGCAACCCAGTAAAAGCTATAGATCTTTTTTTCAACATAGAGCTTTTAGATGGACAGGCACTTCTTGTACAAAGAAGTTGGGTTTGTCCAAATGTACTTGCTGTATGTACTCGTGGATATGGTAAAAGTACAGTTATTGACCTTGAGATAATGTCAAAAGATATGTGTTTTTGTAATGTATGGACATACATTGCAAGTGGTACAGGCGGTCAGGCTGAACAAACTTTCACTACTTTGGAACGACTCGCTAATGATAATATTGATACATTTTATGGTTCAACTGGTTCTTTATTCAAGAATGAGATAGAAATCAAAAATGCAGCAGGTGACGGATTTTCACACTCGTCCAATGGGTTTTCCTATTCATGTTATAACGGATCTATGACTAGGACATTGAACGGAAATATAGATGCCAAGAGAGGTATGCGAGGCACAGTAATTTTTGATGAAAGTGGTTTCTTATCTGATGAAATGATGAATGTATATGGTGCATTTGCCGTTGTAAATAAAAGTTTAAAAACTGGTAAAGATGTAGATGGTAATTCAATAGATCCAATTCGTCAAAGATGTTTGCCACGAGATTTATCATATCAAAAATATTACATCAGTTCAGCATCTTCAACCGATACGCAATTTTGGAGGTTATATCGAGATTTTTCAAAACAGCAAATTATGGGAAATCCAGATTATTGTGTTTTACATATAGATTGCGAACAAGCATTCAAACCAACTCTTAGGGGCGAATTAGTTACTCCACTTCTATCTCGAAATACTGTTGAGTCAGAAATGAGAACAAACCCAGAAAAAGCCAGACGTGAGTATTATTGTATTTTTACTACAGATGCTGGCACTGATGCAATTATTCGTAGAGGTGTTATTACACGTAACGAAGAAACTAGAAAACCACTTCTATATAACGATACAGGTGATAAAAAATTTGTTATTACATATGATCCTGCTAGAAGTCGTGATAATTCAGTTATTCTTGTTGGAGAAATATACGAATATGAGCAAGTCGATGGAAGCATTGATACTAGGATGCGCTTAGTTAATTGTATCAATCTTATTGATGTCGGAAAAAAAATAAAATCTCCGATGCAGACACCAGATCAGATCGAATATTTAAAGAAAGTTATTCTCGATTATAATGGTGGGGCTGATGCTTATGGAAATATTGTTGGCATATATATTGATGCAGGTTCTGGGGGGTCTGGCGTAAACATAGCCGATTATCTTATGCCAGATTGGACAGATTCTGCTGGCATTGTTCATAGAGGCTTAATTGACAAAGAATATTCTGCTGATTATGTTAAGAAATTTCCTAATGCGGTAGACAAAGTGCATCTTATGTCTCCTACTGGTTATAAATCTGAAATGTATGAAGCAATGATAGAACTTATGAACCAGGATAAAATCAGCTTTACAGCACAATATGACCATAAAGGCTATCTCACTGTTTTTGATGTTGATGAGAAAAAATTGGCTAAAGAGAAAGAAAGAATTTCTGCTGAACTCAGAAAACAAAAAGTCAACGAAAAAGAGTTTGAAACTAAACTCAACGAAGAATTAGAAAAAATCGAATCTGTTAATACAAAGACTATAAAACTTGATTGGCAAGATGAGATTGCTCTTGCTAATATTGATGCTTTAAAAGAAGAACTTGTAAACATGGTTCGTAAGAAAAGAGATTCTGGAAAAGATTCTTTTGAACTTACACCTGAGAAGGCTAATAAGCTTCACGATGACCGTGCCTTAACTTGTATAGGGTACTTTGTAATGAAAATAGATAAGTTACAAATAGCAAATTTTCTCTGATTAATTGGGGAAGTCCAGAGATGGATAATCCACAGCAAGCGTAATGGTAGCTGCAACGACTAAGTGAGAAAACTTCATTCTATAAAATATATGAAGATGCGATAGTCTGAACTCGTAATATAATCTAATATTAAAATACGAGAATTAAGGTCGAGTGTAAAGACACTCTTGGAAGTACCTTAATCGCCTATTTATAGGTAGTAACATAATGATACATGCTGTATGGCTTCTTACGCCCTCATGTGTGAACGTAGAAAAGCCATTACAAATAAAAAACGTCCAACTGAAGATGCCACAAGTTTCATCAATAAGCTTACAATCCGTAAAGCAAAATACAATTAAGGAGGTGCATTATCAAATATGCCTAGACCTAAGAAAGTAGATGCAAATTCTAATGCACCTGCTAAAGTAAATAATTCACAGAAGAAAATTATTTCTTCTACTCCAAAACAGCCAACCGCAAATGAAATGCGTGAGTGGTATGAGAAAAATAAAAGTAGACTTGAACGTTATGAGGATGCAACAAGTGCTATTACAAGTCTTCGAGATATTCAGAAATCATCCAGATATACATCAATCAGTAACTACTCCAAGGAAGATGTAAAATCATACATAAAGAATATCTCTTCTAATGAAAAGAATCTACGAAGTTTATCTCGTTATCTTTATTATCGTTCAGAAATCTATTATCGTCTTTGCAAATATTATGCAAATCAGATTGATCTTACAATTCGTAATATTGTTCCCCCATTTATAATCTCAAGCGAAAATGATGTACAATCCACATTGCAAAAATATCAAGAAACAGTTGATATAGTTGACACTTTAGGATTAAATTATGAATTTCGTAAAGCTGCGTCTATCACTTTAAGAGAAGATGTATTTTATGGATGTGCTTACTATACAGAGGGACAAGGAATGTTTGTTCTTCCGTTAGATCCAGATTATATGAAAATTGCAGGTATGTTTCCTGACGGTTCATTTGCAGGAGCTATGGATATGAGTTATTTCCGTAGTCATCAGGAACTTCTTGAATATTGGGGTGAACCATTCAATAGTATGTGGAATACATATAAGAGTACAAATGAAAAATATCAGTTAATCCCAGAAGAATATAATGTATGTATTAAATTTAGGTCTGAAGACTGGGAAACCATCGTTCCCGTGCTTACACCTATATTCTTATCATTGATTGATCTTATGGACGCTTCTGATTATCAAGCAGTTCAACAGGCAGCTAATATATATAAATTAGTATGGCTTGAAATGAAAACTATGGGTAAAGATGTAGATGATTGGGCTGTAAATCCAGATATAATGATTCAGTATTTCAATCGTATGCTTGAAGAAGCATTACCACCCTATATCTCTGCTGCTATTGTTCCTGGTGAATTACATGAGATAAGTTTTCCAGATGATGCAACAGGTGATGTAACAAAAGTTGAAAAAGCCACAAAGGAAATTCTTAATACTGCTGGTGGTGCTCAGATATTAAATCTAAACTCCGCTTCTAACTCTACTGCCTTTAAATATGGCGTACTTGCAGATTCTACATTTTCTATTTCAACTCTTATTCCACAGATTCAAGCGATTTTAAATCGACTTTTATCTAGTTGGATATCTGAACCTTGTAAAGTTAAATTCTTTGATGTCTCTATTTATCAGAAAGATGATTTTAGAAAATCAATCTTGGAATCATGCACTAATGGATTGCCAAACAAAATTCTTTATAACACATTGAATGGTGTGTCTGAAAAAGATACGTTATCTATGAACTTTTTGGAAGAAGACTGTCTGCAACTTAGTTCAAAATTCAAGCCACTATCTAGCACTTATACTCAGACAGGTAATGATAAAGGCGGTGGTCAAGCGAAGGATGATTCTGAACTTACAGATGCTGGACTTCGTACAAGAGATGAGAATTTAAATGATAAGTAGGAGTTGATGGAATGAATCAAAAATTTATACAAACGCAAGATGTACCTACTGCTACTCTCCTATCTCAATTAGGATATCAACAGGTACAAAATTCTAATGGTATTTATGTATTTTTGAATACTGATACTCTTCGGTTTTCAGAAAATATAGATATAAATAAATTAAAGTATACAAATATGCTTACATTTTAGTCGTCTTCCTTGGGCGACTTTTTATTATGTCAGAAAGGAGGAAAAGACTAAGTAGATGCCAAAGGTTATTAAAAAGAAAATTTTAACTGAAGATGATTTACTAAAATTCTGTCAAGAGCAGAAATTTGCAAAATTCAGTTCTAAAGATACTGGCTATCAGTTGGCTTTAAAAGTGCCTACTACTTTTGAGATAGACGATACCGTAGACGAAAATCATCGTGGAATGATGCGTCTTAAATTTAGAATTTTTCATACAGGACTTAACAGAAATAAAAGTTATGTATCAAAAGATGCTGCCGAGAAAGCAATGAATACAATTGCTGACAGACCTGTGTTGGCTGCAATTCATCAGCTTGACGATGGCAGTTGGGATTTCGAAGGTCATGAGATGGAAATTGTTAAAGACGAAAAAGGTAAAGAAGAACTGAGATATATTGAATCTCAAGTTGGTTCTTTTTCATCTGAACCTGCATTTTGGGAACATGATGATAACTTAGATAAAGATTATGTATGTGCTTATGCTTATATAAGTGAAGAATACACAAAAGCTTGTGAAATTATTCGTGCAAAACAAGGTTCAAAAAATAGTTGCGAGCTTTTCATTGATGAACTCTCTTACAATGCCAAGGAGAAATATCTTGAATTAAACGATTTTTATGTAAATGCTTCGACTTTATTAGGAAGTCATGATGACGGTACAGAAATTCAGGAAGGCATGGAAGGTTCTCGTGCCGATATTGCGGATTTTAGTGTAAATAATAATTCAGTAAAATTTGACAAAGATGAAAAAATGATTGAACTCTTAGAAAATCTTAACAAGACACTTTCTAATTTCAATAAAGAACAGACTCCTGTTCAAATACAATCAAAGGAAGGAGGAACAAATAACAAAATGACAAAATTTGAAGAGTTACTTGCCAAATATGGTAAGACTGCTGAAGATGTAACATTCGACTATACAGAAATGTCAGATGAGGAACTTGAAGCAAAATTCGCTGAGATGTTCGATGATGACAATTCAGAAGGAGACAATTCAGGTAACGGAGAATCTGGTGAGCCTTCCAATGATGGAGACAGTGATGGCGAAGGAGTTTCAGATCCAGATGGGAATGAAGGTGAAAGTCAGACTTTTGAAAAGATTGTTCGTACATATGAGATTTCTCATGAAGATACAAGATATGCACTCTATAATCTGTTAGCACCATATGAAGAGTCAGATAATGATTATTACTATATCTCAAATGTATTTGATTCTTATTTTATATATGAGGGTTGGTGTACTGATAAAATCTACCGCCAGAACTATACGAAAGATGGTGACAATGTTGCATTTGATGGTGAACGTATTGAATTATTCCGTGAACTTTTAACAGCAAGTGAGAAGGCTGAACTTGAATCTATGCGTTCAAACTACGCTGCACTCAAAGAGTTTAAAGAGATAGCAGAAAAGAATGAACTTCATGCACAGAAAGAAGCTATTATCAATGCTGATAACTATTCTGTTCTTACAGAGAAAGATTCAGAAGGAAATTATGTAAATACTGATTTCGCTGAATTAGTAAAGACTATGGATAATTATTCCGTAGAAGACTTTGAAACAAAAGTAAAGGTTATGCATTCAGATTATATGTCTGCACATGCGAACTTCTCTTCTACTGGTACAAAGAAAAACACAAATTCAGTTAAGATGTTTACGAATGTGAATAGCACAAAAAAGAAAAATAATCGCTATGGAAATTTAAAGTTTAATTAAAAAATTTAACACAACTAACAATCAATATGCTCGTTGCTTTTTTGCAACGAGTTTTTTAATGCAAAAAATTTTAAGGAGGAATTTTATTATGGCAAATATGTCAATTAAGTATGAAATTGCCAAACATGCAACTGCTAATCCTTCCAATGTTTTAGCAGCAAATTATGGCGAGCATATGTTTTCTGTTGAACTTACAACAGATACCGATAATGGTAATTTAATCGCAATTGGAGATTGGAAGAGTCTCGATCTTTACAAGGAAGCTGCTGTAACTACTTTTACAGGAAAAATCGTACAGCAGATGAGCAATGGTAATTATCTTGTACTCGTTACAGATCCTGGAGATGCAGTTTTAGTATATTCCGTTCCTGTTGGGGCTGAAGATTGGACTAATACATGGAAGAAAGAGTCAAACCTTTACAACCTAGCTGGCGACAGAGTGCGTTGCTATGGTTTGCACAAATATGACACTTTTGAACTTTCTACTGAAGGATTCAATGGAAAACCAGAAGTAGGAAAGGCAATCACAGGCGTAAGTGCTAAGAAACTTACCATTGAAGCTTAATTATGGAAGGAGGTTTAAAATAATATGTTAGTATTTTCTGATAATTTAAAAAGAGTATTCTCTAAACCAGAGAACGATTTTGAAGGCTTTAGAAAGCTTTTCTATGATTATACACATGGTATAACAGTATATGACGAGGACGGAAACGAAGTTCCTAAGAATGCTGTAAATGCAAAAATTAACAGTGTTTGTTTCGACATTTTAGGATTAGATCCTACACAGAAATATTCAAAAAGAGATATTAAAAGAGCAATGAAAAGAAACGGTCTTGAACTTATGGAGGTTCTTGAGGATACTCTTGATATTAAGGTTACAACTGGTTTACAGGAAAACGAATTCTTTAATCAGTTTGTTGAGTCAAAGAATATTTCTCAGGGAGATAAAAATGAGTTCTGGACAGATAAGGATGTAATTCTTACTGTTGCTAAAGTATCTGGGGATCATCATGACTTATCAATGCAGAAACTTGCAGAGGGTGAATCTTTCTCAGTAAAGACATCCAACTACGCAATCAAGGTTGGTATGGATATTGACGTATATCTTACAGGTCGCAAAGATTGGTCTAAGTTTGTTGACGCTGTATCAATCGCTATGCAGGAAGAAGTTCAGAATGATATGCTTACAGAGGTAATGTCTGTAGGTGATAAAATTCCTGCACAGGAAGTATTCCATGTAACAAAGGAGATTACTGCTTCTAATAAGGAATCTTTTGATCAGTTACTTGATGATGTTTCTGCTGCTAATGGTGGAGTTGATGTAACAGTATTCGGTTTAAAGACAGATCTTAAAAAGCTTAATGCATTTACAGATGTTGATTGGGCTACAGATGCTCAGAAAGAGGATATGGCAAAACTTGGTAGACTTGGCACATACGAGACTACTACTCTTGTTGAAATTCCACAGAGATTTGTTAAGAATGATGTTACAAAGAAACTCATCAAGCCTGGTACTCTTCTTATTGTTCCTAATGTTGACAATAAGTTCTGCAAGTTTGTAGATGTTGGAGAAACAGAAATTGTTGAGGTTACTGAAAAGGCTGATAGAGCTGACGACTTCATGACATACGAAGTACAGAGAGAAATGGGTATCGCATGTATCTTTGATAGATACTTCGGTGTTTGGACTATTGCCTAAATAAAAATAGAAGTTATAAGAGGTTGGTATAATCCAGCCTCTTATTTTTATGGAACGAAAGGATTATAAAATGGCTTATACAAAGAAAACAACAACTCCAAAGACGGAGAATATAGAAGAAAAAGAATCTACAGCTAAAAAGGAAGTTAGAAAGTTTAATGCAACAGATGCCATTGAATGTAAATCAATTGTTTCTGGATGTCTTGGTATGATTGGAATTAAATCAGGTGTGAATTATGAATGGGCTGGTCGTGGCGATGTGACAGAGGTGGAATATCAGGATCTTGTAGCTGCTATTCGTTCAGGTAAGAGACATATTACAGAACCTTTCTTTATCATTCAGGATGAAGATTTTCTTGCAGAATTTCCGCAGGTTCAGAAAATTTATACAACTATGTATTCAGTTGGCGACTTAGAAGATTTATTAATTAACCCAGATGCAGATACCATGATTGCGACAATTGAAACACTTCCAGATGGTGCAAAGGAATCAATTAAAAATATTGCAGCAACTTTGATAGCAAACGGACGTGTTGACAGTGTAAAGAAAATTAAAGCACTTGATGCATTTTATGGGACGAATTTTACACTGATGTCTGAATTATTTGAATAGTAAAGGAGGCTCACAATGACGCTTCCATACGAAACAATTTTTTCACGAACAAGAGGACGAATTTCAGATCCGAAGGAACTCTCTCTTGACGAAAATGATTTGCTTGAAATATATACAGAGCGATTAAACAATGTAATTTCTAATCCAAGGGTGCGTAGACTATTCTCTTCTCTCACACTCGATGATGAAATTCAACAGTTGGATTTTACGCTGAATAATTCAGTAGACGAAACGGCTGATATGAATTTTGTCGTAGGAATTCTTGTACTTGGAATGACGATTGAATGGTTACAGCCACAGGTTGATTCTATTATGCACACATCAGTAATGATAGGTGGCAAGGAAGAAAAGAAACTACTTGACAATCATAAAAATATGATTGATCGTCTGGATTCCATGAAAACTGAATTGAATAAACGTATTCGTGATTACGGATATATGTACAATTCCTATATTAACACGGAGTCCTAATATGCAATACATATATGGTGACTTCACAGACAAGCAAATCAATGAAGCAGTTCGTGCAATGCATGGTGATATTCACAAACTACTGCTTTACAAAGACAAGACAATTGAAGAGAAAATATTTGAAGATGACGAAGCATTTCTCGTCTTCTTTGAGAATGTTATGTTTAAATTAGGTGGCACAAAAACCTTATTTAACGACAACGGACTTATGGTGACTCTTATGGCAACCTTACAAGGTGCTATGGACAACTTTAAGAGTGATCATTTTAGCTACAAAAAATTTCGCAGGGCAATTTTAGATTCTCACGGATATATTAAGCAGATGTTTGAGGGAGGTGTAAGCGATGCCGAGTCTACAAACAGCTAGGCGTGTCGCAAACGCCAAGAACAACGGTGCTAAAACGATTGGTCAGATTTATAAGGAAGAATCTGATTGGGCGATGGAACAGACTTGGGATAATGATATCCAAAGTAAAATCTGTTACATCTACGACTTTTATCATGATGATCAGCCACGATTAGCTGAAGGTATGACATATGAGAATACAACTAAAACACGCATAGATGCAAAGTTTATTGTTAAGTCATATCAGTCAATGGATAAAGACCAGGTAGATTATTATATCCAGTTTAAACCAACACAGAAAACACATTTTTCAGAAGGTGATGAACTCTACTATTTTGAAACTGATTATCGTAAAAAGTATCATAATGATAATTTTATCGGCTTATTTATTGATATTCCGAATGATGAAAATATCTATGAAAAATGGATGATTCTTCGTACTGAACCTGCTAATCAATTCCCAAAGTATTTAATTCTTAAATGTAATTATGAATTGATGTGGATTGAGAATAATGGAACAGAAAAAATCAAGCGTAGAATGTGGTCTGTTTTAAAAATGCAAAGCAGCTACAACAGTGGACTTTGGACTGACCTGCGATTTACTTCGCAAGAAAACCAAGATAAAGTATGGCTACCATTAAATCCAATTACTGAGAAGATTTGGTATACAAACGAGTCGTCCAAGAATATGCGTGTACTTGTTAGTTCTTTTACTGACAATGCAATAGCATGGCAGATCAGCAAGGTTGAAAATGCTCAACCACTTGGGGTTCAGAAATTAACTCTATATCAAGATTTCTTTGACCAACATAGAGATTATATCGAGAAAGATTCTGATGGTAATATTATTGGTATGTGGGCTTCGTATTTCGATTCAGAAATCACTCCAACAGATCCATCTACTCCAACTACTCCACCATCTTCTATCACAGCAAGAATTTCAGCATCCACTTCAACAATTAAAGTTGGTGGCTCTTATAAAAATCTTACAGTAAATCTATTCAATGATTCCAATGAAGATATTACAACTGAATATGCTGATGCAACCTTTACGTGGACTTGCTCTATTGACGATGAAGATTGGACTGATAAAGTAACATGGCGAGCTGGTACAGAGTACAACCAAAAGAAAGTAAAGTTTCCTAATGACACTTCTGTTATTGGCAAAATACTGTCTGTTAAGTGTGAAATTGTTAAGGATAACTTGCCGATTGAATCTGAAATTTTGTCGTTAGAATTAACTGAATAAGGAGGTGTTTTATGGAAGAAAAATTAGTTACAAAGAATGATTTGTTAAATAAACTCCGTGCATATAAAATAACTCCTGATGATGAAAATATTCAGTATAAAAAGAAGATTGAAGAAGCATTAAAAAATAATCCGTGCCTTTTATATGCATTAAATGAAAAAGAACTTGAGCCAGAACTTTTCGATGATGACGGAAATATCAATTGGGAATGGAACGAAGAAAAGAAAGAATATGAACCATTAGGAGAATGGGATAGATATTTTGATGGAAACTCTAATATTCGTCCTTATTTGTTTATCCCTGACACTCAGACCGAGGTAAAACATTATATCTGTTATCAAGTATCTTTTGATGAGATGCCTCGTTATCAGGATACATTAAAGTATACGAATATCACATTTACTATTTTTGTGCATGGGAATGACAGAGATGATAAACTCACTGGCATTCCAAGACATGATTTGATTGCTTCTATTATTAGAGATCGGTTCAATTGGTCAAATATATTTGGAATGCAGACACATCTTATCTCATCAAAGGAATCTACGACAGATAGCAATTATCTTGTTCGCACTCTTGTATTCCAAGTTGTTGATACTAATGGAATCGTTAAGACGACTAATGGTGTAACGAGTACAAATAACTATCAGTTAAGGCGGTGATATTATGGCTCAGCAAAATACTGATATGTTAGATGGGCTTCAAGCTGCTGTTTTATCTGATGCTCAAAAGAAACAAGCTGAGAATAAAAAAGAATATGAATTTGATCCGTTGGCGATGTACTTCGGTGAAGATTTTTATGTCGCAGGAATCAAAATTGTGCAACCTAAGATTTATGATATTTTAAATATGGGTGAATCAAAGTTTTATTCTGGCTTATCTCCCATTCTGTATAACTCTACTTCGATTCGTGTGATGCTTTGGGATGCAAAAATAGATTGGTGTAAAATTCACGATATTGAAGTTTTTGATATTCTAAATAAAATTCCTTCATTTGATTTTTCCGCAATGCGGTTAATTTTCCCAGATTATAAAATCGAAAAAATGCAATTGATGAATATAAAATTACCTGATTCAGATACTTCTGAATTATGTCTATACGACAAAGATCAGGACTTTATATTAAAGGAATCTGAATACAATCAGATTGCAGAATATGTAAGGTCTATTCTCAATATTCATCCCAAAATTGAAATGGCAAAAGGGAAAATCACAAAGGAATGGATGATAGATGAAGATAGGATGAACGCAGCACAACGGACTGAGAAAGAGACTTCTACTCTTCTACCATTGGTGTCTGCTTGTGTCAACCATCCAGGATTCAAATACAAATTGCAAGAATTACGACAAATGGGAATTTGTGAATTTATGGACTCAGTACAAAGGTTACAAGTCTATGAATCAAGTCGTGCACTTATGGCAGGATCATATAGTGGATTCTGTGATGTAAGTAAAGTTCCAAAAGAACAATTTAATTTCATGCGTGAATTGCATGAATAGTTAGTGAACTATGAGCGATTTATTAGTCGCTCTTTTTTAATACAAATTTTTATATTTTTAAGGAGGATTTTTATTATGGCATTTAAGTTAGGTGACGTAATTATTGACCGTCTTCAATTCGGTTATGGTGCTTTAGCTGATAAGGCTCTTTATGCACTTACACAGCTTCAGAATGCGACAATTGATATCACAGCAGATTCAACAGATGTAAAGGATAAGGATGGAAACCTTGTATATCGAAAATATTCTGGTAAGACTGGTGAAATCACAGCTACTAACGCTTTCCTTAACCTTGCTATCGCAGAGATTGTTTCTGCAACTGATGCAGAAGTTGCAACGGCAGAAAAGGCAATTGTTATGCCAATCTTTAAGATTGTAAAGGCTGGTGAAACACTAGATATCACTGATGCAGTTGCAGATTCATTCGTTGTAAACGCACTTTCAACAAATGGCTCTCTCGGCAAGGCATATACAAAGGGTGCAGATGTATCTCCAACAGAATTTAAGGTTGATGCCGATGCAAATACACTTACACCACCAACAGACACAGATGAGGTACAGTATCTTGTTAAGTTCAAGAAGAACGTTAAGAGTGGTGCAAAGATTACTATCTCTGGTGATAAGTATCCAAAGGCTCACGAGTTGTACTTCAAGGCTCTCGCTGTTGATAAGTGTAATGTAAATGGTGGTTATCGTGCAGTTGTTATTCACATTCCATCATTTATCCCTTCTCCAGAAGTATCTATTGCTCTTGAGGGTGGAGATTCTCAGACAATGGATTACAAGGGTGCTATTCTTACAGACACATGTTCTGTTGGTCAGGAAATGGTTGAAATCTACTTCATTGACGAGGAAGAGGAAGCCTAATCTGATGAGTAATATTGAGGGCGGTTATGCACTGCCCTCTTATTATATTTAAGGAGATGAATAAATGAATAAAAGAGGTTTAAGAACCTGTTGCGTGTGCAGGGGCGAGCATCTTTTCTGTCCTCAATGCCGACCAGAAGATAGAAATAAACCAACATGGTATTTTGCATATTGCTCTGAAAATTGCAAGGATATTTATACTGTTACTTCTGATTATGAAGACAAAAAGATTTCAGCAGATGACGCAAAGAAGCAGCTCGATAAACTAGATTTATCTCGGATTGCAGACTTTGGTGAAAGTTACCAAAAGGCAATTATGAAGATTAACGAAGAAACAAAACCAGTTGAAAAAACTGATGATGTTATTAAGGAAGATGAATCTGTTATTTCAGATGAGAGTACAGATATTCCAACGAATAAGTATTATAGAAAATCCAAAGTCAAAAAGGTTAAAGACGATGGTGTTATTGATGAATAGTGATTTTGAAAATTCTGATAGGGGAATGTAACTTTACTATTCAATAGTGTTAGTTATATTCCCCTATTTTTTACGTTTAATAAAGGATCGAAAGGAAAATATGGTAGAAACAAATTTAAAGGAAGCGAGAAATTATTTACCACATGAAGTTGTTCGTATTGTCAATCCAAAACAGCAATTATTATATATTAAGAATAATGTGTATCCAATAGATATTTATACAAGCATTGATGATAAAGATAATGCAATTCTAGCGATGGTATTTTTAAAGACAGCTACATCAGATGTATATAAAAAGTGGTGTAATTATGAGCTTTCATAGGTAATTTATATGAATGAAAAATATAAAAATATACCAATCTCAACTCCTATAGAACCAGATATAGAATTAGACGGTGGATATCCATACTGTCAACGTTGTTATACAGAGTTGAATTGTTATCAATCACCATGTCCTCTCTGTGGTCAAATCATAGATTGGTCGTGGATGAATAAGGAGGAAAATTAATATGGACTTAAGATTTTTAGCAGAATATGCAGTTCCCATTATTGTAGGCATTTGTTTATGTATTGGTTATATGCTCAAGAATGTTGTGAAGACAGATAAGATTAATTCTTTTATTCCTGTCATTATGGGTGTTCTTGGCGTAGGACTAAATATCTGGATCAATGGAAAATTCACCCCTGAAATTTTACTTGGTGGTTTAATTTCCGGCTTGGCATCTACAGGTTGTTATGAAGCTTTTAAGAATTTAATTGAAAAATTCAAAGAGAAATAAAGTGAGGTGCAACCATGATAGAAGCACTTCAACAGTTATCTCAGTATAATTTTCTTAGTGTATTGATTCTTATATTTCTTATTATTTCTGTTATTGTTACTGCTGCTACTTTAATTGGTAAATTTTCAGAAATTATAAAAAAACCTGTAAGTTGGGTTCGAAAAAAAAATGAAGATCATGAGTTATTGATTAAAACTTCCGAAGGACTTAATCAAGTTCAAGATTCTATTAAGGATACTCAGGTAGCCATTCAGAATTATTCTGAAAACAGAATTCATGATAGAGAACAAAGCTTTGCAATTCAAAAAGAATTAACTGAGAGTATATCAAAACTTACTGAATCAAATATAATCAGAGATAAACAAATGGAAAACATGATTTGGTCACAGAAGGAATCTTTGGCTGATAGAATTAATCAAAAATATAAACATTATTTAAACATTGGTGGTATACCAGAAGATGAAGTAGATGAATTTGTATCGCTACATTCTGCCTACAAAGCTATTGGTGGAAATCATCATGGTGATGCGAAATTTAATTATTGTATGGAGCATCTTTCGATAATCCCAGTCGAAGTGAAATTAAAATATGATAAATAATATGAAAGGGTGGTTTCTTCGGATGCCACTCTTCTATTTTAGAATGGAGTGAAAAGGAATAGCAAGAACAAAATCAAAATATCATGTAGATATTTCAGAACAAGGTAAGAAAAATCGGACATATAATGGCGTAACCTATGACAGTCTAACGGAGCTTAGATTTTTACAAGAGTATATCGAACCCAAGATGAAAAGTGGAGAAATATTATCATATGAACGTCAAGTAGAATATGTTCTTCAAGATAAATTTAAATATAAAGGTAAAACAATTTTACCTATTAAATATAGAAGTGATTTTAATGTTATATGGTCTGATGGCACTTTACAGGTTTTTGATGTGAAGGGCAATCCAGATAGTATGTCACTTTTAAAAAGAAAAATGATATGGGCTAAATACCCAGAAACTAACCTGACGTTTATTTGTAGAAATCTCAAATATGGCGGCTGGGTGGAATATGACACATTAAAGAAATTAAGACGTGAGGCAAAAAAATGTACTCAGAAGAAATAGACTCACTGCTCTCTTCTCATAATTACATGATTGACTCCCATATGTACAATCATATATGTGATACATCACCACAGATATCATATATCAAATATGATGCATTTTCTCAGAAGACAACAATTGTAACAAATGATGGGTATAGTTGGATTTTTATAGTGATTAGGTAAACGTTTAATGCAGTAGACACATATTGTAGTAGTATATGTATAAGATAAAATAATTCACACATACTACATATATGAAAAATAAAGTTTGGTATTACAGAAATCAACAGAATATTTCTTTGCGGCGTTTGTCTGCGATAACTGGTATATCAGTATCTGCGTTAAACAAAATTGAAAATGAAGACACAAATGATATATGGTTACATCATGCCGTTGCTATATCAAAAGCACTCAAGGTAGATTTATACGAATTATTTTGTCTGAAATAATTTCTTGGGAGGAACAATTGAATATGGAAGGAAGAGTGTTTTATAAGCTCGTATGTGTTGATGAGAGTGATCCGCTTGAATATCAAACTCTTGAAGACATAAATTGTGGATGCTTAGAGGAAGTTCACGAATATGTCACAAAGAATATTGGTAAACACAAAAATGCCAAGTGGATGCTACTACCATTCAGTACATAAAGTTGATTAAGAAGTCGATGTATATCGGCTTCTTTTATTTGCAAAAAATCAGGAATAAAAGGAGTATAAAAAATAAAATATGAAAATTTTAGAATTGGTTGAAAAATATAATAATTATAATAACAGTACATTGAAAGAATCTTTATTAAAGGGCATTAAGATTACACCATATGTATCAATTGTTAAGAAAGATGCATACGCTCAGTTAATTGTAGATAGGACAACATTTGAACAGGAAGTCTATGATGACAATGGAAAAACAAAATATCGTAAAACAGATAAGATTAAAATCAATTCTGTTGCTCAGTATGTACAGTTTTGTCGTGCCGTGATTGAATTATATACCGACCTTGAGATTGACGAGGATGATAAAGGATTCATCAAGGGATATGATGCACTTAAATCATCTGGTTTACTTGACATTTTAATTGTTGGTTCAGAACAAAGAGAACCGCTTATTCCAATGAGTGAGTTAAGTGAATTTAAGACAATTCTATCCATGAAGCAGTCGGATGTACAGTTTAACGAAACAACTGCGCAGGCGTTTATTAGCAAACAGATTGGAAGAATTTCTGATTTGGCAAATGCTACTCTCGCACCGATTGTAGATATAATTAGTAAAAAGATTGATGGCATTCCAAAAGAAGATTTGCTTAAAGTCGTTGAGATGGCGAAGAGTGGCGGTTTTACAGAGGTGTAAGACATGAACAATATAAGTCATCTTGGAGAATTTAAAATTATTGGCAATGACAAAAAATATGATTTCTTACTTTTTGATAGATATACCTCTGTGGATTTTATTTTAGATAATGATATTATTTTCAAACTTGAAGGTGGGTTCATTCAGTCGGTTTCTTACACTTCCAATAGTAATATGGTAATTCGTTTGCTGTCATTTAGTCCTCTATTATATGACTGTATGATTTCAGGAAATAAAATAGCAACAATTAGAATACATGAGTTAAGGATTGATCCAATGACACGAGATGACTTTGAATGTGAATTAACATATCATAGTTTTGAATTTGAAAATTATTCATCAAATGAAGATTATCACAACAATGAATATGTTTACATTTTGAAAGGAATAAAGATTGATGAAGATTGAAAACGAATTTTATGTGCTAATCAAGCTTGGTACAAGAGATAAAGGAACGTTTAGAGCAAAAGCAGGTATTGGAGATATTGATACAGATACAGTATTTTTAGGAGCAGATAATACTTTTGTCGATGATATTAAACTGGCTGTCAGAGCCGTTAATAAAAAGACTTCAATGATGTTGATTCAGGAATATGAACGTAAACATGACTTTGAAAAATCTGGATTTGTACCTATTCTCGTAACAGAAAAACTTACTTGGTAAAAATTGTAAATTGAAGCAAAACGAGAGATAGCACCACATTTTTCAATATGATGCTATCTCCTGCCTCCTTACAGTTGTCTCCTTTTGACATCTTTGGCATGTGCAATTAGTCAGATTGCATTAAAGATATGGAACACAACATTCGTAATGGATTTTATATTATGCTTGTTCAATTGTTAATTATAACATTTATATTAACATTGTCAAGTAAATACTTTCTCTACTTATATCATTTGTACCTCAAGGACTTATGCAAATATAGGATTTTGGTATTATAGTTTCGTGTAGCAGAAGGTGACTGGTCTTCTACCGTCCTATCCAATTCATAATATTAAGTAGATACTCGTATTTTTTGATTCTTACGTATAGTTGGTTAAACTATTTCTTTTTATTGTCTCTGTAAATTGTGTATATTAATCCTGCGATTGCAACACAGACAGAAACAACTGAACAAGCGGTTTCCATTACTACTATTCCTATCTACCTATATTTACCACAGGTATAATAATTATATCATATATAATAAATAAAATAAACAGGCTCTATGTCCGTCAAAAGCATAGGGTTTTTCTTATGGAGAGTGGTTATACTGCTCTCCTATTTTAGTGAATAAATAGTGAAATTGTGGAGGTGATGAAATTGGCAAAAGGTGATTTAACAAAGATTGTTCTAAAGGATGTTAGACAAAAAGAACATCAGTTAACGAGGATAGCAGCACCAGAAATTCATCAATTATTTAAAGAGTCGGTTTATGATTCATTGATCAGTTGGTATAGCGATTATACACCAGCTTTTTATTCAAGGACAAACAATTTTATGAATGTGTTTCAATCCGCAAAAACAATTGTGAATGGTAATCTTCTAATTATGCAAGTTGATTCTAGTTCGATGATGAATTATGCTGGATGGTTTGATCAAATATTGGATGCTAGTAAAGCTTTTGATTTTATGTTTATGAACGGGGAGCATGGTCATGGTCGTTGGATGATGTATCAAAGTATACCTCCTTTTCATATTATTAGCAAAGATTTTGAAAGTGGCTTCGGAGGACGTGTTCAGAAAATTATAGATGATAAAGCAAAGAAATTATTTAGTTAGTTAGGAGGTATATATGTCAGGCGTTGCAAGCTGGAAGGCGAAAATTGAACTCGATATAGAAGATCTGCGGAAACAATTATTGAATGCAGAGAATTCTATTGATCAAGTTACAAAAGAAGATAGAAAAATTAAATTAGATTTAGATACAAAAACGTTAGAAAGTGTTATCCGTAAATTGGATACAATGCTCGATTCAATTGGTAAGGGGACAAATAATTTCAAGCAGTTTGAAAACTTGTCTGCTCAGTTGTCTTCTGTTACCAAGGATATTAGTAATATTGGCAAAGCATTCTCATCAATGAATGATGGAACTGAATTAGTCAATAATATTAAATCAATTAATACATCGCTTACAACATTATCTAATCATTTTGTATCTGAAGTATCAGGTAGAATGTCTACATCAATTAAAGATATTAAGTCTACTCTATCTGATGTCGGTGATGGCAATGAATTAACGCCATTGCTGCAAATAATAAATAATATTGAATCAGCAATCAACGAATTAAGTTCAAGCGTAAAAGGCATTGGACTTAATATGAATATAGATTTTGGCTCTGATACAGAAATGGAATCGAAGGCACAAGCTAAGATATCAAATGCGCTACAAGCATATCAGAGATTGTTCGATCATATTAAGATGTCTGGTGTTGGTGGTCAGATAATTACAGATAAGTTTTTTGACTTTGATATAAATCAATATGATACTTCAATGAGTAAACTTCAAGCATATATAAAATTTATTGAAAATATGCGTAATGAAGCAAAACAAATGTTCAACGGACAAGATGTTTTAAAATCTGATACAGATAAGAAATATTGGACTCAAGCTTCCTCTGCTATGTCACAAGTAACAAAAACCTTCAATGAAATGAAAGCCGCAAGTGACACAAATCCTTTGGAAAACATTTTCGGGAAGACTGAGCTTACAGAGGTAATTGCTCAATTAGGAAGTATTGCAGGTAAACTTGATGACATTTCTAATTCTGCGAAGAATTTCGTTAATGCTTTTAATGGTGGTTTAGATGTTACTGCTTCTGTTCAAGAAGTTACGGATCTTACCAATCGTGTCAAAGAACTTGAAGTTGAGTTAGTAAAAATAAAGAGCACTTCTGCTTCTACTCCGCAGGTTGCGTCTAATATTTTAAATGAAAATCCAATTGCTCAAATGATTCTTCAAGCTCAATATTTAGATAAAACGCTTAATCAGGTAGATATTCCAACTGATAGCTTTGATAATGTATTACAAAAGCTTGATAGGACAAAATCAGAATTAGTTGATATTGTAAAGATTACTCGTCAATCATTTGCTGATGCAGATGGAAAATTTCATGATTCATACACTTTAAAAGATAGTCGTGGCTCTACAGAAATTTATGGCATCAGTTCCAAAACTGAAAAAGGTCAGATACTGCGTCAAAATATTGTTGGGTATGATGTAAAAAAGGATTCGGTTAATCAATCCAAGGAAGAATTAGAAGTTCAGAAACAAATCACAGCTGAAATCGAAGCTCAATCTAAAGCTAATCAGAAAAAATATCAAGAATTTCAACGTGAAGAACAAGCCTATCAGAAAGAACAGAATCAAATAGCTTATGATAAATTAACTGAAACGATTAGACAATATTCCGAGGTTGCAAAACGTGTTTCTAGTGGTAAGGCTGAAGATGGTGATCTACAAAAGATGACTCAGCTCGAAGAAAAGATTTCTCAACTACAGAAACAACCTATTTTATCTGAGTCACAGGTTGCCAAATCTGAAAGTTCTTTGAATAGCTTGTATGATCAACTTGATAAAATTGAGAAGAAATTACAAGAAACAAACCAACAAAAAGTTGGAAATGGACTTGAAAAACTTTCTACATATCGAGGAAAATCCGATAAATATAGTGATACCTTAAAGAAATTTAACGATGGTGGTTGGGCAAGCGATGAGTATATTAAGAATGTTAATACCGTATCAGAAGCTCTTAAAACCTATCAAGCAGCATTACAAGATGTCGGTACTCATGAATTGATTACATCTAAAGATATAGATTTATTGGATAAATATGAATCTGAGTTAAAGCAAGCAATATCTGCTGTTCAAAATATGACAGCCGCCCAAAAAGGATACGATCAATTAGCTGGCGAAAAAGAATTAAATAAAATCTCTCAAATTCTTCGTGAAAATTCTAATATGTCCGAAAAAGCAAAAGCTGAAATCAGAGATTATTATAATCAAATTAAATCTGGTAATCCTTCCGCAAGTTTAGGTGTTATTCACGGAAAAATTCTTGATATTGTAAATGCCGAAGAACAAGCAGGCAGAGCTGGCAAGAGTTTGTGGGATATATTTAAGACAAGTAGATTACATCAAATGGTTGCTCAAGTAGCTGGTATGTTTAGTTTTTATGATGCTATTAATACTGGAAAAAAAGTGTTTAGCACAATAAATGAACTTGATTATGCATTGGTCGATTTGAAAAAGACAACGTCTATGAGTGGAAGTGAGCTAAATCAATTCTATTATGATTCTAATGATGTTGCGAAACAAATGGGCGTAACTACAAAAGAAATTATTGATCAAGCAAGTTCGTGGTCAAGACTTGGATACAGCTCGAAACAAGCATCAACCGAAATGGCAAAGTTGAGTTCGCAGTTCGCTTCAATTTCTCCTGGTATGAGTACAGAAGAATCGCAATCTGGACTTGTCAGTATCATGAAAGCGTGGTCAATAGATCCAGATCAAGTTAAATCTGAAATCATGGATCCAATAAATCAATTGGGCAATACAATGGCTGAAGATAACCAAGATATTATTGATGGTATGGAGCGTTCCGCTGCTGCTCTTGCTGCTGTTGGGACTTCTACGAAAGATGCTTTTGCCCTATTTTCAGGTATACAAGAAGTTTTGCAAAATGCAGAAAAAAGTGGTACTTCCCTCAGAAGTGTTGCTTTAAGATTGCGTTCATTTGATGAAACCACAGAAGAATATTCTTCTGACTTGAAAAATATTACTGGTGAATTAGTAAATTTAACAAAAACAGCGGAACATGCCGAAGGTATTTCTGTTTTTAAGCCTGGTTCAACTACAGAATTTAAAGATTTAACCGATTATTTCAGAGAAATTGCTGGTATTTGGGATGAAATGTCACAGAAACAGCAAAATGATTACCTTCTAAAAGCTTTTGGTCGTACACAAGCCCAAGGTGGTGCGGCTTTGATTCAGAACTTTGAAGCTGTTGATAAAGCCTTAAAAGAGATGAATGAAAGTGCTGGTAGTTCTGATCGAGAAATGGAAACAGTACAGCAGTCTCTAGCATATAAGCTCAATGAATTAAAAGAGACTTGGGTTGGGATTGTACAGCAGACAGTTAAACGTGGAGATATTAGCAATATTCTTAGTGGTCTTACTGGAATTTCTAATGTTCTAGGTGTAATTATTAATAAAATAGGAGTTGGTAAAACTCTATTAGCAGGTATTTCTGCTTTTATTGGTAGAGATAAATCAAAAGAACGATTTTGTCCTTCATGGTAGTGATACCATGCTGCAACGCCAATTAAAATAATGTTGGGTGTCAAATTGTCAATAAATTTTTTATTGAAACGGGGATTGTATAATTAGCATCATGCAAAAATATATATTAGTAATAGTATATATGATAGAATCGAAAGATAGGAAAAGTTGATGTTTATTCATATGCTAACCAATAATGCTAAGTGAATGATATAATAACATAGGCAATTATTATATAAGATTACATGTCCGCAGCCAAGCGAAAGGAGTTAAGGCACACTCCCCTCCTATTTTATAGGACGAAGGTTCAACGACTGGAAGGCACGATGTCTCAATGAGATATGGAAGTACAGTCTAGTTTCTATTATATAATTTGTAATAGTCTATACTCGTTGGTAATCAGACCAACTAAAGAAGTAGTATAGAGTGAATTGAATATAGTTAATTAATTTGATATACAAAACAGAGAATAATAAAGTGGAAGCCATCACAAAGATGACTTCCACAGGATTGAAAGGAAATAAATTATGGCTGATACAAAAGAATAAAATTATTTAGATTGATGTTTGTCTTTAGAAATCATACGGGTTATGTATTTTACTTTCTCATCACTGAGTTTTGGATTTTTGCAAATCAGTATCGTTACTACTAATTTGAGAACCAAATATCCAAAATAACATAATCCTGTACAACCTAAGACTTTAAATAATTGTGTTAAAACTACTAACAATTCTACCCTCCCTTCTTTATAGTATAGCGTAAAGTTGGGAAATTTGTATTATTGCCCAGAAAGGGCTGAATATTTATTTCCATAGTTCGTACCAAACTATAAATTGGTACTTCGTATGGTATATATAAGAAAATGATACCAAGCTTCATGTCGTGCGATGATATGAGATACGATGGCTCATATACAATCAGCTTGGTATTATTGTACCATATTTTGACAATTAAATATAGAGAATATACGTTCGTCAAAGGTGCGTTTTCGTATATTTGTATTCCAGATTATAATATTTCTTGATTTTTTAATCCATATATGGTAAATATCATATATAATTAAAAATTAGGAGGTATTTCATGAAATCAACATGTCGTACAAAAACAATTTCGTCAATTGTAAGTAAATTAGGGAATGGTGGAATTGTATTAACACATAAACTTCAAAGAGATGAAGGTCAATGGAACACACAACAAAAGGGATTTTTAATTGATTCAATTTTACGTCAATATCCAGTTAATCCTACGTATGCTGTAGAAGATAATGGAGTATATGCTGTTATCGATGGAGTTCAGAGATTGTCAACTTTGCGTGATTTTATTAATGATAAATTTGCTTTACCAGCCAATCTCTTACCTGTTATGATTAATGGCGAAGAAAAAGATATTAGTAAAAAGAAATATACCAAACTAGATGAGGCAACTCAGGGTGCATTACTTGATGCTGAAATACAAATTTACGAAATCTCTGATTATACTGATGAAGATGTTAGAGAGATGTTTAGAAGACAAAATTCAGGGAAACCATTGAATCCAAAACAATTACGAGTGGTGTATGGCTCTAATGAATTTAATGCTAAAGTATCTCAATTGGCAAATAATGAATTTATTAGCATGATTTCTTCTAAAGCACAAAAGAAAAATGGATCAACTCGTGATTGGATTATCCAGACACTTATGTTAATTGCAACAAATCAAGAAAATGATTTTACTTCATTCAGATCAAAAGATATGAATAATTTTGTTGCAGAACATGGAGATGAATATATTGAAAAAATGAACACTTTAGAAGAAGCATTGAATAGAATGAAAAATGCTTTTGAAACGATTGATGATTTGCCTGCAACTTCTATTCCTATGGTACTCTATTCTGCATATAGAATTACTAGAGATAAAAAATCGTTTAGTCGGTTTGTCGATATTGTAATTGATTTTATTGAACACTATGATGAAAACGAAGAATACAAATTATTCGTTCAGAATGGAACATCTAATCCAGAGAATGTATCCGCAAGATATAACTATTGGAAGAATCTGATTAAAGATTTATAAATATCTTTTACGAAGAGTAGTCTGTTGGCTACTCTTCTTTCATGTTTCTTTATAAACATATGTTCTGATAGTATTTTGTCGATTATTAGTATATAATGTGAGATAATACTAATGATTGGGGGATTATTATGGCAAACTCAGATTATATATTATTTTTAGACGAAAGTGCAGAAACAAAAGCAAATCCATATTTGTTACTCGGTGGTATTATAATATCAAGAAATAATTACAAAAAGTTTTTAATACCATCTATACAGAATACAAAATCTATTTTAGGAAATTCTAATATCGTATTTCATTATACTGATATCCTTAAAAAGCAAAAAGATTTTAAGATCCTATGTTCAAATGCCGATATATGTACTAAATTTTGGACTTCACTTAGAAATACCATTAATAAAACAGACCTTAAAATAATAACTGCATATACTAATGTAAAGGAGTATCTTGACGAATATCCAGATTTTTCTCATGATATATATGAGATACTTTTCTCTTCTGTGATAAATAGTTATATACATTTTTTAATAAAAAATAAAGCTCGTGGAAGTATAGTGTTCGAATCGAGAGAAGAAACACAGAATAGAAAAATACAAAAACACTATTTTAATATTCTGCAAAATGGTACTAATATTTATATTCCAGAAGCAATTGATAAATATATAACCACAACGAGTTTTACTGTAAAAGAAGAAAACAGTATTGGATTGCAAATAGCAGATATCGTTGCCTATAATTGTGTAAGGTATATAAATGGACATAAAATTCAACATTCTATGTGGAATATTTTAGAACCTAAGATATATGATGGATACAAAGCAAATATTCACTCATATGGATTGGTAAAATTATTTTAATATTGACAGTAAGTTTATTATTTGGTATACTTCCTTATACAAACAAGGAAATGGGTGTCCATTAGCCTTGATTTGTACCATATCAAACAGAAATGGGTGTCCATTAGCTGATAGATATGTGACATCAGGAGGAACTTAAACAATTGTCTTTGACATGAGTTTAACACATGAGGTAATACAGAGTCATAAATTATGGCTCTGTATTATTTTTTTGTATAGCGAAATAAAAATCTTCATCTAACAAGTCCTTACTACTGCTTTATTGGATATTAAATTGTACAGGTGATGTACACACCTGCTCTTTTTAATATATTTTTTGACAGTTAATTAGTTCTACCATTTATAGTCTTTCTTTAAAACATACTCTTAACAAATACCTTATATGCATCTTCATCCAGAGAAAGCAAACTCTTCTCTCCGTCTTTCCATTCCACAGCAACAAGATATTCCTTACTCTTCTTGCCGCCTACTCCTGCTATTGCTCCGAAGCCACCAAATAATGCTACGCCTAAAGCACCTTTCCAGAATGAATACTGGTCTTTGTTGGATTCGTCTATGACGGTATAAGAAGAAATAGATAATTTGTTCATCGTTTGAGAATATGGTTCGCACTTAATCCATATTCTTGTGTTTCCGTAATCTATTTTATTATTTTTATATTGCCCTTCAATAACATAACTTTTTCCCATACAAAAACTATCCTCCTTTTTTGAAAAAGTATATCAAATTAATTAATTATATTCAATATTCACAAATAGAAAATCAAACAAACAATTAAAGACATTAGGGATTTAGCGGATTCAATTAAGACATTAAATGCTATGGGTATTGCTACCAATGATCTTAATAAAAATGACATATTAAATATTGGTAAAATTCCTGAAAGTCAATTAAATGCCTATATTCAAGAAATCCAATCTATCAAGCAAGCCAACTACGGAAATTTTGAATCACTTCAAATCCAAGAATATGCCAACGCTCTTTCCGATCTTGATTCAACACAGACCGCTCTATTATTAAAAACACAAGGTCTGACAAATGCACAGATTCAACAGACACTTGCTACACAAGGAGCTTCTACTGCTACACAGTATCAAGCTATGGTTGAAGCTGGATTGTTGGAATCTTCGACAAAATTAACAAATACAAAACTGCAATCTGTATTAGCAACACAGTTAGAATCTGAAGCAAAAGCTGAAGAAGTTATGACATCTATGGGATTAACTGTTGCTAAAGAGGGCGAAGAAGTTCAAACTGTTAAGTTGACAGCCAAGAAACTTGAACAGGCTGTTGCCAGTGGTGTCTTAACCGAAGCACAAGCACAGGAACTAGCAATGACTCTTGGAGTTACTGCGGCTCAAACTTCTCAAGCATCTTCTGCCATGCCTAAATGGATCGCACAGATGAAAGCAATGGCTGCTGCTACTTGGGCGCAAGTAAAAGCTACTGGCGCATGGTTGATTATGAATCCTGCTGGATGGTTCATTATGGCAGCTTCCGCTACTGCTATTGCAGTACATGCAATCAAAAAGCATAAGCAAGCACAGGAAGAAGCATTTGAATCGGCAAAGAAAAATGCTGAAGATGCCAAATCTAATATTAAATCTCTCCAATCTGAAATCAAACAAAATGCAGATACAGTTGATCAAGCTGGTAAAAAGTATGCCGAACTCGCACAGGGAGTAAATCAGCTTACAGGTAAAAATATCAGCTTATCCGATGATGAATACAAAGAATTTCTTGATGTTTCAAACCAACTTGCCGAAGTATTCCCACAACTCACAAAGGGATATGATGATAATGGCAATGCTATTCTTGATCTACAAGGTAATGTAGATGGTATTACAGGAAAATTAAAGGATCTCCTTGAAATTGAGCAACAGTTAGCTCAACAGGAAATCAATAAAAATATCGACACATATTTTGAGAATCAATCTAAAGTGTTCGGTAAGGAAGCAAAAGGAAAAAATGATACTATCGACACTCAAACAGAGAAGATCGAGAAGTACCAGAAAGCGTTAGATAATTTCAATGAAAGTGTTTCAAATAATAAGCCAGCTTCTAATTTTAAATCTGAGTTAGAGAAACAGACGTATTATGCAGATTTTCTTGCCGATATGGAAAAAGCAAATATTGATATTGCCGATGCTATTATTAGTCAAGATGGTACTTCTGCAACAGAGTACAATTTCGCAAAGTTATCTAAGGAAACACAGGAACAGATTAGACAGTATTATGCAGGAATAATTAGTACAGCAAATACCGAAATGCGTTCTGCTGAATCACAGTTATCCACAAGCAACGCTGAATTTGCATTATATGTCAATATGTGGATGCAGAACTCTTCTGGTTCATACCTTGCAATGACGGGTAATGACGAAATGCAGTCTGCTCTTAGTAGTATTGTGAGTGGTTTGAATTGGGGAGATATTCTTCAAGGTGACGATTTTAGTGGTTTAAGTGGTGAAGAATTAGAAAGTGCAATCGAAACTAATATTCTTGTGCCTCTGCAATCAGCAATGGCAAATGCCGATACGGGCGATCAATTCAAGCAGATTATTACTGATGCTTTGACTATCAGCGATGATGATATCAGTTTGGAAGAATCCAAGAATCGTATCGAAGCATATGTGCAAGAAATCAATGATGTATTAGGTGATGCACTAGGAAAACCTTTAACAGCATCCGATCTTGGTATGCAGAAATATCTAGATAACTATGAGATGTTGATGGATGGTGTTAGTAAGCATGCCCAGACATTAAAATCCGATGGCTCTATTCCTATGACAATGGATGCCATGAAAGAATCCAAAGACAAACTATTACAGTTTGCCGAAGAAAATTCGATTAATACGGAAGCAGAAATTCAAACATGGAATAGAATCATGAGTGAATCTGAAACTCGTGAAGAAGCTATGCAGCGTTATTTGAATCAATCTGCAATTACAAGTTATGATTCTTCGTTTGATCCATCCACTGCATATGAAGCAATGAATAACGCTTTATCAGAACAGTCTAGTCAAGGTTATTTAACCGAAGAGACACTTAATGGATTAAAAACTGCTTATGGTGATTTAAGCAAAGTTATTACATATACAAGTTCTGGTATTCAGCTTAATACTGAGTACATGGCTAATTATACAGAACAGGCTGCCAAAGCCGCTTTAATTGCAAACCAGTTAAAAGAAGCAAATGCAGTTGATCAGTATAATAAAGAAATTTCTGCGCTCAAAAAAGTAATCTCCACTCAAGTCAAGGATACAAATGTTCGAACGAAATTAAACAAAGCTTATGCCAAAGGCGTAGATGCCTTAAAAGATGAAATTAAAAATCTTGGCAAGGATAACGATGGTTGGTCGGATAGTTTGTCTACTCATTTGGACAACATTTCTGCTTTACAAGATGAAATTAATGGTTATGATGCTTTAGAACAAAGTATTATGGCTACTCTTTCATCATTAAATCAATACAAAAAAGCATTAGAGACACCTGATCAAAATGATAATTTCTTATATGCTCAAAGTCAAATTGAGTCCATGCAAGATGCATATGATAAAGGTTGGACACAAACTGATCAATTCAAAGAATGGATGAATTATATTGGCACATTCAATGAACAATTAGAATATTCCGATGAAGAAATTCAACAATATATGGCTAGAACAAAGCGATATATGACAGACGATATTTCTGGATTGTACAATTATTTGGATGATGCAAGTAAATTATCAGATCAGATTATTAAAAATGTAGATGGCAGTTATGATATACAGGTTCAAAATATCGGGAAATTAGCCGAACAGATGAACATGTCTGTGTCACAGACTATGGATATTTTGATGTCTATGAGCAATGCTGATGGGTTTAATATTACTTTTGATAATTTATCAGATTCAATTGTAAAAAATCTAAATGAAATATCTGGTGTAAATGCCGAAGCAAGACAACAAATCGAAGAATCTCGTGAAGAAATTGAAGCTCTTAAAAAAGCTGGTTATGATACTTCTGATTTAGAGGATTTATACAACAGTGTAATACAAGAACATGCTGGTGATGTTCCAGAAATTAGTTTGTATGCCCACTTATCTTCACTCTCGTTGGACGATATTGAAAAGGAAGCGCAAGATGCAGCTGATGCAATCTCTAAAGATACATCTATTAATCTTGATGTTGACCTAAATCCTAAGAGTGCAAAAGAAGCACAAAATCAGATAGATCAATTAGTTGCTAAGAGAGATAATTTTGATGTCGGTTCTGAACAATGGAATAACATTCAAACTGTTTTAACCGATTTGTTAGTCAAAAAGCAAGAGCTAGAGCAACCTGCCATCATGAAACTTGATTTGACCGATGTACAAGATAGTTATCAACAAACAGTAGCAATTTTACAGCAGTATATCGAAGCAAAAAATGCTCTTGAAAGTGCACAAACGTTAGGCATTGATACAACTGATGCGGAATCTAAGTTATCATCTATTACGGAAAAATTACAGTCTCTTGAAAGTGATGGTAAATTAAAAACTATCGGTATTGATGCCGAAATTAATACTGATGAGTTTTATAAACAGATTGAAGCACTTAATACAGACAAGCTGAAAAAAGACAATGCAAAGATTTCTGTCGATGCTAATACCACACCATATGAACAGACAAAAAACAAATTAATACAAGATACAAATAAAGAAACTGCTAGTATAAAAATTAAGGCAAATACAACTAATTTTTATACTAATTTACAACAGCAATTACAAACTCATGTATTTACTGTAAATGTCAAAGGACAAATTACTGGTGTATCTGGTGGAACTGTTACATCTCATGGTAATTCAAAGTCAAAAGCAATAAAAAATGGTGTCATTATGGGCAACCCTGGCAAAAAGACATCGAAATTTAAAGCTAGTGCCGCTGGAACTACGGCTTATGCAGATGGTGTCAGTAATGGACAGATTGCATACGATCAACAGGCACTTGTCGGAGAGGTTGCACCTGAATTATTAGTTCGTAATGGACAAGCACAGCTTATTGGTAAGCGTGGTGCTGAATTTATGAACCTAAAGAAGGGTGACGTAATATTCAACCATATTGACACTGCGAAGTTATTAAATGGCGATGATGATGTACGTGGCAAATTAATTGGTAGTGGTTTTGCAAACGGTACTACTATTTCAAATGCATATGCAACTTCAACTCAAAGAGCAACTGGTAGTGCAAAAGCCAATACAAGATTTCATAATTCAAGCGGTTCAGGCTCTAACTCAAGTGGCTCAAGTGGTTCAAATGATTCAAGCGCACAGGATAAAGCGGATGAGTTTTTAGAGACAATAGATTGGATTGAGGTCAAAATCAATCGTTGTGAAGAAGCTATTGCTCGTCTGAATAAAACAGAGGAAAATACATTCTCTGGTTGGACACTTCGTACCACCGCCCTAAATGATGAGATTGCTAAAACAGCAGACGAAATCGAATGGGCTACACAGGGATATAAGAGATATTTACAACAGGCAGACAGCGTTGCATTGTCTGAAGATTACAAACGTAAAGTTCGTAACGGAGAAATAAATATTGAGGATATTACTGATGAAGATTTGTACAATCGTGTGCAGGATTACCAAACTTGGTATAATAAAGCTGTAGAGCTACAAGACAAAATCCAAGAACTCAATATATCTCTTTCCGAACTGGCACAAAAGAAATTCGACAACATAGTAACGCAGTTTGAAGATATGGAGAAGGTATTCACGGATACCAATGATATTCTTGATAAGCTGGTGGACTATGCTGAAACAAAAGGTCGTATTATCTCAAAATCATACTACGAAGCAATGCTTCAAAATGAGAATGAGAATAACAAACTCTTAGTTCAGCAAAGAGATCAAATGGTTTCTGAGTTGAACGAACTTGTGAATACAGGTAAGGTAACAGAATATTCAGAAGCATGGTATGATCTTAAACAGCAGATTGATGAAGTCAACGGTTCTATTGTAGAATCCAACAAGTCAATTCAAGAGTTCTATAATAATATACGTCAGGCTGATTGGGATTTATTCGATCTCGTTCAGGATAAAATCACAGGTATTGCAGACGAAATTGAGTTTGTACAAAGTCTACTCGAAGATAGGGACAATCTAACCGATGGTCACTTGAATCGAGGACTTACAAATGAAGGTCTTGCACAGCTTGGTAATTATGCGTCTAAGTATAATATTTACATGTCACAAGCTGAGAAATATGCTAGTGAGATTAAGAAGATTGAAGCAGACATTGCGAAAGATCCAGCGAATAAGGATTTGATTGATCGAAAAGAAGAACTCATTAAGGCGCAGAGAGATGTTATACTTTCAGCTAACGATGAAAAGAAATCCATGATTGACCTTGCTCGTGATGGATATGATGCAATGCTTGAAGTATTGCAGGAACTCATAGACAAGCGAAAGGAATATCTGGACAACGAAAAGTCGATTTACGAATACCAAAATACAATCAGTGAGAAAACTGAAAATCTGGCAAGTCTTAGGAAGCAATTATCTGTTTTTGAGAACGATAACTCTGAGGAATCCTTAAAGAAAGTACAACAGTTACAATCTGACATCAAAGATGCTGAAAAGGACTTAAAGGATACAGAGTACGACAAGTACATCGAAGATCAAGAGAAAATGCTTGACGACTTGTATCAAGAGTATTCCGATAAGATTGATGAGAAGTTTGAGCAGACCGAAATACTTATTCAAGAGCTAATCGGTGTAGTCAATGAAAATCAATCCTCTATCAGTGATACGATTACTACTGTTACTTCTGATGTAGGATATACAATCTCCGATCAGATGAAAACAATCTGGTCTGATGCTGGTACGGTTATTTCTGGCTTTACAGGTAAATTCGACACTTATGCTACAACAGTACAATCTGCAATTAATAGTATTCAAATTACTATTGATAAGATGCTTCAAATTGCACAGGCAGAAGCGAATAAGAATATAGCAACTGCTAATAATCCGAGTGGTGTTACAAGTGGTTCTACGTCTAACGGCTCAACAGCATCTAAACAACAAGCAACTCCGAAAGCAAATACAAGCAATAATTCTTCTACTGCACAAGCACCAAAGGCATCACCGAATGTAGGAACAAAGGTTAATGCTACGGGTAATTGGTATTATGATTCTTATGGTACTGCTCCAACAGGCAATGTCAACAGATTCAAACCAGATTATTTTGAGATTGATAAAATTGCAAATGGTCGTGCATATCCTTATCATATCCAAGCAATTATCAGAGGTAAACGTGCTGGCGGTAATGGTTGGGTGAAAGGCAATCAGATTGGCTATAAGAATGGTCTAAAGGAAGCAACATACGATCATTTAGCTTGGACACAAGAGGAAGGTGCTGAGATTATCAGACGTTCCGATGGTAGTATCTTAACTCCAATCACTCGTGGTACAACTGTATTTACTCGTGAAATGACTGATAATCTGTGGAATATTGCAAAGCAGAACCCGGAGAAGTTCTATCAGAATGCAATGCCGACTATGAATACGTTTGCTACTACTAATCGTGGTGGCGATGTGAGTGTATCTATTGGTGACATCAAGTTAGATGGTATTCAGAATCCAGATCAATTTGCACAGGCTCTTATCGGTGTGGTTAAGGATTATTCTAAGGTACAAAAAGTGCTTCAAGCAGCTACGGTTGATTTAGTTGCAGGAAAAAGTATCAAAGACATAAACCGATTCTAATTTTATGGGGAGTGTTTCGGCACTCTCCTGTATTGTTAAATATTTCCATATACATTTTCGATTCAGTATGATAAAATCTATCAAAGAAATTATGCAATAGAACAAATGTTCTGGGTTTACAATTCTCCATAATTGCGTATAATAAAGGTAAGGAATCCTATGGGTTCCTGAACCAACATATTTCACTGCCATCCGTAAGGCAGTATATAAAAGCACGGAGACAAAATATTTCTCGCCACCTGTAAGGCGAGTAATAAAAGCACAGGATCAACATGAGGACTCAATATGAGTCCTCTAATATTGTATTATGGGGAAATATGACAAAAGAGAAATTTTATTTTTTAACTGATAAGTATTGTGAACAATTCAAAAATCATGGTGTAATGTCAAATAAAGAGGCATCTGAAAATGGTTTGCATCGTAGACCTTGCTTTTATTCGATTTTAGATCCACACAATTCTGATATATATTGGATGGTTCCAATTTCTTCACAGGTAGAGAAGTATCATAATTTGTTAAATAAAAAACTCAAAAAATATAAAGAATATGATGGATTAGAATTTGGGTATGTTCAAGGTAGAGAAGCTGCTTTTCTATTGCAAAATATATGCCCAGTAAAAGTAGAACATATTGACGAAGAATATATTAATACTTCTAATGGCGCAAGTGTACAAATACCAAATGATTTAAAAAGAAAAATTAATGCAAAGGCTAGAAAAATCATTAACTTATATTATAGCGGAACAAAAATTGTAATTACAGATTTAGAATATATTTTTCAAAATATATAATATTAGTCACCCTAACTAAGACACCAACTGCGGTGTCTTTTTTAATTTCAAGAAAAACGAGGTAAGAATAAATGGAAGATAAAAAGGATAAAAAGATTCGCCTACTTAGCGATGAAGTAGATAGATTGCGTAAGGAAAATGAAGCGATGCGGAAGGAAAATGCTGAGCTACAGGGGAAAGTGAATGAGATGAGTACCATTCACAATGAAGAGACTATTGCTTCTTTCCAGTCATACGAACAAGAATTAAAGGCTCAAATTGAAAAAGCAAAAAAATTATGTTCTCTTTATGAGACATTAATTAGTAAACAAAAGAAATTTTATGCCAAGGAAAAAGGCAAATACAAAAAGGCAACAAATAAGGCTATTACAGAATTTAATAAATCTCTATCATAGCCTGGAAAGGATATGATATGAAAGACGATTTTATTTTTGATGGACGCTATGGTTCAGATTTTAATCTAAAAATATGCGACATTACCTCGAACAATTCTACGGACAGCTCTACTATTTCCAAAACAGATTTTTCTACTTTTCAATCATCCAACTCGTACAAAAATTATTTCACAGGCAGTACATCTTCAGAATTTATCACCACTACTTTTCAAGTGGGACATTTTGAGAATTGTCAAATGCAAGATTTTGATGATGATTTACTTGAAGCAGTATCACGCTGGTTTTGCCGTGAGGATGGATATCATAGGTTTGCATTTATTAATTCACTTGATGATACAGTTGAATACAATGCTAAAATAGATATGAATAAAATTGAGTTAGGAACTCGTGTAATTGGACTTGAATTCACTGTTACAACTGACTCCCAAATTGGTTACACTAAAAGAAAAATCAATAAAACATTGTCTGCGGATGAATCATTTATTATCAACGATACATCATCGAAGACAGGTTCATCACCAATTGATGTGATAATTAAATGCAAGCAAGCTGGTGATTTAGCACTCTCTTATTCTTTTAATAATAAAGAACGTACTACTCGTATTAATAATTGTTCCAATGGAGAAATTATCTCAATTAACAATATGCAAGTCGTTACTTCTTCTCTCTCATCTCATGATGTTATGGAAGATTTCAATTTTTCTTTTCCAAAAATCTATACCTCGGTAAAATCTACTGTAAATACGTTTCGTGTAAATATTCCATGTGACATTGAAATCAAATATGAACTTAGAAGGAAGGTGGGAATCTAATGGTATATCCTATTCTTGACATGAATAATAATGTGGTAACTCCCACCGTTGTTCTATGTCACCGCAACAAACATAAAATAGGCGCAATTTATCCAATATCAGAGTGGTCGATTACACCTGATATGTACAATAAAAATGAATGCAGTTTCAAGGTTTATAAAGAAGTAAACGGTATAGCGACTCCATTATGGGATCAAATTAAAGATCTAAAAGTTATTTATATTCCTGAATATAATGAATATTTTCAGATTTCAATAGATAAAACCCAAACAAATGAGACAGTAAAAACCATCACTGGTAGCAATCTCGGTATTGCAGAATTGTCGCAAACAATGCTATATGATATCGAAATTAACACTGAAGATGACATTGCCAGAGATGCTTATAAGATGGCATATATTTATGATCCGACAGATATTTCAAGTTCCTTGCTTGGTCGTGTTCTATCTAAAGCACCACATTACAAGATAAAACATGTAGATGCGAGTTTATGCAAATTAGTACGCTCTTTCTCAATTAATGATAAATCAATTTATGATTTTTTAACTGGGGATTTAGCAGATGAATTAAACTGTCTTGTATGGGTGGATTCGTATGATCGTAGCATTAGTATTTATGATTTAGAAAATTCCTGTCCTAAATGTGGTCACAGAGCAGAAAATGAAACTGTTTGTTCTAAATGTAGGACAACTATGACAAGGGGGTATGGTGAATATTTCAATGTTCCTGTATCTAATGATAATCTATCAGATAGCATTACAGTTACAACCAAAGACGATGAAGTAAAAAACACCTTCCGTATCCAAGGTGGAGACGATGTTATTAATGCTGCTATTCGTGCGGTGAATCCAAACGGAACAGAATACATTAATCGTTTTGCTGCGTTTCAGACAGAGGATATGTCTAAAGAATTAATAGATCAAATCAATGCCTATCAAGAATTATACGAATCAAAAAGGAAACCATACAAGGAAATTATGAATGGTTTATATGATACGATTGACCAGATTTTATATCTTACTTCTAGTATGATGCCTTCTCCTGAGACAGATGATACGGATGCTAATAAAGAATTGGCAAAACTGACTGCTGATAATCTCGGAATGATTGCAGTGCAGAATTTGCGTGTTGCTGGTGTGACAACTGTAAATAATGCAGTTAAAAGCATGGCAGATATCTACATGTCAGCAGGATATAAAGTTGAAATTGCGTCTTCTACATATAGTAATCAAGTATGGAATGGTCGGTTCAAAGTTACATCTGTTGATGATGAAAATGATACTGCGATCAATGGTTCTGATATTACGCTTCTAATCACAGATGATTATGAGACATTTATTACACAGAAGATTCAAAAGATTCTTGATAAACAAGATATGTCCGATGAGGAATACGATTGGACTAAATATGGGTTGAATCGCTTATCTTCATTCTCCGATGCATATCAGAGTTGCATTGATATGTTAATTGACTCAGGAGTTGGAGATCCAAATCATGAGTTTTATACTTCTATCTATCTTGTTTATTACAACAAGAAATTAGAAGTTGATAAAGAAATTCAAGTTCGTGAAGCACAGATAAAAGAACAAGAGGACAAAGAAGCTAAATACGAAAAACAACGTGATAATATTCAATCAGAACTCAATTTTGAGAAGTATCTTGGTAAAGACTTATATAGTGAATATTGTTTATATAGACGTGAAGACACATATCAGAATGACAATTATATTTCAGACGGATTATCTAACTCAGAGATATTATCAAAAGCTGAAGAATTGTTAGAAGTTGCACAAAAGGAAATTGTAAAGGCAAGTGAATTACAAGTAGATCTGTCAACTGATGTTGGTAACATATGGACAATTAATGAGTTCAAAGATGTATTAGATCAATGGATATGTGGCAATTGGATTCGTGTGATTTGTGATGATGATATTTATAAATTAAGATTACTCAATTACACAATCAAAGATTCTGATTTTTCTAAAATCTCGTGTGATTTCTCTTCTGTTTTGAAAGTCTCCGATGGCATATCGGATATCAAATCAATATTAGATAGTGCCAAGTCTATGGCTGGTAGTTACGAGTCTGTTAAAAGACAAGCAAAGAATGCACAAGAAACAGGAAAAACTGTATCGGAATGGGTTGAACATGGGATGAATGCTACTGCTGTTGCCATTCGGGATTCAGATAGTCAAAGCATTACGTATGACAATCATGGACTCCTTGCTAGAACTTATGATGATATAACTGGTGAATATGAGCCAGAACAATTAAAGGTTGTAAATAACACACTTGCAATCACAGATGATAATTGGAAGACCGTGAAAGCTGCAATCGGGAAAATCCATTATGAAGATCCAAAACATCCAGGCGATATGTTGTCTGCTTATGGTGTACTTGGCGAAACAATTATAGGTAAACTTTTGCTTGGCGAAGCTCTCGGAATCTACAATGATGGTGGTTCGTTGAAATTCGACAAAAACGGATTATCAATCAGTAATGGAACTAATTCTTTTGTGGTAAACCCAAACGATGAAACACTGATTTCATTGTCAAATAATAACGGAAAAATACTATGGGTAGACACCAAAGGGGGGCTTCATTTACGTGGGGATGGTTCTGGCTTGGATATAACCTCAAACGAGGCAATTTCAGGCGTTTCTAGTGCAATTTCTCAGCTAAATGACGAGATCGTTTTGAAGGTTGATGATAACGGCAGACTTGCTACAGTTAAACTTGGTGCTGACGTAAATGAAGGTACTGTGGTACAGATTGGTGCTGATAGCATCAATTTAACCGCTGAAGAGACAATCAACTTTTTATCTGGTGGTGAGATTAATCTGTCTGGTAAAAATATCAGTATTAAATCAGATAATTTTAACGTGACTCCTGATGGCACTGTTATAATGAATAAAGCAAATATCACAGGTGGAACTCTAAATATTGGCGATAGCCAAACAAATGAAAGTGATGCAATTATTAGTTTATCTTATGGATATGGTGATAACGGACATACAGAAGAAGGGAGTGCTTACGGTAACGTAAAAATTACGCCATCTTCTTTGTCAATTTATAATCAACAAGGCGATCGTGGATACGGATGGTCACTTGGAACTGATCTGAGCTATACTGGTACGAAAGCTGGTGGATACATAAATTGTACTGGCGTGAATACAGAGGATATTAATGTTCAAGGAAGTGAGAGTGTAATATCGACTCCTAATTTAACTGCTTCGAATCTAATACAAACATCAAGACTTAATGTATCAAAATTTCAATGTGGAACAAATGCAACATTGATTAAAGGAGTTCGAACTGGTTCTTGTGCTTGTAAGGGAGCTGGTGGCACTTCTGTTGAATTATCTAATGTAACAGCTTCAGCCAGGGCAGTATATTTTGTAACGAATGTAGATGGAAATACATGTAACGCTCACGTTGAGGGAACAACGATATCCAATGGAAAAGTATATGCAGTATTAAATCGCCAATTAGACACAACAGAAGTGATTTATATTAATTGGTGCAAAATTGATTGGTAAATGAAAGGAGGTCTTAAATGCAGGATATTCAAGAATTATATATTGACATCCTCGATACCAAAGTATATGAGGAAATATATGCAAAACAATATGATGTTGGTCGTCAAGCACATATAATTGTTACACGTGCAGGAACTCCTATTACTCTTGAGAATATATCGGCAAGTTTGGAACTAAAAAAGCCTGACAACACAGTGATCATGAAATCATGTGTTATACAGAATAATCAAGTAGTAATTGATCTTGATCGGAACATTACAGTTATTGCTGGTCGTAGGATTCCATATCAGTTACAACTTTTTGATACATCTACGAAGGCAATTATTTGTACTACTACTGGCTATATTAATATAGACAAATCCACTGTCACGATGGATGATGTAGAGAGTTCTAGTGACTTTTCTACTTTTTCAGATATTCTCTTAGATATTACTTCTAAATATGATGAATCAAAAACTTATGCAACTCAAGCAAAAAATTCACAAGATGCAGCAAAAGTAAGTGAAACTAATACACTCGCATCTGAAAAAAATGCAAAGCAAAGCGAAATTAATGCGAAAGCAAGTGAACAAAAAAGTGCGTCTAGTGAATCAAATGCTTTATCTTATAAAAATGCAGCAGAGAAATCGGCTTCTGTTGCAAAAATGTCAGAAACACATGCTGCACAATCCGAGGTGAATGCCAAATCAAGTGAAAGCATTTCGTCGCAAAAAGCGGCATCTGCTTCATCGGCAGAAGCTAATGCAAAAAAGTATATGGATTCCGCAAAATCTTATATGGATAAAACAACAACATTATACAACACAATTGATACAAAACTGAATAATAAAACACGTTTGTTTACGCAACAAGAATACGACCAGTTATCAACGATTGAGAAAAATAATGGAACAATTTATTTTGTCAAATAATATAAAGGAGGTATTTATGAGTGTTTTAACAAATTCTGGTTTATCTCGTACGATTGATAACATCTTCTCTTATTTTGCGAAGAAAAGTCACAAACATAGTAAATCAGATATTACAGATTTTCCTACGAGTATGCTTGCAAATGGTGGTAACGCTTCTACTGTCAATGGACATACTGTAAACAGCAATGTGCCAGCAAATGCAAAGTTTACGGATACTACTTATTCTAAGCTTAGTCAATTTACTGATGATATTGGGTATGTTAAAAATACAGATTCAAGATTGACAGATTCAAGGAATGCAAAGGATGTATATGCGTGGGCAAAGTTGAGTACAAAACCAAGCTACACGGCATCGGAAGTTGGTGCTGTGAACGCAGTTATAAAGACAGAGACGGACTATAACAAGATCACACCTGATTCTAATACTGTTTTAGTGAAGCATTAATAAGGCGGTAATAATAACCGTCTTCTTTTTATACAATTTTTCAGAAAGGAAATAAAAATATGGCAAAAAAAGTATTCTTTAAAGGAGAAAAATTTGTATTCTCTCGTGTAAAAGGTAATGCCGAAACTGATTATCGTGAAGGTGATATTAATATTACACCAAGCAATCTTGGTCTTGATAGTGTAAATAATACATCAGACAAAGATAAACCTGTTTCAATTGCACAGCAAAAAGCAATTGATGTTGCATATGCGAACTCAAATAAATATACGGATCAAAAAATTGCAAATCTCATCAATGGTGCACCTGAAACAATGGACACGTTAAAAGAAGTTTCTGATGCTATTACAGCTAGTAAGACAACAGAAGAAGCATTAAATAAAGCTATTGGTACAAAAGCAAATCAGTCCGAACTTGATACGCATACAGGTAATGACACTATACATATTACCGCTTCCGAACGAGAAAAATGGAACAAAAATGGTGGTGTTACTGGTGTTCGTGGAAGTGAAGAAACTGAATATAAGACTGGACAAGTTACTATATCCAAAGATAATATTGGGCTTGGTAATGTAGATAATACAAAAGATAGTAACAAAGATGTCAATTCTTCTGTAATGGCTCAAGGTGTCTATTCTTCTGTTGGAGTAAAAAATTCATTACAGATGGATATACATCCATATACACCATTTGAATTAAGTAACATTACACAAGATAATAGTAGTAATATGAATAATTTTATATCATTTGATGGTGAAAATACAAAATTCAATGCATCATATAATACAGCGAATCTTTTAACAACCTTTGTTTCAGGTGATTCTTCTACAGGTGATTCTACTGCTCCTGCTGTAATCACATCTGGCGAAACACATGAATCACTTTTCAATAAGATTTCTACTGCCGTTAAGAATGTTCGGTGGCTACTAAGCAAGATGGGAACGACAGATATTTCCGCTATTGGCAACGGTACTGTCACAGGTGCGTTAAGTACACTAGACTCGAATAAACAAGATTCCGATACCGCAATAACGACAAGTAATATAGGTTCGCAGACTGTGTATCAAGCAACACATATAGGTAATTGTGAAGTACAAAATGTAGCAAGTGGAAATAAAAATTATTATTTAGGTGCTGATGGTGGAACAAATCCTATACAATGGATTCCTAGAAATAGTATGGCTGTAGGATATGCTAATAATGCAGGTGCAGTAAATGGTTATGCAATTAATTATATTGAAGGAAAAGGTACTCTTGGATCATCTGCATATGTAGCTAAAGGAGACGCATATTATATAAGATTTGGTAATGTCGTTATTTTATATTGTTATGATTTAATAATAACTCCTGGAACTAATAATAATTCAGTAATAGTTAGTAACCTTCCAGCATCTGCAAAATATTTTGGAGTTCAAAGAACTAATTCAGGTAATCAAACACTTAGATTTGGTATGGACAGAGATGGAAAAGAACTAAAAGTATGGTGGGATTCCTTTTCTACTGTGGATGGTACTAATAGTAAACCTTGGTCTTTTGAAATTGTTTATCTTTGTAAATAAAAAATATTCAGAAGGTACGCTTGAGCAATATGCGCTTGCTATAGATATGCTTTTAGCTGATATAGGGAAGCGGCTGCCGGATATCAAGACAAATGACATCAGATATCACCTTGCGATGTATCAGACAACTAGGAATGTCGAAAAAGCAACAGTCGATAACCGCCGGAGGAATCTATCAGCGTTCTTTTCGTGGCTAACTAAGGAAGAGTATATAGAAAAGAACCCTATGCTACGAATTGGAAAGATAAAAAGCACAATGGCTGTGCGGAAGTCGTTCTCTGATGGCGAGATCGAAATGCTTAAAAACGCATCAATCAAAACAAGGAATCCGAAACGCGATAGAGCGTTAATCGAATTTTTACTTTCGACGGGTTGAGAGTTAGTGAGGTTGTAAATTTGAACATATCCGACGTGGATTTTATGCGTGGCGAGTGCGTGGTTCACGGGAAAGGAAACAAGGATAGGAAAGTAATTATCCGAAAAAGCCATGTATTATTTGCAAGAATATATAATGAATAAAAAATATTCAAGTAATGTTTTATTCACAAATCGTTTTGGAGATAGATGGAGTAAACAATCTATCGAAAAAATGGTTAAAACAATAGCATCTAAAGCAAATGTTGGAATTGTGATTGACATATATGATGCAATTACTTCATAAATATTGTCTGCCAATTATTTTCGCCATCTGTGGTGTGGAAATATCCTATATGTCCATCATTTAGGAATTGTACTAAATAACTCTCTGTATCTGATAGCTTCCATTTAATTTCAGATCGGTTCTGCATTGATAAAAATTCCATATATTTTATATTGTATATATAACAATTTTTGTCTTGTTTATTCGAGTATAGGAATCCATATTTAATTTAGTTTACATATTTTTGAAAGAGGTTTATATAAATTTTTAGCTCTACCAAATTTGGTGGGCTTTTGTAGTTGTTATTTTTTTATTTTAAGGAGGAATAATATATGAGTAATTCAAATTTAGTTAATTATACAAAAATTAGTCCTTATAAAACGACAGGTAGAAATCATGCAATTGATACAATTACGATTCATTGCATGGCTGGCAATTTATCTGTTGAAACTTGTGGTAACGTATTTCAGACAGCAAAAGCAAGTGCTAACTACGGCATTGATTCTGATGGTCGAGTCGGCATGTATGTAGAAGAGAAAGATCGCTCATGGGCATCTAGTAGTTCATCTAACGATAATCGTGCAGTTACTATTGAGGTAGCCAATGATGGTGGCGCAAGTACAGGTTGGCATGTATCTGCCAAAGCATACAAGTCTTTAATTGCATTATTGGTAGATATATGCAAGCGTAACGGAATTAAAGAGTTAAAATGGAAAGGTGATAAGTCTTTAATTGGTCAAGTTGATAAACAGAATATGACCGTTCATAGATGGTTCGCCAATAAAGCTTGTCCAGGTGATTATTTATATAATCTTCATGGACAGATTGCAAAGGAGGTAAATTCTCAGTTGATAACTATTAAATATCGTGTTCACCAACAGACTTATGGTTGGTCAGAATGGAAAACTGAAGGTCAGCAGGCAGGAACAACAGGACAGGCTAAAAGAATTGAAGCTATTCAAATTGATCCATGTGGAAAGAAGATATCAGTTAAAGCACATATTCAGGGTATCGGTTGGAAAGATTACGGAGTCATTAATAAAAACACTGTAATTGGTACAACAGGACAAGGAAAACGAATTGAAGCTATCGAAATTCATGGAGCTAAAGTATGCTGCCATATGCAGACAATCGGCTGGGCGAGCGATTATATGAATCTGCAAGGTACGCTTGGGATCGGTAAAAGAATGGAAGCTATTAAAATAAAAGCAGAATAATAATTTTAGGGTAGTATCATTTTTGATACTACCCTATTTTCTTATATTTTCTATTTTCTAAGGAGTGATACAAATTAACGATATAAATTCAAACGATATGTTGATATTTCTACAAAGTCAAGGTATGATAAATCTTGATGATGTACGAAATAAAATGAAAGAAACAGAAAGACAGAGATTATTATCTCAACACAAGTACAAGATTTTTCAGGATAAAGATGGTCGTTGGAAAACAACTATTCTTGATCCATCTAAAAAAACAGGAAGGAGGTTAATTGCAAAAACACACTTACACGATTTAGAAGATGCCATCATAGCCTCATATTCGGCTGTAGAGGACGAAAAATACATCAAGGAGAATATTTATACCCTTGAAACTATTTTTCCTCTCTGGCTTAAATATAAGGCTTCTCAGACTAATGCTACATCTTACGCTCGACGTATTTTAGTTGATTGGGATAAATATTATAAAAATACTAGTATTACACAAATTGCATTAGTAGATTTAACTTATCTTACTCTCAATGAATGGGCACATAATTTAATTAAAAAATATTCGCTGACAAAAAAGCAATATTATAATATGTCGATTATTATGAGACAGTGCTTAGATTATGCTTGCGAACCAGAATTGAACTTACTAAAAGATAATCCGTTTCGCAGAGTAAGAATTAAATCGAACTTGTTTACACGAAAAGAAAAACCAAAAAGTAATACTCAGGTATTTATTGTTAATGAACAACAAAAGATATGTGAGACTGCAAAAAAGAAAATTGCAGAACATCCTTGGTGTACTACTCCATTGATGATTTTACTAAATTTTCAGTTAGGTCTTCGTATTTCAGAAATTTGTGCAATTAAATGGTCTGATATTGAAGATAATTATATTCATATTCAACGTATGGAAGTTGAAGATTATACAATCAAAGAAATTGATGGAGAATTAAAATCTATTTCTAATGGTTACACAATTGTTCCATACACAAAATCTGTTGCAGGAGATCGTAAGGTCTATCTTAATGATTCTGCCAAAAAGATTTTACGACAGATTAAAAAAACAAATATGGAATATGGATATTATGACCAAGATTTTATATTTATTAAAAGTCAAGGATGTGTTCGTGGCACTACTTCTGCTTTTAGTCAGTATTTGACTGACTTGTGTGTTGAAGCTGGCGTAATGAAGAAAAGCAGTCACAAGATACGGAAAACATATATATCTTCGTTATTCGACCAAAAGATAAATATCAATACTATTCGAGAGCAAGCTGGTCATGAAGATGAACAGACAAGTTTGAACAATTACTGTTTTGATCAGAATACAGATCGTGTAATTGAAGATAAACTTGAACATGCCGCGAATAAAAATGTGTGCATTTAA